TTCTACTTTAGCTTTTTCTTGTTGTTTTTGTTCTTTTAAAGTATTTACTTCTTTTATAAAGTCTAATCTTTGAGCATCAGTCATTGAGTCTATTACTGTTTTTGCCTCTTCTATAGGTTTGTTTATTAGTTCATTAATCATCTTAAATTCTCCTTTCATTAATTATTATGTAGTGTTTGTCCACAATAAGGGCAAACTGGTACACAACTTTGTACTTTTTCTAATTTATCTATTAATTCAGTATACATTTGTATACCTTCTTCTTTCTCTTCTTTAAATCTAGATTGTCTGCAAATATGTGTATGACTAGATTTCATGTTAGTTAAAGTTAAAAGCTCTTCTTCAACTTTCTTAGTATCTACTGTTATTTCTATTCCTTTAGAATTTTCTAAAGATTGTACTTTTGAAGTTAATCCTAAAAGTTTATTTCTAACCTCCACTAGAGGCATCAGATTGACTCCAGATACATTTTCTAGTTTATTTAATAAAGATACATGGCTAGCATTTTTAGTGGTTAATTTTTCCACGTTTTCCTTTAATACAGAAATCTTAGTTAAAGTTCTAGAGTATACTGAGTATTTTTCAAATAAATCTACTAATGATAGTGAGAATTTATTCCATAATGTAAAGTCTGACTGAGCTTTTTCTACTTGTTTAGTTAATGTCTCTCTGTTCTGTTGCAATTCTTTTATCTTCTTTAAGCTGGCTTCTAATTGTCTTATGTTTGCTATTCTTGGTTGTAGTTCTATTATCTTTTTAGAAGTCTCTACTTTAGGTTGTAAAGCTTCTATTTCTCTAATTTTATTTGATATTTGTTCATCTAAAACTACTATGGCTCCTTGAATTTGATTGATTTCTTTGTTTATTCCTTGTCTATCAGAAACCATATCTTTTAGAGCTGCAGAAACTTGGTCATCTTCTCCTGAGTCTACTATAAATCTAAATAGTTCTGTTGAAGATTTGTCTAATAAAAACGGATAGTTCATTTGGTCCCAAAAGTTTATCTTCTCTTTCTTTCCATTTAACTCTAACTCTTTAATTCTTAATGCATTTGATACAGCTTCTGGTGTAGTAGTTCCATATTTAGTAAACTTCTCTCCGTCTACTAAATAAGCAGAATCTTTTAATCCTTTTTGTAATATTACTGTATGTCCTTCATGTTGAATCCCAACTATATAAGCTTGAGTTCCATGTCTTATTGGTGTAGACCCTGGTTCTGTATACATTAAAGCTTTCATTGCTTTTATAAAGCTAGTCTTACCGTTATTAGACGGACCTACTATTACATTCAATCCAGGTACAAACTCTGCTTCAGCGTGTTTTATTATTTGATAGTCTTTTACTTGTACTTTCAATAGTCTATTCCTCCTTTTTAGTCATTGAAATATTGCTCGGAGCTTCAGTTCTTCTAATACTAGTACCCCATAAATTAGTTCTCTCGCCTAAAGTTATTGGTCTTATTTCATATGTTGGTGATTCTGTACTTGTAGGATTTCCTGTAGGTATAAACTCCAAGTTCATTCCTCCTTTAGTTATTACTATGTATTGCTAAGTACCTTTTTATTTTTTGCTATCTTAACTTCGTCTAATTGCTTCTTATACATAAAGTATAATTTGTCTAAATCTTCTTCTGATAAAGATTCTAACACTTGGTTTGGTAATGCATTTACTATTACTGTAGCATTCTCTATTTTTTCTACATTAGCTTGTTCTATTTTAGCTCTTTCTATATTTGCATTATTTATTCCGGCAGTTTCTACACTCTTTATATAAGCTTCATAACAATTTATAACTTCTACAAAGTCTGCTTTTATTCTTCTTCCCTTTATTTTTCCATTTTTTCTTTCTACTTCTATATCTAACAATCCAAGTTTATTTAATTTAGCTAATGATTTTTTATAAGCAATGTCACTAATATTTAAATATTCACATATATTAGTAGATTTTACAAAGCATTCTTTGTTATGTCTAGAAAAAGAAGTAAGATATGATATTACCATTTTATCTACTAAAGTTAATTTTTTATTATCTAATACTCTTCTGTCAATGTGTAAACTATTTGCAGTTTTATTATTATAAATATCAGATTGTTCTCTTTTAGATATTTTAGATAAACTTAAGTCTCTATTCATTTTATAAGTATTGTTTTGCATTATGATATATGAATCTCCTTCTTTTCTAAAACTAATCCAGTCATATTGTTTAAACAATTTTAAAGAATCAATTATTGTATTTCTAGATACTCCAGAATATTCTACTAATTCTTTAATAGTGACAGTCACATTAGATATTTCTTTTGTTAATTGATAAATTGCTGCTAGTACAAACTTTTGACTTATAGATACTTTATCACTGTCTAGTTCTAATATTTCTTTAGGTATGTTTAAATTCTTCATTTAATCTCTCCTCTGCTATTTTCATTATAAATTATTATGCTACTTTTTTCTATTATTTTAGGTGAGGCGGCCGGAATTTCTTCCGAAGGTTTCACCTGAGCTTATGTTCAAACCGCGAGCTGCTCTGCTTTCTCTATTAATTATTAAAAGAAAAGAAGATGACTCTGTCGGCACGACTGTACCCCTCTTAGTAGATTCTTAGTAAGAATCTTAGTAGAGGACCGCTGCTTATAGAGACAGAACCTTTTGAGATAGATACTAAGTATACTCTCTGACATTAGCGGTATCCTCCTTGACATGCAGCGGTATATTCTCTGACATTTCTAAGTATATTCTCTGACATTTCTATTCTTCTGATTCCTCAGTTTCACCTATCATTACTTCATCTGCACTTTCTATTCTTTGTTCTTCTGGCATTAGTGATAGAGCTTCAGTGTCTACTACACTGAAATCTTTTTCTGAGAAAAGTTCATCTATTTCCCAAAAGTTTTCTTTGATTACTTTAATTGCATTGTCTTTTCCTCTAAATGCTATATCTTTTCCATTTAAATATAAATGACTGTTTCCAGTTCCATAAGAAAGCATTTTCACTACTTTGCCATCGACAGCAACATCTTTATTCTCTAGAATTTCTTTATAAGTTAATACATCAGAAATTCCTTTTCCAAAGAAAACGTAGAACGGTAATTTAGATTTACCCATTCCGTATCTAGATTTAACAGCTTCTGCATAAACTTTTTGAGCTATAGGAACTCCAGCTGAGTTCTTTACTACTGAACCGAACTTACTTAATTGTAAGATTATTCCTGAATAGTATTCTGGTGCTCTACCTCCAGTAGCTTTTTCTTTAGGTATGAAAGCTCCTATTTCTGGAGTAGTGTGATTTATCATTACGAATGTTGTTCCTGCGTCTAATGCATATTGATTTAAAGTATTCATTAAAGCTTTTAGATATCTAGTGTACCCACCTACTTTAACTACATTTAAATCTTCATCTGCTCCTGGACTTAATACTCCAATACTGTCTATGATTACTACATCATAGATTTTTCTGTCTACACATACAGCTTTAATTACTTCTTTTACTGAATTGAAAGTTACTTCAGATACTACTGTAAACATTCCACCAACTTCTTTGTCAGTGTTGTCTAAATAATCTGTTAATCTTAATCCTTCAATTTGAGAGTCTGATACTCCCTGTTCTGCGTCAACATATAAAACGTTTAGTCCTTGTTGACATATTTCTCTTGACATCTGAAGAGCTATAGTAGATTTACCTGTACCAGACGCAGCTGCTATCTGTGTAATTCTACCTCTCCTTAGTCCTCCGTTTAGAAATCCATTAAGAATTTTGGATTTCAGTTTGATAGGTTCATGGTTGTTCTTTTCGTAAGTATGGAACTTCCCTAGGGCTTTCATTGCTTCTTTAAACCCATTATCTTCAAAGTACTCATCTTCTACTTTTTTCGCCATAACTATCTCCTCCTTCTTACATTAAAATACTACAGAGAATATCTCCCTGTAGTAAATATTATGTTCAGCTAGTTAATCTTTTTACCTATTTCAGTCTCTTTTTCCTCTAAAAATTTATCGTTAATACTGATAATTCCAGCTAAAACTTCAGCATTTTCTCCACTAGACATAGAGTATCTTACAAACATTCTTACTGCATATAAGAAACTATCAGTTTCATTAGAAGTAAGTTTACGAGGTTTGCCTCTCTTATCTAAAAGAGTTTGTTTTATAGTGTACCCATTCTCTTCAAATATTTCTATGATTTGATTTATCATATATTGAGTGTCTTTCTTTCCATCATATTTCTTATTAATGAATTTTAAATATGGAACATTAAATAAGTACTTATCATTCATTATAAGACTATTATAGATGTGAGTATCTAATGCCCAAAGCTTTACTGCATACATTCCAGTGACTGGAGGTATCTCCATACCCACTAAAGCGTCTGGTCTTATCATATCTCTGTTTTCAGTTAAGAATAAATCTACCATCTCTTCACTAGCTTTACAGATTTCTGCAAAAGCTCCATGACCTAAGTCGACTGAAAGTTCTCTAAAAGTAATTTTCTTCTCTTCTACGTCTATAATAGAAGTTCCTAAGCCTTTGAAAGAGGGGTCTATTCCTACAAACATTCTATACTGTTTCATTAGCGCCTCCATATAAGTTTATATTGTTTAATACTGAAAATGCCTTAGAATTAATTCTGATGTTAGTGTTTCTAACATTTTAGTAATAAATAAGCTATCGCTTGTTGAACTCTTTCTTTTTCTTCTGCTGTAGAGCCTTCTTTAATGTGAGTTAAAAGTATCTTTGCTTCTTTAGCTACTGTAGTTTCTTCAGTAAAAGCTTTTACTTTAGTTAAGTCCCAGTCAAATTCTTCATCATATTCTCTATAGTAAGCTATATACATCATGATTGTTTTCTTCATTTCTAAAGATACTCTATAAGAGTCTAAAGTTTTAGGTAATTTATCTAAGATAGTTTTAGATACTCTATTTAGATTTCCACATAAAGAATAAAGTGTAGCTGATTCATTTAGTCTTGTTTGATTTAAATCTGCATTCAACAGTTCATTTTCATACTTTAATTCTTTATTCTTTTTATTAAGTATTACTGCACATATGTAAAGTATTACTACTGCAACTAATTGTACTAAGTTTAAGATTACATTCAATTCCATTCTTTTCACCTCACTTTCTTTTCTAGTTCTATATACCTCTTAATTATTACTATGTCTTCTTAAAAGAGTATATAAAAATAGGAGCCAGATTAAATCTGAACTCCTACTAAATGATTAAATGAAAAACCTACATTGTTAATCCTAAACTAGCTGCAGATGGAGCTTGTCTAGCTGCCATTTCTTGAGCTGCTAGTCTCTCACTTCTTTCTTTATCTAATACTCTTTGAATGCTCTCAACTGGTACATTTCTAAATCTTTCATTGCAAGCTTGTATCAATAACTCATTTGAGTATTTTGCTACTTCTTGTTGAATATTAGGGAATTGATTTCTTATTGTATCAAATGTACTAGAGAATAATTTAGTTTTAAATGTATCTCCATCTTTGATTGTAACTAAGAAGTCAAATCCTAATATAGTTTGGATTTTTTCTTGGTCAGCTAAGATATTTTCTAGAGTTTCTCTATCTCTTTTTGATAATACTATGAATTTTAATTGAGGTTGTTTTCCTGATAAGATAGATTTACCATCACTAGATACAGGGTATTCTATTACTGGAAGTATTCTTCTTTCTTTAGCATAAATAGGTTCTCCCTTATCATTAGTAAATTCACAGCAAGGGCATTTATCTGTGATAAATCCATTGTCTCTTATTGATTTACATCTGATATAACCTAATCCATCAATGTAATGAGTAAATACTGGTAACATTGTTAATGTAAACAACATTATTCTTGTACTTTCTCCTGCTTTTAAATTGATAAATGGTAGTCTATCACTTGATGTATCTTCTCCTAATTTTACAAACACTGGTGACTCATCTTTATCAAAGATTGAAAAGTCTTGTACTGGTGCTGCAGTTGGAGCTACTGGTGCAGATACTGGAGCTGCATTACTCATAGTATGTGTTGGCACTGTAGTAGTTGGTTGAACTACTTGTGCTGCTGCAAAGTTGTTAGCTTGTTGTTGAGCTACTTCTTGAACTGGTGCTACTGGAGCTGCGACAGTTTGATTCATAACTACTCCTCCATCAAAAGGTGCACTAGCTACTTGAGCTGGTTCTACTACTGGAGCTACAGGTGTAGTTAAAGGTGTTGCCATATCATTGTTCAAGTTCATATCTCCTAAACCTTCTAACATTTTCATTTGGGCTTCTAAATTGTCCATTTTTAATTCCTCCTATATTTTAAATTTCTGGTAGTTCGTCATCGGCTAAATTGTCTTACGACCTACGCTCTATTGACCTACCTATTATTAGTATGCTTCTATTCTTTACAATCACACTCAGCGCAATCACAATCTGATTTATTATTTTCTATTTCTGCAGTAAGTTGCATTTCTAAAGTTTGTATGTATTGTGTACATTGAGCTAATTGTTCTAAGAATAAAATTATAGAAGTAACTAAATACTCTGGATTAGTTTGTAATAGTTTTCTAAAGAACTCTTCTCCAAAGTTGTCATACCCTAAAGACATTAATTGATAATAGAATTGAGCTGAGTCTGGTTTGTATTCTATAGAGTTAGTTTTCTTAAGCATTGATACATTTTCATAAAGTTTACCATAATCATATTCAGTTTCTATTTCATTTCCATTTTCATCTCTTTCTATTAAAGGAATGTCATTCATTATTTTTAATACTTGTTGTAATAAGAAATTGTTGTTAATTTCTTCTTTTATTTCTTCTATAGTCATTTCTTTATTTTCATCCATCTGTTTTCACCTCCCTATTATAAGTTTTAATTCCAGTTTCTTGGCTTACAGAATGTACGACATGTAGTTCTCCTCTTTCTAATCTAGATAAAGCTCTAGCCACCAGAGTCTTAAAATCAGAAGCTTCATAAACGTCAGCATTCATAGATGGTATAATAGACATAGTGTCGCTATATCTATAATTATTTACTGTTGGATTTTCTAGTTCTAGTCTGTATTTAATTCCATCATAAGAAGAATAACTTTCTACTGAATAATTTAGCATTTTTGTTAAAATTATTATTTGCACTTTGTCATAGCTATAAGTTACTGTAAATATGTTATCTCCTTTATTGAAATATTTTTCTAATTCATATAACTCTAGTTTCATATCGTTCCTCCTAATTCTATTATGCAAGAAAAAAGCATCTACTGATATAGTCTCAGATTCGATGCTCTCTTCGGGCCATTGGGTGCTAGCTTCTCGCACAGCTAGCTAAATGGATAATGAAATCGATGGTAGCAGAAATTATCCCCATAAAACTGCTACCTATTCTTATTATGCTCATAAAAATAGACCAGTTAATTCTGGTCTATTATATTTCTATAAGTTGTTGTATTCTTCTCTAGTAAATACAGCTAAAACGTATTGCTCTTCTACGAAGTAGCCTCCTCTAAATGGGATTTTATTTCCTCTAGAAGTTAGAAGTACTTTATCTTCTGGATTTTGATATTCTACTGCACTATCTAATCCTCTCCCAACTTCAATTATTTCACATAACATAAATGGATTGCTTTCATCATATCTCTCTTGTAATCCATCTATAGTTAAATCTTTCTTAAGTTCTTTTACATAGAACCTTCTACCCTGTACTAGCATGCTATTCCTCCTCTTAATAATTCATTGAAGTTCTTATTATTTCTAAGATTATTTTTAAATGTTTTCATTAATTTGTTTATACTATCTCTTGATGCTGGTATGTAATTTTTCTCCTCATTATCATACTCATATATTATTTCATCAAAATCAGCTGCTCTTACTTGAGCTCCTGTAGATATTTCAAAGAATAGTTTAGCAAACTTTCTAAAACTAAATTTACTAACTGGTTCATCTTTATATCTAATTATGTATTTATTAGTTTCTTCATTAGAAATAGTTTTTAATAATTCTATTAAATGTAGGTCTTCTTCACATTTATCTATTTCATTATTTCCATTTACCATCTCATCTGATAAAGTATCTTTCAATAACATTTTAGTTCCTTCATTAGTTTCTCCTAATTCAGTTTCTAAAGATACTGTATTGAAAACTAAATCTTGATAACTTTTCTTTCTTAAGTTACCATTGAACTCATTTCTTGCAATGTAATAGAGCGTATTTGTAAAATGTGCTACGCTCATATCTTCTTTCATCGCCTTGATGCCTCTTTTACCGTTTGCATCTTTAGCGTATAATTGCATTTGAATATTTTGTGAGATATCTTCCTCACTTCCAAACATTTGATTTGTTATAAATTCTCCTCTTAAAGCTACTTCTTTTCTTACTATTTGCTTTGTTATATAATCAACATCTTCTGCTGATAACCCTTTAGCCCATTCTTTCTTTGATAATTCTTTGAACCTTTTTTCCATATTTTTCTCTCCTAACTACTTTATCTAATATTTTCGTGAATTAGACGTTTTGTCGTAATCACTTGAGAAACCATAGTGAACGCATTCTTAATTACTTCTTTTACCACTGTCACTGAATCGAAAATATTTTCGTAGTTATTAATCATTAGTGAATCATTAATAATACTCAAAGAGTCTAGTACAAACTCTGGTATATTTATATCAGTCTTGGTAGCTACTCCAAGACCAATTAGTTTATAAGATAAACCAGCACCTTGTGTAATTCCATTTTCGATAGCATTTCCTAATGAGTTGACTGCATCTTCTATGCGTCTATAAACCTCCTCTCTTACTATCTTATTTGTTCCTCCTGTGCGGATTATAACACTTTTAGTCTTCAAATGTAAATAGTTTTTTGAAAAGTTTTCTAATTTTTTTAGAAGGATTCTTTCTTTATTAACTGTCGCATAATCTACAACTCCTAAAGAAATTTTTGATACCTCATTTATTTTTAAATCAGAACCATCGATTACTTCTGTCCCAACATATTCGGCTATATCTTTAAGTACTGTGTAGGTTCCTTTTCCGTACCCATTTACACATACTGGAATTACCTTCAAAGCACCATTAGAGTAATTAAACATGATATTTTCAAGTATGTCTGTAGATAGATTATTATAGAATAGAATTGTTGGATTTTCTGATTGCATTGTTAGTCTCAAGAATTGAGTAATTTCTTGATATCTATTAACATCTTGATACAAACAAGCAACTTTTACAGTATTTAGTTCTTGAGTTTCAATGAACATTGTTCCTCTAATATCAGACTTCTCTAAGCAAAGTCCGTCTATTTTCTCTACTTCTACATCATCTATGTCAGCTTTGATTAAGATAGGTCTTTGACCTTTATCTAAGAATTGATAAATATCTGCTAGCATGTCTGCGTATTTATCAGAACCTAAAGCTACTTTAGCTATTTTTATGTAGTCATCTTCAGTTATTTCTTGTTTAATATCTTCTAATTCTTTTAATAAAGCATCTTTGATTTCTTCTAAATTATCTCTTAACTGAGTTGGAGTTACTTGTGGGACTCCATCCATTTCATTTTCCATTCCCATTTCCCAATGTTCTCCATCGTGATAATTTAAATAGTCTCTAGCTCCATGTAATAGAGAGTTCATCATTACTATTGTACTAGTAGTTCCATCACCTGCTTTTCTATTAGTTTCAAACGATGATTGTTTTAAAGTTTGTAGAGCTGGTGCAATTGCTGGGTCTAAACTAGTTAAACTATCAATTATTGCCTTTCCGTCATTAATTATTTCATAATGTCCTTCAGAAGATACTACTGCAGTATTAGTTCCTTTAGGACCAAGTGTATGAGATACAGCATCATTCAGTATTTCGCTAGCTTTGCAAAATATATCTAGCGGATTTTCTTCACTAATTATTCTCATCTTTTTTCCTCCTCTTTATCTTTTCTTTAATATCATAATACACTGCCATACCAACACAGATTAGAAACATTACTAAGAATATTTCAGCTATAGCCATTACATTATCTATGAAAGTTAGCTGATATGTAGGTTTTAAAATCCATCCAAATAGAAAATCTACCATAAATTAATCCTCCTTATCTCTATGTTTGAATGTGTTCCATAGCAACATTATCATTGCTGGCCAATATATAGCAAATAATACCTCTAAAACATCTTTATATTTCATGCGCTTTTTATTAGGTGTGTATAGAGAGATTACTCCTTTATTAAATAAATGTAGCACTACTAGTGAAACAGAAAAGTATGTGATTAGTGTTCTAGCTAGTTCTGTGCTCATTCTATTTCACCTTCGTCCATTTAGTATATGCACTTACTTTAGAATAACTTATAAATTGTTTGCAAAGTTCAGGGTATTTTTTCTCAAACGTTTTTCTATCGAAGTTTCCTCTTTGAGTTTCTGCAACATAAGTTACACTATACATATAGTTCTTAACTTCTTTTAGACCAGCTTTTTCTAGAGAACTACACATTTCAGTTTTTAACTCTCCTTGTCTTTCTAAAATAGTAGCTCTTTCAGAGTTAAATTTCTCTAAAGCATCAAAAACTTCTTTATTCTCTGCTTTGAACTTTTCTATTAATACATCTAATTCTAAGTTTCTTTTTTCTAATTCAGAATATTCTCCTAAGACTGCAGAAGGTTCTCTTACTGTAGGTTCTTCAGGTTGGTTTTCTTCTTCTGATAATAAAGAAATATTAGATATATTAGAAAAAGCTTCCTGAGTCATTCTGGTGTTTTCAGAATTGTTTTCTGAAGTTATTTGAACTCCTTCTAATAATGATTTTAAATCATCAATTACATTGTTTTCTTTCATACATTCTTTACCTCCTAATGCTATTATGCATAAAAATAGACTAGCTTGAATTTCTTCAGCTAGTCTTTATATTACTCTAGATTAAACTGCATCTTTTATAGCTACATATCTAGCATAATTGAATCCAGTTGGGTCTATTAGTAAAGTGTAAGGTGAGTTCTCTCCCATAACTTCTACTACATTGAAAGCATAATTTTTTCTATCTAAAGGTTTTACGTTTTCTAAGAAGTCGTGTGGTTGAGTTAAATCAGCTACTAAAGCATCGAAATCAGCTTGTGATAAGTTAACTTCTCCTACTTTAATATAGCTAGATTTTTGTTGAACTACACCATCTTTTTGCTGTTGTCTTATGTCTTCTACACCGGCTTTTTGTCTTCCAGGTCTGATTTTAACGAAGTATGCTGAGCCAGTTTCAGCTTCTGGTTCTGCAGTCTCTTCTTCGGTTCCTTCAATCCCTTCTGCTGGAGCTTCAACATCTTCTTCTACAACTTCAGTCTCTTCTTCTGCTGGTACTGGAGCTAAATCTTGATTAGTTACGTCTACAGCGATTTCTTCTTCAGCTGGCTCTTCTTCCTCTACTGGAACTGGTCCATATTGTTTTTCTATATAGTCTTTGATTATAGTTTCAGTATCATATGGAGTTTCTACTGAAGGTATTTTAGTTAAGTTTATTTTCTTATCATGTACATCTGCTGATTCTATAGAATATAAACACTCTTGAGTTTGAGGATTGTAAACTACTTCTATATTTCCAATATTAAATTGGTCATAAGCTTCATTTAAATCTACAACTTCTAGAATTTCATTACCAGGGATTTCAGTAGTATCTTTTACCCATTGTTTTCCGAATAATATTTCTACTATTTCATCTCTATTAGTAAAGTCTAAAGAGTATTTATCTTTGTCTTTTACTTCTATTTCTATGTTAGCTGGCATTTCTGCTGCTAAAGCATACATTCTATTTTGAATAGACCCTTTCATTTCATCATCATTCTTTAAAGATTTAGCTAATTGAATAAACATTTCTATATTAGCTTTTTCTTGTTTAAGTTCTGGTCTATCATTTACATAAGATTCTACAGTTTCTTTTTCAGTTTTAGCTTTTAAAGCTGCTAATTCAGCTTCTTTTTCTTTCTTAGCTTCTGATAAGAACTCTGTTTCTATCCATTCTCTTAAAGCATCCATTGGTTTAAGTGTTCTCTTAGAATATCTAGTAGTTCCATTTAAAGAATTTACTTTGAATGTGTAGTATTCTCCATCATTTTCTAGAACTAAATTCTTTCCAATAGCTGCATCATAGATATGTTTAGATTCAAACTCTTTTAATATTTGTGGAGTTGTAATATCTACTAAAGCAAAGCTTCCATTTTCTAATAAATTAGATGAGTGAATATTTATTTTAATAGAGTTTTCTCCATATGCTTCTTTTAAAGATTCATTAATGAAAGTTAACATTGCATCTATATCTGGAGCTTGAACATCTCCATCACCACAATTTTCTATTTCTGTAACATCAGTTATTACATAGTCTAACTCAGGTTCTGTTTGTGTGATTTCTATAGTCTCTTCCTCTTCTAGTTTTTCTTCTTTGCACTCTTCTTTTTCTTCTATTTTATCTTTCACTATTAGAGCTTTAACTAATCTTCTATATTCTTCATCAGCTGCTGGTAAGAACCAGTCATTTACTGCATCCATTCCACCTTCTTGATAAAGTGTATTAACTGTATCAGCTAAATCCCAAACATCATCCATAGAATCGAATTCATCTCTGTATTTATTGAAGATTATTTTCTTTATATCTTCTCCTTCAGTTAGAGTTTCATCATCTAGTTTATCTTCTAGTTTTTGAATTTCTTCAGCTTTGTCAGATTTTAAATCTTCTATTTTAGTATTTTTAATCTCATCTTCTAATTTTTCTATTTTGTCTTCTATTTTAGCTTTTTCTGATTCTTTAATATATAAATAGTTTCCATCATCTGAAGTATCATCAGTTACATTTTCTATACATCCTCTGTATTCAGAGTTATCTAAGAATTCAACTGCTTCATCATAATCTTGGAAATATCTATATTCTATAGTCTCGTCATCTTCACCCCATAAAGAAACAACAAATTTAGCTTCTTCATTAAGTTTCTTAGATTCCTTTAGTTGTTTAGAATATTCTTCTTCAAAGCTTTCGTTTAGATTTTTAAATATATCTACACTAGTCTTCATCTTCTAAATCCTCCTCTCCAACATTTTCTATATCATTAACTTCTATTCCAGGTTCTACTTCTTCTGGTTCTTCTATAACTTCACCATCTAATTCTACAGTTTCATCTTCTGGTTCTTCTTCTCTTTCTTTAGCTGCTCTTGGATTTTGTTCTATAAGAAGATTCATTAGATATTCCATTATAGCTTCATGGTCTGGAGTTAAGTCTTCACCATATCTTGGGAACATATCTTTAATTTGTTCAAATTGAGTTGGAAGTTTAACATAATCGAATCTAGTTTCTATTTCTTTGTTGTCATCTAATTCTAGAGGTTTTTCTATTTCCTCTTCTCCTTCTTCAATATCAACATTTACTTCTTCAGCTGGTTGAGTATCTACTAGCATTTCTACAGTGTTAGAATCTTTATCTAATCTTCCTATAATATAGAACTCTTCTTTATCGTTCATTATTTTATAAAGTCTTAAGTCTAAGTCTATTACTACGTCTCTAATTTCATCTAATTGAGTATCTAATTGAGATTCTTCTTCTACTGCATTTTCATCTTGGTCTTCTTCAGAATCTACAGTATCTTCTAAATCTTCTTTAGTCTCTTCTGCATCTATTTGGTCTTCTATAACTTCTTCTGCCTCTTCATCAGATTCAACATTATCTAATTCATCTTCTTCAGCTTCAGTTAACTTTTTCTCTTCTAATTCTTCAGACTCTTTAAGTTTTAAAACTCTGTACATTTATTTACCTCCTTTATGGTCTTATATAAATATTGAAGGCTCTTTCAAAATATCTTAATAATCTATCCATTTTATCTTTTTCAGTATAAAGTGGTTTAGATATTTCTTCTACTATTGAAACAGCTTCTTTAATTTGTATCTTAGTATTTCTTTCTACTGTAGTATTATCTGATAATCTTTTTATAGATACTTTCATTAAAGATTGAAAGTGCTCAGATTTTACTATTAAATCAGATAGCTTTGTATTATAGATTAGCACTGTATTATATCTAGTTCTTACTAATTCCATATCATAAGCGTCTGGTCCTTCTAGTAGATGAAACTCTGGAATCTTGTTAAAAAATTCATTAATCTCATCTACTAGCTTTTGTGTAGTTACTGATAAATTATCTCCCATAATAACCTCCTACGAATTTGTGCTATATATTATTATGTTCTAAGCTTCTTCTCCTCCAGTAATTTCACATCTTCCTAAGTAGTCTTTATCTGCATCTTCTTTATTGTCATATATTTCAGCATTTTCTATTAAGCCTTCAGATTCAACATAATTTTCACCAACTATGAATTTATTAGTTTCATCTTCTAGCATGTAGATGTTTCCTTGAGATTTAACTTCTTTTAATCCTTTAACTTCTGCTTCAGCTATTGGTTCTATATCTTTAGCTTCTTCAGATTCAGATACTAAACCTTTTTCTATAGAATCTTCTCTAGCTTGAGCTATTTGTTCTTCAGTTCCATCAATAGCTTCTTCTACTAGTTCTACTCTATTTTCTGGTTCTCTACCAGCATTTATTATATCAGGGTCTGCTCCAGGTCCAAATTCTTTATTCCATTCTTCTCTAGTTAGTTTTCTTGGAGCTGGTTCTTCTTCAGCTTCTTGCATTAGAGGTTCTGTTTTTAGTTTATTTTGAACCATGTCTATTTGATTTTCACATGTTTCCATAAATCCAGTTAACATTTCTTTTGCTAAGTGAGTAGCTAAAGCTTCTGCATCTATTGCAAGTAATCCTCTTTTTATATTCATTACATCATTGATAAAATCTTCTGGGTCTCCACCGTATCTTTCTGAATAAGCTTCTTCTAATCTAGTTACTTTTTTAACTTCTCTTATATGAGTTAAAAAGTCAGCTAATTCTTTTTCTCCATAGCAAAGAGTATAAACTTCTCCTAAAGGTTGTCCAGCATCATCAGCAACTATAAATTCCCAAACTTCTCTATTTTCAGCTGCTTCTTTAGCTGCTGCCAAAGCTTCTTCACTACCACCATTTTCTGGTTTATAGCCTTCATCATATTCTTCTGGGTCTTCATATGCTTCTGCATAGTGTCCCATTAAAGCTTGTCCGCCTTCATCTCTGAAGAAAACTTCATCTCCAGCTTTTAGTTTAGCTATTGCATCAGTTTCAGCTTCTTCTAATTTTTCTGATTCAGTTAATACTTGGTCTTCTGGAATTTCATCTAAGTTTAATAATTCTGCTAATTGAATTACTCCACCTTCAATCCATCCTTTATGAGCTACTTTTGCTCTTAAAGATAATCCAGTATCATCTTCTCCATCAAACCAAACTTCTATGTCACCGTGTTTTGGAGTAGCAACTATTGCAAATGGTCCTTGATATTTATCAAATCCTTTTACTATCTTACATTCGCCATTTACTTCTTTAGCTAATTCTTCAGCTTTTCCTCTTAAATCTTCTTTCCAAGCTGCCATTTCTTCGTCATTGTCATCCCATTCACCTGTTTCATTAAGTTGTTCTTCATTCATTATCTTATCATCAACTTCATCTTCAGCTAATTGATTTTCTAATTCAGCTATCTCATTTTGAAGAGCTGCTTTTTCATCATCAGCTAATTGGTCTCCATCAACTTCTAATTGAGTTTTAAGACTAGCTAATCTTTCTTCAATAGCTTCTTTATCTTCTGAAGTTTCTATTTCTTCTGTCAATTCTTCTTTACAATTTTCGTTAAGATAAGTATTTTCTGTGTAAGATGTCTTTTTAATTTCTATTTCTTCAGCTTCATTTAGACTATTCATTAAATTATAACTTAGTTTGTTAAGCATTTTCTTACCTCCTATTTATATTTTCTCTATAATTATATTTATAGCAGTCTTTTCTTCACCTTGTATTACTACTTCATCAAAGTACGGTCTGCAAATTAAATCAAATCCTATAGAAGCACTCATGCCTCTAGCAGTTGCTATTGCTTTCATAGCTTGATTCATTGCAGCTGCTCCTATACATTTCAATTCAAGTTGCTCTAAATTTTTCATATTAGTAAATATTGCAGATGCTAAGTTGTTTACTTCTGTGTTTTTACTAACTCTAAATTCTGGTCCTCTACTAATATTCTTCATTAAAAATCCTCCTAACTTTGCGATTATTTTAGCTCCTATAGTAATAGATAAAATTAAAGCAATTTAGTCAGAAGGATTTTTCTATCTTCTTTTATTTATATCATATATTAAATTAAATATTTTTAAATCGTTGTTTTCTATATTTGAGTCTATATAATTGTTTATAGCTTTAGGTATCTGAGATTTCTTAGAAGCTGAAAATTCTTTCACTCTTTTAAAGTACCAACTAGATAATTTAGCTCCGAGGGTTTACAACCTTCCCTAAGAATGTTAACAGACACGTTTCAATATATTCTGAATTTACTTCATTAAGTAATCCTAAATAGGTTCTGGTGATTTCTAAGGTATTAGTTTTAAATGAATCTAATAGTCTTACAAACTTACCCATTCCATCATACTCTTTAATCATCCACTTTCCTGTCACCCAATATAGTTTAATTAGTTCTAAGAACTCAGTATCATCAAATTCTTCAAATAGAGCTTTATTCGAATTACCTTTATCTACTAAATACTTAGGTGGATTTTTTCCATATTTAGAAAAAGCTGCTGTAAGTAAAGTAAGTCTATCTGTTAAATCTATCTCAGCTAATTTATTTACAACTATAAAAGGAACACCAAGTTCCTTTATTTGATTAAGATATTTAGTTTCTCCAGTAAAGATTATAGGTCTATCAGTAAATAAAACTGGTTTGTCTATTACAATATAATCAGGAAACATAAACTGAAGTAGACCTATGTCATTTACTCTTACACTATGATTTATTATTTCTAACATAGCTTCTCCTTAATAGCAATCGCAAACATCTACATCAAAACATCCAGCATAGAACATTTTTTCCCAGTTTTGAGCTAGTCTAATTTCTCTTCCATAAGAGTGCTCTGCTTTCACATCTCCTAAAAGTTGGCTAAATAGAATTTCTCTATCTCCTCTTACTACTTTAATGTCCCATCCATCTTCGTTTTTATCATAGAAGAATGAGCTGATTGCATGAGTTTGTGTAGTATACACATGTGTCTCTTCTGATTGAATTGCCTTCAAAAAGTCCACTATTGTATACTTTACAAAAGGTTTTACTTCTTCTGGAATATCTTCTAAATCTAAATAAACAGTGATTAGTTTATTCATCTTACACCTCTTTACTGAATAAGATTCCTTCAGCTTTAGCTAATGCTTCTTTATATTCTGCAGAAGATTTAGGACTCATTTCAATATTCCAAATTAGTTTATTACATTCTTTTCTTAGATTAGTTTTTTCTTCTTCTATAGCTTTCATTTCTTCATTTACATCTTTAAAGACATTGCTTCTATAGTAATAAGGTGTTCTAATAGCTGAGTCGTCTTGTACTCTTTTCCAAGCACTATCTATATAGCTATCTAAGAAATCTGTTTCTGGGTCAAATGATTTTATATAAGTCATAAATTTCTCATAAGCTTCTTTGAACTCTTTATACTCTTTACTTGCTCTAAGTTCTTTTACTTTTTCTTCAGCTATCTCCTTCCCTATCTTTTCGTATTTGTCACTAAGTTTACTTATTTTATCTTTGTAAACGTCCCTAATTAAATCTTTATTAGCAGCTGATATTCTATTGCTTGCCATATAAATCACTCCCTTCTAATTACTAGTATGTTCTAAACCTGCGAATATTTGAATTATTTTATCTTTGTTTTTCATCTTCTTAATTCTATCATTTAGAACTAACAATTGTGGACAGTTGTCTGCAAGATATTTATTCACTTCTTCTTGAGACCAGTCCTTATCTTTTAAGTCTGCTGAAGCTTGACTTATGGAAACTAACTCAATTGAGTCATTTGTTTCTGGAATTTTTAAAATGTATTTAGTTCTTGACATTAGAGCATCAGATAAATTATCTTTAGATGCTAACATCACTAAGGGAAACTTAGATTCCTCTATCAATTTTAATAATGAGCTGTCTCTATAAAGATTAGACACATCTTCTATTACTATAGGGAAATCTAATTCCACTTCAGAGAACTCAGAAATAAATTCTCTGACATCTTCTAGTGAAGTTAAATTGTAAATATTACCTTTGTACATTTTCTTAAACAAAGGAACTCCTTTACCTATTATAAGTAGCGGAGTTTTATTCTTAATACTCTTTAGATTTTCATACATATACTCTAAATCAGTCATCATCTTCCTCCATAGAATTTTTAACTGCAACTGTAAATGTTTCAGTATTTCCAGTAGTTGTAGTAGTCCATATAGTCTCTGGCCCTTGTCCTCTACATGGGCATTCTGGTGTCCAAGGACTTAATATTCTCTTACAAACTGGACATTGCCAACCTTGTTGAGCTCCAACTTGCATAAAGTTTTCTGTAGTCATTTTCATCACTCCTTTAAAGATATTATGCAAAATAAAAAGGACCTCTTCGGTCCTTTGTACTCGCACTGTGAAGTGGGAGCATCATGTATGTAGAGAGCTAAGCTCTTTCTACCTATTTATTGTAATCTTTCAGCTAAGTCTTCTAATATTTTAGCATCATTATTTAATTCATATACCGCATTTAGTGCAATCTCTCTTTTCATTTCTTCAGGTAAGTTATGCCATTCATCATATATGAATTGATATAGACCACCAGATTTTTCTACTCCAGCTTTTATACCATCAGCTGTTTCATAACTATCTTCTCCAAGAACTTGTCTAGGTTCTTCTATTATTTTTATATCTGGTTCATATTTTCTAGCAAATTCAACTATATCTTCTGGAGGATTAAATAATCCATCTTCATTTGCTACTACACTATGTAATATCTTTTTAAATAAGTCTTCCATTTCATCATAACTATCAGAAGCTATAAATTCATAATCCTCTTCTGAGGCTTCGTCTGGAACTCCAAGAGATAACCAAGTATCTTCTAAATATTCTTCATCATTTAATCTTCTTACAACTCTGTCCATCATTTTAAGGTTTGCTATTTTAGTGTTATTATCATTTTCAGTTTGATTTAAATTTTCTTGAAAACTTTCAAATAATGCTCTTGTATTACTCATCTTTATCTTCCTCCTAAAATTTTATTTTGTCTACATCTAATCTAATTCGTATCCATAAATAACCTTGAGCAAATATAATCGGATTAGAATCATTTTCATTTACCACTATACCGTCTACTCCTGCTCTTAAGTCATTTACTAAAGAGTTTACTTTATCTATAAACTCATTTCTAATTTCTTCAGGAATAGTTTTATAAGCTGTTTTGTTAGCTATTTCATTATATTCTTCACTAATTCTTACTCTATATACCATGTATGGGCATCTTGGAGTAAAGTGATTTTGGTATACTGGGTGGTATTTTAAAGTAGCCATAGTAAATCCTTCTGTGATATCATATTTTTCAGCTATATTGCTTATATCATCAAGCTTACTTCTAAGAATGCTAACATACTCATTCCACATTTTTCTACTATCGAGTATTTGTTCGATAGAATAATTTTCTTTTAAGTTAGTTTGAATAGACTCAAATAGTGCTCTTGTATTACTCATCTCTATCTTCCTCCTCTGGAAATTTGTTAATATATTCTTTTAGAATTTCTTCTAAAACTTCTTGTTCTTTAGGCCATAAAGTCATTTTAGGTTTTTCACTAATATACCAAGTTCTTACTTCTCTTGGGTCATCTTTCTTTAGACCAAAGCTTGCCCAATCACATAACATTTCGATATAGGCTATCATTATATCTTCATCAATTTCTTCTGAACTATGTTTAGTTTCATCTAACTCTTTATCTTCAGTTAGCCAGTATTCCCAGTGATGAGGGTTTCTACTATAATGAAGCCAGAATATGTCTTGTATTTTGTCCATAACTTCATTTGCTTCATCATCATTTACTGGATAGTATTTCTTTCTATACCATTCAAACTCATCATCTTTATATTTACTAGCATCATGATTTTTAATATTAACTTCTAATTCTTCTATGTTATCTTGTATGTATGGATTATCTATAGTTTTGATAACATCCCAAGCTTTTTCAACATTCGCTCTGTGCTCTGCTAAATAATCAATATACTCATTAATTTTAATATTTAACTCTTTATTTCTATCGAAAGCTTGATTTATTTCTTCAATTAATCTTAATGTATTATTCATGCTAAGTCCTCCTAAAGAAATATATAAAAGTCAATCACATTTCTATTATATCATAATGCATTAAATAAGTAAACACGTTCTTAAAATGAGATTAAACATGGAAAAACTAAGCCATATAATTCTATAGCTTAGTTTAGAAAATGTCTCTAAAGTCATTCTAGTGTTTAAGTTTCAGGGTCTATTAATACTTCCCCTTCTTCTATGTATTGAGTTCTATGAATGTCCACTAATGAGGTTAGATATCTATTCTGTACATTGAAAGCTTCTAAATCTTCTTTCTTCCCACTTCTCATAAACTTATCTGCTACATCTATGTAAGTAGCTAAGATGTTTTGAAAAGCTTCTTCAGTCTCATCAGCTGGAGTATCAGGAGTATATGTAATTCCAAGTTGATTCATAGAAGTATTTATTTTTTCTAAAAAGATTAGAATGTTTCCTAATAAATCTGAGCGTTCCTCATCATCTTCAGTGTCTAAATATAATTTAATTCTATCTTTTAGACTCTTAATATTTTCTTTAAATATATCTCTTGAATAGAAGTTTTCTTCTGATTCTACTAATCTTGAATATATGCTCATGTTAATCTCCTCCTATTGTAATATATTTAATCATTGCTAAATTTTGTAAAGTTATCTATAAATTCTGAAAGTTTTGGATTCATTAAATTAGCTCTTTCTAGTTCTCTTTTAAATAAACTTAAGTCTTCTATCTTATCTCTATTATCATATCTTATTTCATCTGCATGGTCCAAGAATAGAGAAATCTCTTCATTAGCATACAAATGATACACATATTGACTTTGTAGCATTCTACAACACCAACCTCTCTAAGAAACTTTTTCTCATCTTACAGCTGTCTACGCTTCTATCTGGTCTCCATCCTTGGAAAGTTGCATGAGCAAATCTATAGTTTCTACTAGAAATATCTTGACCGTCTATAGTAGCTACTTTACCATAGAAGTTTGGATTTAAAGCTACTCTTCCAAACTCATCTTTTATAGAAATTATTTGTCTTAGTTCTTGTGTAATTCCAGATACAGTTGCTATGTGATGAGTTACTGGATTTCCGTTTTCATCTTCTATAAAGTTATTATCATCATCTATTAAGTAGATAGAAAATTCTAAAGCTCCAACTAATCCTTCATTAGCTGTTCCAGGAGTACCTTCTGTAAATCCAGTTATGAAAGCATCTACTGTGTCTCCCATCTTTTCCATTAATAGAGATTGAGATACAGTTCTTTTAATTTTAATCCACTCTCCAGCTCTCTTTCCTAATAAGTCATATTTAGAATCTAAGTCTTTAGCTATACAACCTTCTCCACCAACTGATAGTATTTGTTCATAAAAGCTTCTTTTATCTATCATTGTAGATTTTACTTTCTCTAATCTAGCGTCCATTCCTGCTTGTCTTAAAGAATAAACTATTCCATTCAATACTTTATCTCTTTTAGATAAAGGTAAATCTGTAGTCCACTGCCCATTTAACATCATTAAATCAAATGCTATAAATTTAAGTGGATTAGTTTCTTGCATTTGATGTGATAAATCATCTAAGCTTCCTAATATACTAGTTACTAGATTTAATTGAGTATCAGCTACTAGTTCTACTCCATTTTTCATTGCATTAATTTCATTAAATTGTGGAACTAACTCTGTATCTATTATAAAACTTTTAATTCCATATTGAGCTAATACTTCATTATTTAGCTTAGGCATTAATATTTTAGTCTTATAAGATATAGGTAAGCAGTCTTTTACTGAAATATTTCTACTATACATATCCCATCCAAATTCTACATCATAACAAACTACACATCTACATCCGTCTATTTTCTCTTGAAAAATCCAGTTATTATTGTCTTCCCATAGTTGTTCTCTTACTGAGTCTAACTTCTTATCTTTTTGTTGTAAAGCTAGCATTGGACTGTCTAACTTTAATATCTTATACATAAATGGACTAAGCGTTCCTTCAGCTTCATATTTCTTCAAATAATAAGACTGTATAGCTTTTTCACAGTCTCTTACTGTGCTTTCTTTATATCTTTCACCAGTGTTTTTGTCTACTCTATTTCTGCTTTTCTCTGGTTCTAGTTCTAAAGTTTCACATATCTTTAGTAATTCATCTCTTCTAGCCATAGTCTCCTCCTTATTTTATTTCTCTAATAATATTATGCATAAAAAGAGAGTACTTGATTGTACTCTCTAAAAGGGCAGTGTATATAAGGAATTAACTTATATCTTATTCATCTTTAAAAGTTACTGAGTTATATGTAACTCCCTCACTATCTGTGTAAGCATTAGTGTTTATAGTTGCATTCTTATACTCTTCTACTTCTTGATTAGCTATTTCTCTTACTTTTTCTTCTCCAAGTTTTTCGATATACTTTTTAATATATCTACTGTCTAATACATACTCTAAAGTTCTATTATTGTCTGGAGCGTATGTTAATATAGAATGAATCATTTGTATACAATTTAAAATAGTTCCTTCTATGTCTAATTCATTCCATACTTCTGGTGGTAGTCTTTTAGCTATTCCAGCTGTACTTTCTGGATTTGGGTCTCCAGCATCTCTTAAAGCTTGAACCTCTTTCTTATGAAGCTCTTCATGCATTGCTCTTAACTCTTTATTAGTAGTTTCAGTTAAAACTTCTTCAGCTTCTTCTATTCCTACTTCAGTTTTCATTTTCCAATTTCTTTCTAATTGGTCTTCTAAGGTCTTTAGAGCTTCTTCTCCTTTAGTAGAATCTTCTGACTCTACTAAATCATAACTTTCATTAAGTATCTTAGTAAAATCAGAAGTTATACTCCCATTTATTCTATCAGATAATCTCATAGTTTACCTCCTATTCAGTTACTTCTTCTACAGATGCAAATAACCAAGACATAGTAGCTGTATCAAATGATTCTAAATCTCCATCAATTGTATCTATAGTTCCAACAGTCATTACGAATGGTCCTGGAGCTACTGAATCAGCTATAGTCATTTGTTCTCCAGTTGCATCAGGAGCTATGTGTTTCCATCCAGCACCAGTAAATTCTCCAACTATACCCATTTCATCAAGTGGAGTAAATGTATCTGCATTAACCCAGCTTCTGTAGTAAACATTTTCTGCTCCAGCAGTAGCATCCATACATCCACAAATGAATCCAGTTCCATGTCCAAGCATTAAATCTTCATTCTCACTTAATATTTGAAAATCTTGCTGACTTTCTAATTTTTCAGTTATGTTTCCAGCTTCTTCATCTACTACATCTCTAAATGTGAATTTATATTTTTTACCAGGAACTATTGTAGCAAATACTGCAACTGGCTCTTCTTCAGCTGGTTCGTCAGTTAAAGTAGCGTTATAAACTTGGCATACTCCTTCTAAATCTCCAACTTTTTCTCCAGGAGTTTTAAAAGTTACTACTTCTGAGTCTGCTCCATTATTAAGAATAGCCTTCATTTTTTCTGGTGTTATTCCAGCAACAGTTACTATTTCTCCATTTTCTAATTCTACTTCTCTTTCTAGAGCTACTACAGTTTCTCCAGCATTTGCATTTATTGCTTGTACAAACCCTAATTCTGTAGTTGCTTCTTCTAAATTATTTTGTTTTAATTTTTCCATATTATTTTACCTCCTATTTATTTTTAATATCAACAGCGTATTGTGGATTTAGTATTGCTACTACAACACTGTCATTCTTTATATCAGAATCGAAATCTGTGTCTTTCATTCCAATTCTTTTTAATGAATCTATAATAGTTTGATGAACTGTAACTAAGTCAATATGTTTGTCTCTTCTAGTTACTGCTAATCCAATAGCTCCATCAACTACTCCAGTCTTAAAAGAAAATGCATTTCCTAAACCGCTATTTTCTAATTGAGTTTTTAAAGCTGCAGAAATTTCATTTAATTCATTTCCAGTGGTATATTCTCCTCTATCTAGAATTACTTTGTCTCCTTGAACTTGATATTCTTTTAGTTTGTCTTTATGAATAGCAATGTATTTTTCATTTTCTTTTACTAATATATAGTTACCTCTTTGATATTGACCTTCAGCATTCTTTAAGAATCCTTTAAAGCAAACTGATTCATCTAATGAATTATTATAGTCTCCTAATAAAATGTCAAAGTGTCTTTTCTCTTCATCTGGATTAGCTTTAGTTATTCCTAAATCTTGGTCCATTTTAGGAGCTATGTCTGAACATTGAGTTCCTTCTTCAGCTTCTTCTAAATCAGAAGAGTTTATTCCTGGAACTAATTCTTCAGCATTAGGTGCATCATATAAGTCATCTACCCATGCAAATGGAAAATCTTCTTCATTATCAGTATCTCCACAGTAAGGGCATTTAACTTTGGTGTCTGTGTAAGTCACTTTTCTTTCATTATAAGGATTATCTAAAGTAGCGTATGGAATAGAGTCTTCTACTTCTTCATCAAAAGTATTAGCTTCTCTATCAAATATGTTTCCACAACTTGGACATTTTGACATTCCTATAATAGTTGCATCATATTTTCTATTCTTTAGATATTCTAAGTCTATATTTTCTAGTTCTATTTCTCCTTTTTCTTCAAAAGACTCTAGAATCTTTTTCTTTCCTGCTCCTCTTAATATACCTCTATCGCTTTCAAAGATTGGGTAGCCACTGATTTCTGTAAGTGGTTTTCCTATTTCTTCTACTATTCTAATATTAGTATTTAGAAGAGTTTCACAGTCTTCAAAGAATAGTTTAGCATCTTTTTCATTTTCTACTATTAAGTTGAAGTTTTCATTTAAATATAGAAACATTGTAGCGTAAGCTTTGCTTTCTACTAAATCATGCACTATATCTATTTTTTCTTCACTATTTTCTAATAATCTATATTTTACTTCATAAGCTTCATTTATCTTTATTGATAAAATGTCAGCTGCTGTTTCTACAGATAATGTATTAATATCAGGTAGAATTTTCATCACTTACCTCCTTCAAACGAGTTTTACTTATTCACCTAATTAAATATATAAAAGTGCTACATTTTGTTTGCAGCACTTATTTTTATCTATATGTAAACGCCAGTTTGACTTCAGAAGCATTTTCTGTATCTAACCATATATCTTTATAGCTTAGCGCTTATAGAATTTATATGATATATGTAAATCTGGGTCTGTTAAAAAGCTAAGTTCTTTATACCCTTCTTGCCTGTTATAAGTAAATACAGCTAGTACTTTTCTAGCTTTCTTAAAGTCTTTATCAAAAGATTCTAAAGCTGCATCTGTGTTATACTCTTCTGAGTATTTTAATAGCATAGCTTTTGCATCTGCAACTGTCATTAAGATTCACTCTCCCTTTTCTCTACTTTAGCCCATTCTTCTAGTATCTTTTTAATTAAACCTTCTCTATCATCTTCAGGAATAAAGTCTTTTTCTGATACTTCTACATCACATGTATCTCCAAAGTAAAGTACTTCATTTTCTTTAGTCACTGCAATTTCTTCTACTACATCTAAGTACACGTTTACTTCTAAGTCATGTTCATATACTACCCAGAATTTATCTCCAAATTTGTATTTAGTTTCTATTTTCATTAATCTTCTCCTTTTAATATACTCTCTAGCTCTTCATCAGTAAGTAGTCTTCCTTGTCTGCTAGCCCACAATAATCCTCTTTTTAAGTCTCTAATCATATATCTATCTGCTTTACAAAGTTCTAAAGGAAGTGTTTCTATATTACCAAATATTGATGCAATCAATCCTCCGTTTATATCTACTAAACATCTTTTGTAAGAGTCTATAGTTCCTTTACATTCTAATAAATGTATGTGTTGTTGATTAAATTTACTATCTATTCTAGTAACTCTTCCTACAGCTTGTATGAATGTAAGTATACTAAATGGAATATCATAGAATATTAGAGAGTCAGCTTTCTGTAAGTTGATAGATTCAGTTCCTGCAGAAGTAAGTAATACTACAGTTCCAGGGTCTATTAATTCTTCTACTTTTTCTCTTTCTTTTTGAGTTACTGCTCCAGTAATTAAATGAACTCTCTTAACCCCTAACTGTTCTCCATAAGCTTTTAACAGTAGTCCTAATCTTTCAACTACTTCAGTATAGTCACAATAAACTAAAGTTGGACACCCTAATTTCATCTTAGCTTGTAGTACTTTTAAGAATAAAGTTTCTTTACTAGAAAGTGAGTTTACTACTCTACTCTTTTCTTCTATGTTATCTACTACCATCTGTAAATCATGAACTCTAACTGCAAAATTATCTTCAGCAGTTTCTCTACATAATCCTTCAGAAGCTTCTAAGTAAGGTTTTACTTCAGTTTCTTTTAAATCAGTCTTATGATAATAGAATTTTAAGTTGTAGTGTTTCTGCTTCAGAATTACGTATTTAGCTAGTATATCTCTAAGTTGGTCTAAGTTCTTATAGCCTACCACGTCTTCTACTGTCTGCATCATTCTTCTTTTCTCTCTACCTTTTCCAACCATTCTTGGAATCTGTCTTCTTTCTATTACTAAATAGTTTTGTTTGAATTGTTGATAGCTTCCAAAGATTTTAGGATTTAGCATGTACATCATGTGAAATATACCTTCTATATTATTCTTTAGTGGAGTAGCTGTCATAAACCAAACTACACTAAATAAGTGTCTCATTCCTGCTACATACTGATATATCTTGCTTTGATTAGAAGATAGAATATGAGCTTCATCTACTAATAGTAATAATCTTTTACCAGAAGCTTTTAAATCTGAAATATATTGTAAGTGTTTCTTTAAACTAGTATGAGTTATTACTGAAATTCTAGCTGCTGGATTTATATTTACAGTTCCTGAAGATAACTCATTAAATGATACTCTTAATTTCTGAGTAAGCTCTTTCTTAAAAGCTTTCATTGCTCTTTGTGGAGCTAATATTACTGCATGAGTATCTGGGTATCTTAATAGAACATTGCATAGAGCAGTACAACCAGAGTAAGTCTTACCAAAGCCTGTTTGAGCTGCATTGATACAATAAGGTCTCTGCAACATAAAATCTATTATTTGATTTTGTTCTTCCGTCAAAGGAAATTCTTTTCTAAGTGTATAATCTTTCATATTTTCCTCCTATAGTTATTATGCAAAATAATGGTCAGCTATTACACTGACCATTTCTGATTATTTTTCTAAGTTCATTATCTCTTCTATTCTTCCCCAAGTCTCATCAGATAATTCAGTAAGTTTAGTAATACATTTTAATCTAGCTAATTTTTCTCCAGGAATTTGTAGCATCTCATCAACTAACTTTCTATAAATTATTGGCATTGATGATAAGTCTCTTACTGTTTGAGTATATTTTAAAGCTGATTGATGTATGTCTGAAGATATTTTGTTTAAAGATTTAAGTAATTCTATCTTCTCATCCATAGTTTTATAAGTATACTCTGCAGTGTTTGTAACTTCATTTACTAGTTTATTTTGGGCTACTAATAGTTTAGGTACTAAACTTAAACTCATTATCAGAGAAATCTGATTAGACTCTTTTATTCTAGAATCTGCATCCGCAAAGAATTTATCAGCGAACTCTGGTCTACTTCTTTTAGCAGCTAAGTATTCATAATATTCTGATATCTCATCTAAAGTTAGATTTAGAGAGTATTTTTGTTCAGTCCCTTCTTCTAATAATTCATTAGCTTCCATAGATGAAGATTCAGTAGCTTTACTTAATAGAACTGACATATCTAATCTAGTTCCTAAAGTATCAGTTATTTCTTCTCCAGACTCTATAGCTTTTTCTAATTCATTGATTATTTCTTCTTTTTCTTCATTTACTTCTTCAATATCGTCAATTTTTTCTATAGTCTCATCAAGTTTATTATCTTCCATGATTTCCTCCTAATAGTTTTTATTAGCAATATCAAATATTAACTGGTCTCTTAAAGCATCTCGACAGTTTCTACAAATGAATCCTCCATTTAGTTTGAATTTAGATTCACCTAAATCAGATAAACACTGATGACATCTAGTTTCTAGTCTATATTTTCTATTTAATCTTATAGGTTCTCCTTCTTCTACTGCAGGAACTTTAGTATCTTCTTTAGAAATTAAAGATATAATATTATCTAATCTAGACTCCACTACTGGAGGTTCAGATTTGACTTCTGGGACATTTTTAGGGTTAGCTATAATTATCTTATTATCTTGTAATTTTAGCTCTACCTCATCTCCAGTCTTTAATTCTAATTTAGCTAGCATCTCTGCTGGAAGGTTAATTCTATAGCTATTGTCGAATTTTTTATTAACAGTCATAATATTCCCTCAATTCTATATATAATTTATGTGTTATTTTATAAAGCTTTTTAATTTAAAATAATCTAAGAACTTTTTCTTTCTTAAAATTATTCCAGTGCTTTGATAAATTATTACTACTTTATTTAAATCTATGTTTAGCTCTACATCATTAGGATTTGCGAAAGAGAAAGTTACTGAAACACTCTCTCCTTTAGCAAATGCTTTTAACTGATGATAAGACACATATACTTTTATAGTTCCCATTAACTTATCTTCCCTTCATAGTTTAGATTTTCTCTTAACTGTTTGATAGTTAGAGTATTAATGATTGATTGTTGCACTTTCTGAGTTATTTCTCCAAAGTCTAACTCAAACTCTATTCTATCTTTAAACTCTTCTACAATTGCATCTGATAATTTATCTGTAACTTGATACATTGCTGCTTCTTGCATTTGTTCTAGATATTTTTTAGATATTAGTACATTGGATTTAAAGAACTCTGAATCTTCTGATTCTTTAAATCCTCCTATAATTACGTTATTCTCTTTCATTAGTATGCTCCCTCCTCCCAAGTAAGAAATTTTACTTCTTCAGGTTCTTCTTGAACTTCTTCTACTGTATTTTCTTCTGGTGGATAGTAAGGGTCCCACTTAGGTTCAATTATTTCTAAAGTATTAGGGTCAAAGTTAAAGTCTACAGACTGTCCCCATCTATTTCCTAAAGATAGACCAACTTCCATTGGGAACTCCCAGTTAGGTAATTTTATTCTCATTATTTTCATTACTTCTTTTACAAATGGTCTAATATACTCTTTCTTAATTTGATAATTTATTTCATCGTGGATTGTATTTTTAAATCTAATTATGTCTGTGTATTTCTTATCTTTATAGAAAGTTTTAAATAGATTTATTAAAACTAATTTTAGAATATCTGCACCAGTTCCTTGAATTATAGTATTTATTACTGTTCTCAATCCAAAGTTTCTAAGTCCGAACTCATCACTTTCTAACCAGTATTTTACTCTTCTTGGTCTTCCAAAGTAAGTAGAAATAGTTCCCCTCATTTTAGCTTCTTTTTCTTTTATGCTAACCCATTGAAATAGTATAGGAAGTCCATTCTTGAAATCTTGTACAAACTTTTCTCCTTCTTCTAAACTCATCTTGAAATCTGCTGCAAAGTTTCTAGCTGTCATTCCATATAAGATACCGAAGTTTGCTGATTTAGCTTTCTTTCTTTTAGACTTATCATAATTTTCTGCTCCCCAAATTGCTACTGCAGTTGCTTTATGAATATCTTCTCCATTTTTAAAAGCATTAACCCAAGTAGGCTCTTTACTCCATAAGGCAGGTATTCTAATTTCTTCTGCATTAAAGTCTATACTTACCCAATAAGTTCCAGGGTCTGGTAAAAATGTTGACCTAACATTTAATCTTTGGTCAAATCCTTCACACACTTTTTCTTGCTGACCTTCTATTTCAAATGGACCATCACTAAATACCCATCCTAAAATTCTATAAAAATGTCTTAATTCAAACTCTCCTTTAGAGTTTAATACCTCTATATCACACTCTTCTAAAGTTCCAGACCTATCTAATGCATCTTTTAATCCTGGAAATCTTTGATAAGCTAATTCTTCTTTTTCTGTAAACCAGTTTTTAACTTTAGGTTTTGGAATGTTTTGAATATTTAATCCTGCAAAGAATTGATTTTTCTTATCTCCTCCTGCAGCTAATCTTCCAGAAGGAACTTCTGTAGTTTTATAACTAAATCTTAATCTATCTCTGTGTAATGGATTATCACACATTTCTAAAGTATTGTCTACATAACTATTTCTTTGTTTAGATAGAGTTCCATAAGATTGTAAGTCCATTAAAAATTTTCTATTAGGGTCATCTGGTTTTAGATGAGATATTGCTACATCAATTGCATCACTAGAAGTTGAATCTGCTCCAGATTTAGTTTTTACTCCTGTATAAATGTTCAATCTTTTTAACATTTCATTCTTATCTTTATTAGAACCTAAGTTCCAAGGAATTATATTTCCCTTTTTATCATATCTATCTGGACTTCCAGCAACATTTCTAACTCTTTCTTCTACTGCTCTAATCTCTTCATCATAGTATTTTGAATAACTTCTTAACATTTCTGTATCTATTAAAGTAGTTTCATTTTCAAATCTTGTTAGAGGCATTAAACATTGGACATCTAATATTCCAGAAGTTTGTGCTTCTTTTAAATAGTTTTGTAATTTGATTAATAATAAATAAGTTCCTAAAGCGTCAGTTGCAGCATATTGATAAGCTTCTTCTGGAGTTAAATAGAAAAAGTTTTCTACATCTCCAATAGTTTCTTCAAATGAAGCTCCTCTCCATCCTAAGTAATAAGCTTCAGACCCTTTCAATGATGGGTATTTTACATTAGTATCTACTAAATAAACTATTGCTTGAACATCTATAATATTACATTTACTCATATCGTATTTATAGAATGGAATTTTCAATAATCTATTGTAATATTCTTCTCTCTGACTTTCTGGAACTGTTGCATCTATCATTTTAATTGTGTTTACATAATTGTAATATTCCATCATTCTAACGTCAAATCGCATATTGAACATTGCTACGCTCTTCGTGTTTACCATTTTGTTATAAATTAAAGTTAAAGACTCTTCTCCTAAGCCACCAGTGCTATGTTTTACTGGTACATAATAAGCATTCTTTCCGTCCATACAAAATGAGTAACCAACTAACTCATCTTTTTCAGCATTTAATCCTGTAGTTTCAGTATCGAATGAGATTAAATCAGTCTGAAAAGTTAGAATCTGTTTCAATTCTTCAATGCTATTAACTAAAATAAGATTATATGCATATGGGTATTTATCATCTGGTTTTGCTTCTGGTAACCACGGTATATAATTTGCTCTCTGTTTAGCCATTAGTTTCCTCCCTTTCTAAAATTACTACAAATTGTTCTATTAATTCGTTATAGTTAATACTATGCCTCTTGAACTTCTTAAGAGGTTCTTCAAATAAATTTGCTCTTTGTTCTAATTCCTGTCCTGCATTTTTTAGAAGTTTAGTTCTTTCATTTTCAGGAATCTTCTCTAAAATCTTAATTGCTAATTGTTTAGTATCTATTTTAGGCATATATACTTTATAAATATCGTATGCTCCATACATTCTTTGTTCTGAGAAACACCAAAGTCTCCATCCAGTTTCATCTCCATATAAGTGAGCTGACGGTGTATTCTCATTTTGGTGAAACGGACAGAACATATTTCCTGTCAAACGATAGTCAATGCCCAGACTTTCAAATAGTTTAGGCATTGATACATATCTATTTATGATAAATCTTTCAATTTGATTATCTATTTCCATGAACGTTTCATCTTCCTTCCAGAATCTATCATGTCTCCATCTTGAAGAATTACTGTATTTCTTCTTGCAGCTTTTCTCATCTTCTTTAATAAATCTCTTAAGTCTTTCTTGTTCTCACAGTAAACTGTTTGAGCATCTGACCAAGCAAATATTTTACCTTCTCCATCATAATAAACTTCTATGAAATCATAGTATGTTTCATCTGACAATACATCATGGTCTGCAGTTGTTGCAAACATATCGTGATATACTTTTTTGAAGTGCTCTTTTTCTTCTTCTGTATATGTGACTGTGTGCTCTAAGAATCTGTAATTCCACCAGCCACCGCTCATCTTTTTACTTATTCTTTCTGCTTTTTCTATTGTATCATCTAAACTCATTTTAAATACCTCCTATAGTCCTATATCTAGACCATTTAAATCTATGTTAGATGGGTTCATTAGACCCTCTATATCTGAATTACTTGTTGCAAATAAATCACCTAAGTTAGCTGTATCAAATGATACATCTGAAGTTCCACCATTTTCTATGTCTCCGAAAACATAATAGACTGGGTCTACAAATACTTCCATTGCTTCTGCCATTATGTTTCCATCTCTATTTTTTAGTACTTGAACTTTTGCTGCATTTACTTGACTTAATGCTGCATCTGTATAAACTGATGCAACTACTGATGAAGCTCTTTCTAATTCATTTGCTTCTGCCAAAGCAGTTAATCTATATTGACCTTGATTTTTTGCTGCTTCTTTCCAACCTTCTCTTGAAGATTGAGATAACATCAACATACAAACTTGTCTTCCTTCACCTATCCAATTGATTGCATTTTGTCTAAAGAATGAAATGTAATGATTGATTACTGAAGTTTCGTTTCCTACTGATTTCATATCTTTACTGAACTTTAAAAGTTGAGCATGGTCTATAACTACAAAGTCTATCCCTTTACCAGTTTCTGATATAGATAATTTATCTATCTCTCTAAATTTACTTTCTAATGCAAAACATGTATAAGCTTCTATGTCAGTTTCATCTATTACATACAATTTACCTGGTTGTTTATGTAAATCAGGAATTACTTCTAATGCAAAACATTCATATTGTTTATTGTTTAATTTTTTCTTCTTTAAATCTTTATGCTCTAAGCTTTCAGAGAACTCTGCATTATAACTATGTCTACTTGCTAAGTCATACCAGATACTTTCGGTTGTTACCTCTAAAGATAAATAACATACATTCTTTCCTTCTTTTATTGCATTATAAGCCATGTTTAATGCCCAAGTAGTTTTAAATGAACCTGTAAATCCTAAAATAGTATTTAAAGTTCCAGGTTGTAATCCTCCAGTGTCTTCATCTATTCTCTTAACTCCAGTACTAATTCCAGTTAAATCTTTCTTAGTATTATAGAAATCAACTATGTTTAATCCTCTATTTTTGTATGGATTTTTAACTACATCTGATTTAGTATACTCAGTTAACTCTGCAATAATACTTTCAGTAATACCCTCAGTTCTTACTTTACTTGATAAATTTACTAATCTTCCTGCTACATAAGCTTGTTTTCTATTTGATATAAATAAGTTTATGTAATCATTTAATTCAGCTTCCGGAACTGGTTCTAACTTATCAAAATATAAATCTGGAAATTCTGTCTTAAGTAAATCTATGCTTGGAGTACTTCCTGTCTTGTCTACTAAGTACATATATTTTCTTATATTAACTTTTTCACTAATATCTACCTCTTTACAGTTTAGTATATCATTTAATTTTCCTGAATTAGTAGAGTTAAGTGATAAAAATAGTACTTCTAATTTAAAGTCTGTTTCCATCTTTAAGTCACTCATAATTTCCTCCTAATAGGTAGTATGTTCCTAAGTAGTGCTATTTTTCTTCTTTTTAGTCTTTAGATTACTACCATTATCAGAAACATCAGAATGGTTCTCTGATGGCATATTGTACAATAATTGGATTTCTTTATGGTCTTCATCTAAGATTAAATAGAAATTAGAGTCTTTATCTAACCCTAATTCCTCTCTTATTTCTTTAGGTATTAAAATTCTTCTATTTGAATCAATTTTCTTCTTTATAACGTTTTCCATGAGGTTCTCCTTCTAATAATATTTGTATATCTTTTTCTTCTCTAGATACATCTTCTGCACAGCATTTACATAAAGAGTCTTTATAAACTTCTAGTTCTACTAAAGCTAATACTGCATAATTTGCTAAGTCTAATAGAGTGTCTTCTATTTTCTCATCTAGAACTTTACCTTTCATATCTGACCTGGTTAAGCTATAAATTCTATTTAGTTTGTCATACATTCTTACTGTAAAAGCATCCATCCCAAATTTATTGTATGTGTCTGAAACAGAGTCTCCATAGTCATTATTCTTTGCCTCATATAATTTCATCATTTTTTCGCATATGTTTTTGTGTATCTGCACTTTTCTTGATTGCTGATTTGACATTTATCTTTCCTCCTTTTTTAAATTCTACTTGTAATGTATTTTTTATTTCTGTAGATACTCCAGGTTGATAATGATTAAATCCATCTAATGTAGTTCCATCAATAAAAATCCAAGTCAACTTTCCAAAGCTATTTCTTTCATTGATTATATCAACTAAAACACTGGCTTTCTTATCTCCAAATGAAGTATCATTCTTTCCATGAAGTATTAAAATATCACACGTTCTTATTTCATCTTTTGTATGTAAGCTACTTCCTTGCATTGATGAGTACCATATATCTAATATCATACTTAAGTTTACTACTCTATACTTAATACTTCTATCAAAGTTCTTAACTATTCCAAAAATAGATAGAGTTCTATAAACTTGTATGTCTGATACAAATAAGAATGATTGTTTAAAATTAAAGTTGTCTATTTCTTTTATCTTTGCCATTGTCTTTGATATTCCACTTTCCTCTTCTTGTAAGTTATAAAGAAGCGGTTTTAAGAATTGTTGAATTTTGATTTGTTTGATTTCATTTATTCTCTTTTCGTCTAGACCCATTTAATGTTCTCTCCAATCTCTTTAAAAGTTTTTTCATTTCCTTAATATCTTTTCTTCTATTCTTATACTTCAGCTTGCGATTAAATATTATGTTATCTGTCATATTGTCATAAGTCTCAGCTACTTCAACAAATATTTGAGACACATCATCTATTCTGTTATCTATAACATCTCTAATGTAATCTTCTTTATCTGAAAGTATAAACGGAACTTTTTTCATTAGCTAACCTCCTACATTAAAATAGTAGCATATTCTTTTGAGTTAATATGCTACTGAATATTACAGTTTGATTACAAAGTTTATTTATTTTCATTATCTGCAGTTGCTGGGTCTAATAGTAATCCACCATCTAATTTTATTTTTAACTCTTGTCTCTTTTCATAAATTTCTTTGAATGCTGGATTTAAATCTGCTAGGTTTTTGTATTGTTGTTCTATAGCTAAAGATTTAATTGCTTCTTGCATTTGTCTTTCATATTCTTCTAATTGTTTAGCCATTTGTTTTCTTTTCTTCTCCTCAGTTAAGTCAATTACTTTAAATACTTCTGGAGTTGTTGCAGATGCATTATACTCTGCATAAAATAAAGATTCATCTAAGTGAACTTTAACAACTAAACCTAAGCAAGGTCCCATCATATTTTCAATATAAACCATGTCCTCCTCTTCTACTGCAATTGTTTCTGGCACTCTGTAAAAATAAGTGTCACTTTTGCTAAAATCTTCTGTGTACTTTCTTTTAAAAGCTAATTCTACAATTTTCATTTATTAGTCCTCCTATAATTTAAAATACTAGATGTTTCCATCTAGTATATATTATGCTTCGTTTTTAGAACGTTATAGAATTATTTCTTGAGCTTCAACTATGTCTGTAGAAAATCCAGCTGCACCAGGATGTCCTCCACCACCGAAAGTTGCTGCTATAGCTCCACAGTCTACATCAGATTTATTAGAGTACATGCTAAATGTTACATTATCTCCATTATAACAGAAGTTCATGCAAATTTCATGATTGTCTAATTCTGGTCCGAAGAAATCTGAATTAGCATTACCTAAGTTCATTAAGTAGACTGAGTAAGCTCTTCCATCTCCAAAGTCTATTTGTTTAGAAAAGCCATATCTCTTTCTAAAAGATGCTGACCACTGGTCTCTAAATTCTAAGTAGCTCTTTCCAGTTTCTATCTTTTCTTGTAATATTCCAGCAAAATTATTATCTAATTGGTAGAATAAATCTAAACTTAATTCATTAGCTATTGCGGTTTGAAGTGGCTTAGTATCTTTATACTCATGTCTCCATACATCCCAGTCATTGATTAGAATTAACCACCTTGGAGCTTTTTCTATAAAGTAATAATGTAATGTTTCTAATACTTTTTCTTCTCCATTACAAGTATCTCTTAATTCTGTAACTGTAGTGTTATTCCATTGACAGAATAAGTATAAATATGTAAGAGCTGCTCCGCACATTCCTTCTATTCTTATTCCAGGTATTTCATCTACTCCTGTAGCTTCTTCTATTAAATCTGCCCAGTCATCATATTTTCTAATTGCAGTTCTATGATGGTCTAACCAAACTACTCTCTTAGTTTTCTTTAATAATTCTATCATCTTTTCTGGTTGTAACGAATAGTCTACTATATAAACTATATCATCAGTTTCTACTTCTTTTAGAACTTTATCAGCCTCTTCCTCTTTATAGCTCATTATATAGAAAGTTATGTCTAGTTCATTATTATTTATGTCTAGAAATTTATGTACTAAATATGCAGCTGCATACCCATCTGAATCGTTGTGATGTAATACATGTATTTTATTCACCTAATTCTCCCTCCTTAATTTTGTTCTTTATATAAGTTAAAGCTTTAACTAGTTGTGCTGAATAACATATTTCATTCAATCCTTTATCGAACACTACATGCTCATGTAAATTACTGAATATGTTTAGTAGTTTATTTTTTTCCATAATCTACCTCCTACTACTATTATGCATAAAAATAGACCAGTATTAAACTGGGCTTATGTTCTATTTCATTGATTTTAAAGCTTTGATTATTTTGTCTACATCTGATTTATCTACTATTACTTGTTCTAATAAGTATTGTTTACCTATTAGCATCTTCCAAGCTGTAGCAATTCTACCAAATAAAGTTTTAAATATTCCATCTTGTTTCCAGTAGAAATTATCTGTAAACATGCTTATATAAATCTGGCTTTCTTCTTCATAAGAAGTTATTTTCATGTTATGTGTAGAGCATTCACACTCAACTATTACAGATTTAGTTGTATCTTCTGGGTCTTTATTTTTACTACTATTGAATATCATCTTTCTCACCTGCCTTATCTAACATTTGTTTAACTAAGCCTTTGATATCAACTGCTATTTCTCCTTCTTTCATATCTAGCTCATTCAGCATTTCATCTAGTACTTTAGCCTTAGTAGATACTTTATTAAGTGTGTCTGTAATAAGATTAATCCACTCTTCAAAAGTAGCTTTAGTCACTTCTGGATTAACTAAATCATCGTTGTCTTTATACTCTTCATAAGCTTCATCAAACATTTGTGAGTATAAATCATAGCTTGCATGTAGAAATACAGCTGTATGAGTTAATAAATTCTCAAAATCTATCTTTCCTAAAAAATTTACTGAACCCTCAGAGTCTATGTAGAAGAGAGCATCAGCCTTATTTTTACTAATAATCTTATTATCATCTAAGTCTTTAAACGTCGACTCTATCATTAAATCAAATCCTCCTTATTTATTACTTTAATGTCTACATTATTTAGTATGCTCATATCAAGTCCTAATTCTTCAGCTATCTCATTAGTAGTATTATAAAATACTTGTTTAAGTTCTCTTGAATCTCCTTCTATAACATTTAGAACTTTTTGAGCTTCTTTGACATCTAAGTTATCAATACTTTCAATTATTTCTACTCCAACATTGCAACTATCTTTCTTTGAAACATATATGTCCATTAAAAACATAAGCTTTTTAAAAGCAACTCTAGAAGCCACTTTTACAAAATCTGGGTCTTCTACTGTAACTGCAGAGCTTAAGTGTTCTTTTTCTTTAGCTTTATCTATCTCTGATTGTAAAGCAAAACATAAACCTTCAGCTACATGTTTTTCACTAATCTTATCTCTTATGATTAGTCTAAATATGTATATGTCATTTCTTTTAGACACTCTTTTTACAGTTTCTGTTAAAATATAGTCTCTCTGTTTAACTGCTTTGTCTAGAAGTTTTATAAGGTCCTTTTTCAAAGGTTGTTTCTTTTCTTTTTCTATCTGCACTGGCTCTGATTTAGGTAAGTTCTCTACTATCTCTTCTTTACCAGCTTCATCTCCTTCTTTAAAAGCTTCTACTATAACTTTAGTAATATTTCTAATTCCTCCCATAGATTTCTTTACTCTTTCTTTAAATATAGAGTTAGCTATTTTATCATCTTGAGCATCTATGATTTCAGTTACTCTATACTTAGTTCCTTTAGAATTTACATTTCCAGATACTGTGTATCTGTTTAAATTTTTTTTCACTGGAGTAAAGCTTACTGGGTTCTTAGGTTTTTCTTTTTTCTTTCTCTCTTTCTTAGCGGGTGGGGTTATAGTTTTTATTGGTTCTTCAGGAGAAGGCTTCTGAATTAATTCTGGTGCCTTCTCTTCTACCAATTTTGCTCCCTCATCTAAGGAGAGATATAGCGCTTCATTATCGGAGTTAAAGACACTCCTGTTCTGGAGCTTCTTCCCAAGGAGTTACTTCTATATCTTTAGGTGCATATTTTACTCTTGAGAAATAATCTCTCATAATTGCTTTTACTATTACTTTCGCTTCTTCTGGAGTATAAGCCTCTATAAAAGCTTCTTTGTCTCCACTGTTTTTATTTTTATATATGAATGTTTGAGGTATAGGTTGTCCAAACAATCCTTTACAGTTATGTATTCTTACTCTGTATTTGTTCTTTTCTTCTGGTGTAGAAAGTTTTCTGTCTTTTTCTATGTCTACACTTTGTACAAAGTTAAAGTCTTGCATATATGATGCATTACATTTATATGAAGGATTTTGTTGAGCATCTATTGTAGCTTTAAACTTCTCATTACATTCATCTAATAATTTCATTAAAGTATCATTAGATTTTACATATTCTACAAAGTTTTCATAACATCTATATAAGTCTAATTCATATTCATTAGGTGTTCTTTGTTCTTGAATTAAAGCCATTCTCACACCATTTTGAGCATTTGTTAATAAATCATCTACTCCCTTTGGAATGTGTAGACAGTTTACTATTTGATTTTCATAGATTGTATTTATTGCTTTTCTAGTTTTAATTGTATTATTCTCTTGAAATAAATCATACATTGCTGGTAATATAAAAGCTAATGATAATACATTAGATAGAGGTTGTATTCCTTTTTCTTTCATTTTAGCTTCTATTGTTTCGGTTAATTCTTTTGATATTTTATTTATGTTTAATAAGTTTCCTAAGTATGTATTAGGATTGTTTTCTCTAGTTATTTTTTCTCTCTTTGGTTCTATCTTATTTAATTTTACTGGTTCTACTTTACCGCCAGTTCTCTTACTCATTATTCTACTATAATTACCTGGGTCTGTAGTTTTCATTATATTTAATGGAACATAAGGTTTGTTTTCTCCATTCTTCTTATTTAAATAGTTCAATTGATTTATTCTTGTTGAACATTGTTTACATATTCCTTTTCTTGTAAACGAATCTACCTCCATATCACAATCTGGACATTTCATATTAAATTCCTCCTACTATATATTATTTCTACGAATGAGTTCTTCTCTTAATAACTCTATGGCCTCTATACACTGAGCCTCATTAAACATTCCAACATGCGTTTTCTCCAATGGAATTTTTAATTTGTTAGATAACCAAGAGTAAACTTTCTTTCTCTCTTGAGCTTTCTTACTCTTTGGTGAATGTAGCCAAAGTTCATCTAAATATGTATGAACCTGCTTCCTCAGTGTTCTAAGCCCTGATTTTGCTGGAGTTCCTAAGGGTCTAGTAGTTCCTTTATGTACTCCAACATGTGCTTTGCAGTCTTTGCAAAGGTATATAAGTCCGTATGACTTACTATAGATTTCTGACGAATCTACTAATTTTGTTTTCTTCTTGCAATATGGACAATAGACAGTTTCTCCTAATTGAGATAAGTCTACTTCCATCTATTCACTCTCACCTCCATTTACTTCTAAAAATACTTTAACAAGTAATCCTACTAAAATAGTTTGCTCAGAAATAGATACTTCATCGAGAGCTAATATTGCAATTATACTCTGAGTTGTTTCTTCTAATGAAGAAGTTAACTTATAATTTGTTCCTTTTAAAATAGCCTCAGCTGTCATGTATACATCCATCACATTTCTATCAAAACTTTTTATCATTCGTTCAAAATCTTCATTAATAATCTTAAAATCATCTTTAGAGACTTTATTCTTTTTAGTATGATTTATAAGTCTCTTAGCAGTTTTTAAAATAAACTTATGCTCTGCTTTAGCAACCTTTACTAAGTCTAGCTCTTTCAAAATAATCTACCTCCTAAGTATTATTATGTTGAATAAACTTTTCATACTTAGTTTTTGCTTTAGTAAGTTGCTTTCTTTTTTCATATAATAATGATTGTTGCTTTTTTCTTTCGAATGGGTTTCTATTAGTTAGAAGTGAATTTTCAATCATCTCTACTTCTGACTCTAGAGTATTAATCTTTTCCCAATATTCAAAATCATTCTGAGGATTTCTCTTCGCCATCTTGAGTTTCCACCTCCTTTTCTAACTTAAGAACATCAGGTCTTATTGCAGTTGCTTTTACTTTAAATCCAAGTTTTTCTTCTACATATTCTACTAAATAATCTTTACATTCTTCTAAACACTTGTAAGATTTGAATTTTATTACACATTTATGTCTTCCATTCCAGTCCATATAGAACATTATCTGTCTTAAATCTTTTCCTGTAAGATTTTCTGGTGTTCTTCTTCCTATAAATTGTACATCAGGTGATATTACCATATTATTGTTTCTCACCTCCTCATAAATTATTATAGGCATTATATCAAATAATGCCTAAAATGTAAATACTTTTAAAAACGTTTTTAGAAATACTTAAGCTGGCTCTGTATAATTATAAACTACTAGAGCACTAAAGTAAGGGTTTTCTTCATCATCGATTGCAGTTGAATATTCTATGCTAACTATTGTGATAGTGTCATCATTAATAAATTTATTTAAGTCTTCTTCAAACTTATCTAAATCATAACCTGCAATTACTTTAGTTGCATGTTTTATCTTAACTTCCATTATAATACCTCCTTAAGTTTGATATTAAATTGCTCTTCTAATTTACGAATAGCTTCTAATTTAGTTTTCTCTATATCATCATAAATTACTCCTTGTTTAATTAAGTTATTCAATGAGTCTTCATTATGATTATAGTTACTAGAAACAGATTTATTTAGTTTGTATAATACATCAACTATTTCTATTTGTTCTATTTCTCCAGTTTTCTTATTATTTCTAAATAAGATTTGCCCTTTTTTAAATTTCATGAGTACCTCCTACATTAATTTATCTAATTCTAAGTCTTCTCTTAATTTAGACTTATTCTTCTTCCAGATTATATCTTCTGTAATATTTAGTATGACTACTAAAGCTAAACAAGTTAAATTAACTGTTAAGAATATTTTTGATAATAAGTTAGCTAAATCATCATCTACTCCGACAAGAGTAATTCCACATACAAATGATGCTATTAAAGCTATTACTTGAATTATTATTAGAGTAGTTGCTATAGCTGATTTCAATCCTATATGTAATTTAAATAGAACATCTGATGCATTCATTTCTATAATAGCTTTCTTGATTTCTTTGTTTAGAGCTTCTGATGATTGTAGAACTTCTTCATAGTGCTTTTCTAGTTTTTCATATTCTTCTTTGTTTATTTTTTCTTTTTCTGACACTTATCTTTCACCTCCTTAACTCTATAGTGAGGTATGTCAAACATCTTAGTTGAACTCCAAAAACTCTCACCGCACTGTGTGCATGTATATATGTAAGCCACGTTATCACTATCTTTTACATAGTCTTGTGGTTTTACTCCTTTAATACTATCTGAAAAACTCCAAGAGTCCCAATCACATTGTTCTCCAGCATTATGTACCCAATCGTGCTCACACTCTGGATGTCCTACTGGGTCTAAGTGTTTCATTCTTTTAATCATTCTTAGCCATCTACTCAATAGTATTTACCTCCTTCATTTGTATTTCTAATTGTTTAGTCTTTTCTTGCTCTACTTGCAATTTATAGTCAGATATAACTAGTGCTATAACTATGATTGCTAATAATAACCAGATTAGCACTGTTTCATCTATTTCAAACTTACCAAACTTCATTTCATACTCCTTTACTGAATAGTTCCATTCATTTTAGCTTTTAATAAATCTCTTAAGTGCTGTTCTGGATTATTCTTATACATTTTAATCTTATCTTCTATAGCTGCGATTTGTAATATGTATTCTTGTATCTTAGGGTCTTGTAGTATATACTTCTCAGCTGCATCTAAATCAAACTTAGATATTACTCCTTTAGCTATTAGAACTTGTTCTAGAGTTCTAATTTGTATTTTTACATCTAATATTTCTTTTGCTTGATTTAATTTATTCTGAGCACTATCTAAATCATAGTTATCATTGTTTGTTAGCATCTAAATCCTCCTCTACTAGCTCTATCTTTAATCTAGATTTTACTTCATTAAATACAGTTTCTGTAATCTTACGGTCTAATAAGCTATCGAAGTTTAGAAGTAAATGATATAAAGTTTTGTTTTGGTCTTGTCTAATTTCTTTTCTAATCATATTCTCTATAATGTAAGTTAATCTATTCTCATCATTAAATAGAGTATGTATTTCTTTTTGCACTGTGTTTTTAATTACTTCTTCTACATACTCTTTAGTTATACCTAAATCATTATGAATAAAGTTCTTCACGTCTCTATAAGATTGACTATTTTCCATATTTCCTCCTTAGCGCTAAGCTATATAATTTATTGTCTTCTACTAGAAAATGTATTCTGAGTCATTCTGATGTTTACAATGTGGCCATAAATTCACTTTCTGTAAGCTTTGTTCCATATGCCATAACCTTAGCTATATCAGCTTCTTCTGACTCTCCATCTCCTACTCCTATATAATAATGTATTTCATCAGTAAGTACGTCACGAGCTTTGATTATTCCAGCACATTTTTTACTCATTGTTGTGTACCAGTTTGCTTTTATAACCTCCATGCTTCTTGTTCACCTCCTATCTTATTGTAATTTTCACTAGAGTCTATTTCCTCTACAATTTCTTTATTTAATATAACTATACTATCACAGTCCCAACAAAACATTTGATTATAAAGTTCAGCATCTTCTGATATAAGTACTTCTACTGCATCATACTCTTTTCTTAATTCTTCAAAGTCTAAATAAGTATGAAAACTTAGATGCATATATGGGTCGTGCGGTAGTTTAGGTAAATCTTTAAGCATCTTTGTTCTGTTTATAGTTAATATGTTTGCATCTTCTTTTATTATAAACTTAAACCACTTGTCTGGTCTAAAGTAAGGGTATTCTTCTACTTCACACCACCATTTCCAAGACTTAGGAGCGTCTATTCTAGAAGCCCACAATCCTCCACGAGGTTTACAATTTCGTGGGTCATTGTATATATCTACAAATATGTTCTTATTATAATGTCTGTGTCCATAGTGTATAAATGTATTAGTCATCATTTCCTCCTTAAATTAAAGAAGTGGGTAAGCTATTAATCTAACGCCTACCCACAGATTAGAGGTGGTTAATCTACACCTCCTCCACTATCTTAGTTATGATTTCCTAAGATAGACCCCATAGACCATTTTCTAAGGGCGCCGCTGAAAACCTTCTTTCCAGCTAGGAGTATAGGAGCTACCTATACACGAGTACTCGTACTGAAGGGTGAAGAAAAACAAATATAGTGAGATTGATACGAGCTTTGCTACCCTAACTCCAATATTAAATTATTATGCTATATTTTAAATGTTAACTCTTCTTTAGATGGATAATTCTTTCCACCTCTTCTAAGTCCTCTATCTAGTTCTCTAAATACATACTCTTGATGCATCTGTATTGTCTTTTCTGGTAGTTTCAGCTTATATTCTTTAAACTTATCTATTGCCCACTGAGTTGCTGCAAATTCTGACTCACATCTTCTCATTTTAGTCTTGTAAGTTTCTAAATGTCCTATTTCATGAAATAGAATAAATGTAGTTGCTACACTATTAGCTGCATTCCACTTACACACTCTTCTAGTTCCATCACAGTGTGCATGAGTTCTAGACCAGCATTTACTATTGTAAACTATCTTTACGTTGTACTTTTCAATTACTTCTTTTTGAATGTCTAGATATTTCATTCTATCACCTTCTTAAAATAATCTACGTACTCACCGTCTTTCATTATAATAATTACTTTATATTTAGTATTATCTTCTACATACTCATATAGAAATACTGAGTCAGTTTCATCTACTTGTTCTATGCCTGCGTCATATGAGTCCCACCTATTTATTCTAGTTCCGTATTTTCTTACATCATCTAAAAATTCTTTCATTTTCATCACTTCCTTTAGTATGTTTCAAATCCTATTATTTCATTCTTTTCTATATTGATAAATACTTTTAGAGTTTCATCTTCTACTCCAATGTAATAAACTTCTATTCTGTCTGCTTTTAAGTGAGTTTCTTCTCCTACTCTCTTATCATAGATTGCTATGAGCTTTCCTACTTTCTTAACATGCTCTAACCATTCTAAATCTTTCTTACTTAATTCTTCCATATTCATTCTCCTTAGCTTAAGCTTTTTAATATTTGTTCTATTATTTCTATCTTTCCTCTTAGCTTGCATTGCTCTATAAGAGGTAAGTCTAAATTCATCTGGTCTTTCAACATCTGTAATAATTCTTTTAGATAGTTTGTAGATACTCCAGTGTATACTATTTCTCTTTTAGAATTAGATTTTCTTGAGTCTTTTGCTTTTTGTATAGTATTAGCATCTTCTTCTGATAGTTCTACTACTTCAAACTTCATATGAGATAAATGTAAATTCATTTCTTGAACTTCTAATAGTTTAGTGATTTTATTTTCTGCTGCTTGTTTAGTTTTGAATGTTTGTATGTTATACCCAAACTCAGGGTCTCTGATAGTATTAGCTCCTATGAATTTTCCAGAGTCTCCTCTAGTTGCACTGTATAATCCAGTATAATAACCTATAAAGCTAACTTCTCTACTCCATTCATTAACTTTATCAAATATTTTAATAGCATACATTCTAATCACCTCTAATCTATTTTATATTGTTCTAAGAAATCCTCCATCGCTTCTATTTGACCACATTCACTGCAGATTTCTGTTTTGTTATCTCTTCTTGAAAGTGCTGGGTAGCCAACTATTTCTTCTCCACATTTAGGACAAACTTTCTTATTTTTCATAAGTCTCACTCCTTATTATATAGTATTGTCTGTTTTCATCTTCTGCTATATCATAGTCGTTAATTCTAATCCATCCATTTGATTGATAAGTAGATACTCTAATTCCGCTTTTAGGTTCTATTGCTACTATTATATCATTGCCTTCTCCGTCTTTTCCATTATAAATAGTTGCTTCCTCTACTTTATCTAATATATCTAAGATTGAATTATCATCTTCTAAATCTATTTGTTTTATTAAATCTATATCATTCATTTTATTATTCTCCTTTTAATATTCTATCATATACAATTTCTCTAGCTTTTTGATTTACTTTTATGTCTAATAAGTCTAACATTGCGTGTAATACTTCTTCTCTTTCAAATTCTTTCCAATCGAAGTATTCTCCTCCAATTAAACTTCCGTCTTCATCTTTAGTTAATTCATATTCTCTGTTTAGTGTGATAAAGAAGTTGTCTGTTCCAGTTTTGTCTACACTTCTTACTTCATCCACTTTGTCTTGAATGTAATTTAGTCTTTCTCCATTTTCTTTAAACTTTTCTTTTAATTTTGTTATGATTTGTTCTCTCATATCAATATAACCTCCTCTATATTTGTTTATATATCTATTATATCATAGTTTGCTATAAATGTAAATAGTTTTGACTAAAATACTTTAAAAACTTTTATAACGTTCTATAAACTTCTTTAAGTTTTTCTCTGCTAAGTATATCTTTATGTATAAATATAGGAAGTAGTTTTACTATCTCATCGTGAGTAAATCTTCTAGTTCTTTTATTATCAAAGAATGAGTACATTACATTAACTGATACTCCTAAAGCTTCGGCTACTTTGTAAATTACTTTCTTTCTTCCAGAGCGTCTCTCATCAGTTAGATATTTCTTAAGTCTAGCTTTAAGTCTACTATTTAAATCTAAATAGTCTTCATAACAGTAGATATCATCAAATAGATATTCATCAGGAAATACTTTTGATAGAGGCACTTCAAATACTTCTGCAATAGCACACTTAGTTCTCATCTTAGGAACTCTTTTACTATTAGCTATATCTGATAGTGTAGCCGCTTGAACTACTCCTTTAGTAAGTTTCTCTATCTCACTAGAAGATAGTTTGTGCTTTAACTTTAATTTAGATATGTTATTTTTGTGTTGTTCATTTAAACTCTTCTCTAATTTAGATACTCTCATTTTCTGTTTATAGTTTTGATTAAATACATTAGTTAGCTTTTCTCTAATTCTAGAGTCCACTTCTTTCTCATAAAGCATGACTCTTCTTAAGAACTCATCTCTTCCTATTTGATAGTGTTTGTAGACGTCTTGTCTAGTAAACTTAGACCTAAGTACTTCTTTTATCATCTGCTTCTCTCCTAAAGTTAGAGTATTTTTACGAAGTCCTCTAAGAGTAGCTGGATTAGTGATATGATTTCTTAAGTCTATTACTGGAAGTTCTTCTATCATCTTCCCTCTTAGCTCTTTGTTTTTAAGATTTCTTTCTTGCTTGCAAGTTTTACAGACTAGCTGTATTCTGTAAGGGTCTTCATAATTATGTCTGATTTCAGCAGGAGCTCCACAAAACTGACATTTTCTCTCTACATTAGTACTTCTGTCTAAGAATTTATTGATATACATCATTTGCTGGTTAAAATCTTTAAATTCTTGCTTCATCTTTATCAGACTTCCTTTCCTTTTAATTTAGCGCTGCGCTATATAACTTTATTAGTTCAGTCTGAAAATGCATTCTGGGTCATTCTGATGTTTAGTTTTTTGACTGCGCTGACTATTTTCTATTAGCTACAGCTTCTCGAGACATTTTATAATATCTATTATATCATAGTATGCTTTGAATGTAAATAGGCTTGAAACGAGAGAAAAGAGAGCTTATCGCTCTCTTTTCCTTGACTAGAATCTGTAAATCCACTTTAAGTGGGTCCTCTTGTACTCTCTCAGTTGACGGTTGATTTTTGCTTGCTCTGCTGCAGACAGCTTATTGAACCAAGTATGGCACTTTTCACAAAGAATAGCTCCGTTCTCTACTGAAGTATCTCCACCTTTGGATTTCTCCTGCATGTGATGATAGGTCAGACAGTTTCTAGATTTCTTCTTGCAAGTGTTTGACCGTTTCGGCTTAAAACCGCACAGCATACATTTCTTTCCATAGAGCTGATACATCAACTCCCGAGTTGCTTTGTTGCTAGCCATATGATTGTCTCCTTTCCTAAATTATTAGTGTAAAGATAACTGATAGAGTAGACTATTTAATTATTCTTCAGTAGGAGCTTCTATAGACTCTTCTACTTCTTTTTCTTCAAGTTTTAGAAATACTCCACCAAAGTCTCCATTTTCATCTAATAGTTTTTCTAGTTTTAATTCTTTATTCTCTTCTTGAGATTTGTTAAAGATTTCTTCTAATAAGATTTTTTCTGAATCATCTAATCTATTGATTAGCATTTTAGAATTTGATTTTATTTCAGCATACATTATTCAATTTCCTCCTTTATACTAAAAGCTATACCTGATTTTTCTCCTTCTATATTATACAAAGTTTCTGCAGAGACTCCATGAATCTCTGCATTCTCTATAAATTTTAGAAGTTCTTCTTTTTCATTCTTGTGTATCATTGTATTAACTATTAGTTTATCATCTTTTATATGAGCTTGCATCTTAGTCCTCCTTATTTATAAACTGAAGTTGATACATATCCATATCTTCCAGTTGCTGGAACATATATGTAATCTACTGTAGTAGAAACGTTTTGTAATATTTTAACTTGTGTGTTAGCTAAATAAGTATATCTAGTTCCGCTTAAACTTGATTTAGAGTAAATGTATGTGTATGTAGTTCTAAATTTCTTATATTGTCCTACTGTATTTGTTATTGCTGGAGTAGATGTATTTGCTTGTTCTTTGTAAGCAACTACTTCTACATAAGCATATCTTCCAGTAGCTGGTACATATATTCTATCTACATTAGCATTTACATTCTCTAATATTTTAACTGTAGTGTTTGGTAAATATGTATATTCTGTTCCAGATAAATTAGACTTAGAATATAAAGTAGTAGTTGATTTTAATTTTCTAGTTTGTCCTACTGTAGATGTTGTAGGTTTAGTAGCTTCTCCTACTCTTACATAATCATCTATTACCCATTCATTAGTTCCAATTCTGTACCATCCATTTACAGTTTCATATATTGTAACTTTATTTCCATTATACAAACTTCTTACATATGAATAATTTGTTCCAGGTCCTCTTCTAACGTTTAAGCTAGAATTTACACTTACTACACCAGTTTTTGGAGTGTCTGGTACTGGAGTAGGTGCTGGAGTATCTGGAGTTGTTGGTTCTACTGGTTTAGCTTCATTAGCTTTAAATCCAAACCATGCTCCTGAGTTAGCATAAGCTTTAAAGTTAGCTATAGAGCAATTTATTGTGTTTCCGTCTAAAGTAACTTTTCCACCTCTATTACCGTAGTTGAATTTTCCACTATAGTTATATGGGTCAAATATTTTTAAAGTACTTCCTTCTATATCATATATTACTATGAAGTGTCCTCCTGTAGTAAATAATCCAGGTCCGCAACTTACTACTACATAGTAACCATCTCTTACTAATTGTATAGCATCGTTTACATTCCATACTCTTTTAAATGGAATATCAAATCTGTTTGCAGTCCATTGAAAAGCAGAAAAATAAGTTCCGTCATTAGCTGAACGATAACCATATTTTACATATAAGTCTCCCATTTCATCTGGATAGATTGTTCCTTTTATTGAGCTTACTATCATTGCTGAACAAGTAGGCCCACATCCTGAAGAACCAATTGTTTGAGAAGCTTTTCCTATAGCAGTGTATGGATGATTTTTCCATCTGCTATCTGTTTGAGAATAATAAACTGGAGTTTCGTTTACTGCTCCTACTATGAAATCTTCTTCACTTGGAGCTGCTCCAGATATAAACTCTGGATTTTCTTCTAAGAATCCTTCAACTTCTACTGCTGATTCCATATCTTCTGCAGTTCCAGTTGGTTCTGGTATCTCTATTGTAGAGACTTGTTCTATTATATTTTCTTCTACTGGTTTATCTCCCATTTTTACAAATGAGAAAACTAATCCAAAAATTATAGCTATTGCAAATAGTGCTATGAGTAATTTCTTTTTCATTATTTAGTACCTCCTTCTACTGGTTTTTGATAGTCTAAAAGTTCTTTTACTTCATCGAATGCTTTTTGTATAAAGTTATTTAAATATTTCTTAATAATATTACATGGTATTATTAGCTTGATATAAGCTGGTAAAAATGAATAAACATAGTCTATAGCAAATATCATTTTTTCTTGTCCTTCTTCAGTTTTAAATTCTTGCTCTGCTTTTAGTATTGCTTCTAAAGCTGTCTGACGAAGTCCTTTAGTTTTGCTTGACTTTATCATATAGATTATAAAGCAAACACATGCTGCAACTACTATTGATAAAGGTAGCCAATTAGCTTGTAGCCATTCCATATTATCAACCTCCTTCTATAAAAATTTCTATAAACTAAGCAATGTTTCCATTACTTTTTGTTTATCTTTGAAAACTCTATCTACTATGTCTGGTCTTGATTTTTCTCTTTTATTATATTCTATACATACAAATCCAACTATAAGTCCTTCTTTATTATGTATAGCCATTCCATATTTAGCTTCTACTCCTCTATCTCTTAAAAACTCATACATACTAGTATCTATTCCCTGCATATCTTCAAAGTTATCTATATAGCAGAATCCTGTATCATTTATTTCTTTTGTAAAGAAAGATAAAGCACTTCTAAATTGGTCTCTAAAAGTAGATATTATCGGTTTTACTCCTAATTGAACTTGTTCATTAGTCATTGACATTTTTAAGAATGATTGTCTATTTACTCCTTTTCCACCATTGTGATATTGAACTAAGCTGCATCTGCTAGCATCAGTTGTTATTAACATCTCTTGTAATTGTTTATCTATTTCTTCTGCTACTTTAGTTAGTCTATGATTTTCTTCTGGTGTAGGTCCTGTATGATTAACTCCATTAAGAACTGTTTGAATTAATAGTTCCATGTTCTTAGCTTGTTGTTCTTGGTATTCTTTTAATTGATTTTGTAATAACTCAAACATAGAAGCATATTTATCTTCTATTACTTTATCTTTATTATCTATCTTCTTGTCTTTCTTGTCTGCATCTGTTTGAGTTCTTTTAAAATAAAACCATGCCATTGACACTACTAAAATAGCGCAAAGTCCTAAAATCCCAATCTCTAAGTAAGCTTTACTAGCTTCTAACCATTCCACTAAATTTACCTCCTACTTATCTGTTAATTCTATGAATAAGTCTATTTTGTCTTCGTAACGTAGTATTCTGTCTTCTACTTGTTCCCAACGAGCATTTCCTGCAGCTTTTCTTTCTTCAAATTTAGCAATATAAGTTATTTCTATTGCTATATTAACAATGATAAGTACTGCTAACACTAATAAATTTAGCATAATAAATTTATTTACAGAATCTAATTCTTTAAATCTCTTTAATTTCATAAACCATTCTCCTTTATTGTTTCTTCCTAATGTTATATATAAATAGAGAGCAATTTGAATTGCTCTCTGAATTGATTCTAGGCTTCTTCTCCACTAATCTCTATGGCTAATCTAGTAAGTTCATCTATTTGTTCTGGAGTTATTGCTCCCATATTAGGAATATTTTCTATTAGCTGTGAGTACTGTCTAAAAGGTATATTTGTTTCTTGTCCAGTTTTATCTAGTTCTCCCTTTAGTACTTTCTTTAACTCAATTAAGTGTGTTAGTTTGTCTGGAATTGCCATGAATTATACCTCCTCACCATTTATATTTATTGTTTGACTCATTAAATCATCTAGAGTACCTTGAGAAATTGAGTTATCTTTATATAATTTAGCTATCTGCTCATGATACTCATCGAACGGAGCATCTTCTGTTAAATTTCCTCCAACTTTATTAATTGAGTCTCTTATTTTATTTTTAGTTTCTTCTAAATAAATTAGTCTTTGTTCTACTCCATTCATATTTTACCTCCTTAATAGCTCCAGCCAGCTGCTGTTATTTCTGATAGTCTATTACTATATCTATCACTTGTTATATTAGACCCATAAAATGGGCTATTATAAGAACTTCTATTAAATGTTTTATATGAGCTTGATGTTATATTACTGTTTAAGGCCATATTAATTATATTATGTATAGATGCAGTAGACAAATTATTACAAAAGTTAAATGAATTACACATTGATTTAACATTTTTTGTATACCATTGAGGCACAGTAACTAAATTATAGCAGCTACTGCATATCATGTTCATATCTGTTAAGTTATCAGTAAAATTAAAATTAGGCAAACTAGTTATCATATTGCATGCTCCAAACATATCTGATGCATTTCTAACTTTGCTTAAATCAAAGTTAGGTATGTTGTTAAGACTTCTACAAAAACAAAACATGCTATTTGTATATAATGCATTACTAGTATTAAAATTAGGTACAGAAGCTAGATTATTACAGTAATAAAATAAACTTGTAAAGCTATACACATTACCTGTATCAAAATTAGGAACTGTTGTTAGATTATTACAACCCCAAAACATAGTATTTAAAGATTTAGCATTTGATAAGTTAAAGTTTGGAACTGAAGCTAACATATTACAGTTAATAAATGCAGTGTTAAAGCATTCTATGTTTGAAGTATCGAAGTTTTGAACTGATGCTATGCTACTATTTCTAAACATGTTAGACATATTCGTAAGATTTGTAAAATTTAGATTAACAGGTATGTGACTATGTTTATAATTTAAAAATAAGTTACAGCCATTAGTTACTAATGATAAATCTATGTTTGATACAATAGGTTGTAAATTACATAGCGTTACTTTTAAAGCATTTTTAGCATACACTCCCGATAAGTTAACATCTGTAGTTCCAATGATTGTACCTTTATTGCTGTATAGCAATGCTGAGTTTAATGTGTCTTTATTAGCCACATTTAGTTGAGTATTTGCTAGCCCCCATCCATTATTATATTCATATATTCCATCAAAACATATATTAATATTAGTGCAAAGAAAATGTTTTATTATATTAAAATAACTTGGGTTTGGGCTATTTTGTATATTTATGTTAGTTCTGTTCACAAAATAATCTAAGTCGTCCACCGAGTCTGCGTATGTATAATGAATTCCATCAGTACTCTCAAAGTAAAACCTTTTGTTAGCTAGTTTAGTCTCTCTAAAGTCTATTCTCACATAATTAGGAGAGTAAAATACTCCAAGAGCATTTGTATTAGTTCCTGCAGATACTTCATATTCATCTATAATAGGCTCAGGTAGTGTAACCGAATAAGGCATATATAAACTAGACATTACTCCTGTATCTGTTATTGGAGTAGCATAATTATTATACACAATAGCTATGTCTCCTATGTTTGATACTTCATGTTGATTCATTTCTTCTTTGCTCTTAAACCAGAATATATTTGAATCTAAACTAGAAGATATGTTTTCAATCTTAGTAGCATAGCTTCTAAAGGGGTCATTATCATTTATGGTCTGCCCTTTACTTATAATAGATTGTTTTATCTGTCTTTTAGTTTCATCAAGATAATTTAGATTGTCTACTAAATCTTGCGTGCTATAAGCGCTCATCTACTCACCTCCGTCACTTATTTCCTCTATATTTCTAATTATAAAATCTTTTATTTCTTCTTTCTCTATCCCAAACTCTTTAAGCCCTATTGGCTCTTTCTCCATTTTCTTGGTACATACATTCTTGATTATACCTATATCACTTTGGTAGCTTAAGAATAGTCCTGAAAATTCATGCTCTTCATCAACAAAGTCTAGCCTCATCATTCCAAGAACTTTGTTACTGTCTATTAATAAATCATTATTATCAAATTTTATCTCATGTCCGAAAAGTTTATTTTGTAGCCAAGTCTCTATTCTACTAGCTAACTCTTCTATAAAGTTTGAGTGTTTATCATAATGACCTAAGACTATATCTCCTGGAAATACCACTATGCATCCACCACAGTGCTGAGTATTTACTAATTCTATGTTTTGATTTTTACAATATTGTTTATTAAAATTAGTTCCAGGATTATATATAGCTTTTGGTCTATCTGACAAGTTCTCTATAACTAAATTGTTATAGAGAATTGTTTTATTTTCTTTATATGAATTTATGTTTTCTTTAAAGTACTTTTCATACTCACTAAGTTCTATCTCTTTTATTAGCATATTTTACCTCCTTAATATGTCCATCCTGCAGATACTATCTCAGACAGTCTATTTGAGTAGTAGCTTTGGTCATAAATAGTGTTACTAAATGGTGAGTAACTATTTCTGTTATTAAAATTCATGTATGTTGAATTATTTACTGCACTATTTAAAGCCATGTTTATGATATTGTGTATTGTTGAATTAGATAAATTATTACAACAATTTGCAAATTGATACATTTCTATAGTTGATGAAGTGTTATACTGAGGTATATCAGTAATATTTGTACACCCATCAAACATGTTATCGTAGTCTTGAATATTACTAGTGTTTGTAAAATGAGGAGCAATTACAAGGTTACAATTTGTAAACATATTTGCAACAGACTCACAACTTTCTAAGTCATAATTAGGAACTGATTTTAAGTTAGTACATCCATAAAACATTCTATTTAAATGTACTCCTTTATTAGTAATAAAATTTGGACCTACTTTAATATTAGTACACTCTGTGAACATTCCTAAAAATCCGTTAGAGTTTGAAGTGTTATAGTTAGATATATTTGATATATCTACTAAATTACTACAATTAGCAAACATATTATACATCATTCTTACATTTTCTGTGTTTAATACCGGAGCATTAGCTAATGTAGTACAACCAGAAAACATATACCCCATTGTATTTACTTTTGAAGTATCTAAATTAGGAATGTATATTAAATTTGTGCATCCTTGAAACATTCCGTATGAACTTTTTAAATTACTGAAGTTATAATTAGGTATAGTAGTTAAGTTATTGCAATACTGGAACATTCCATACGCATTAATTACATTACTAAAGTCATACTCAGGTAGATTAATAAGATTATAGCAGTGGTCAAATATTAACTGTGCATTTTTTATATTAGTTGTGTTTGAATTTTTTACTGAAGTCATGTTAAAACAGTTTTCATACAATCTATAAATAGAATCTACTTTTGAATAATTTATTGTGTTAAATATATCAAGACTTTCACCAACTTCATCTTCTCTATCAGACAATAAATATGATAAATTAGTAAAGTTAGATAAATCTAAATTAGTCATTAATTCTAAGCTACAATTAGCAAATATTCCATAAAAGTTATCTAGCACAGTATAGTTTATAGCTGAAATATCTTTTAAGTTCATACATCCGCTTAAACATGCTTCTATAATTAGGACTAGTATTTAGTGCTAAGTCGTAATTTAAAGCTGGAACAGCTTCTAGGCTTGTGCAATTTGAAAACATAAATGCCATGTCATTCATTTTTGAAGTGTTATAACTAGGTACGACTTTTAAATTAGTACAGTTAGCAAACATTGAAGAAGCACCGATGGCATTGTTTGTATTAAAGCTTGGAGCTTCTACTAAGTTATTACAATTAGCAAATGTGCTAGAAAATCTAAGTACGTTTGCAGTATCAAAGTTAGGTACTGAAGTTAGATTAGTGCATCCTTGAAACATATAGCTCATATTATTTACTTTACTAGTATTGAAATTTGGTACTGTATTTAAGTTATTACAATAGCCAAACATTGTGCCAGTAGAAGTTAAATTAGAGAAATTGAAATTAGGTACAGTTCTTAAATTATAACAGTTTGTAAATAAACTACCAGCATAGTAAAGTTTTGAAAAATTAAAATTAGGTACTGAAGTTAGATTAGTACATCCTGAAAATGTTGCTATTGCATTAGTTACATTTATAGTATTAAAGTTAGGTACTGAAGTTAATTTTGTGTCGAATGTAAACATTCTATTTATAGTTGTAGCTTTACTCATATTGAAATTAGGTACTGAAGTTAAATTAGGACAATTATGCAAAAAGCTTTCAAATATATTCATGTTGGATGTATTAAAGTTAGGTACTGTCTTTAAATTAAGACACCCATTAAACATGCTTTCTGAGTTAGTTACTTTGTAAAGATTAAAATTTGGCACATTCTTTAACCCTTTGCAATTAGAAAACATTCTAGCAGTGTTTGTGCTGTTTCTTAAATCGAAATTTGGTATTGTTTCTAAACTTTCGCATCCTTGAAACATTTCTATGGTGTTCTTAACAGTGTATAAATTAAAGTTTGGCACTGAAGCTAAGCTTTTACAACCATAGAACATTCCGTATGTATATACATTCACATTAAATGTGAAATTAGGTATTGAAGTTAGATTAGTACAGTAGCCAAAAGTATAGCAGAAATTAAGTACTCCTGCTGTGTTAAAGTTTGGCACAGATGTTAGACTAATACATCCATTAAACATTCTATGCATATTATTTACTTTGCTAGTATTAAAATTTGGAACAAACAATAAGTTGTTACAAGCTACAGTTTCATGTGTTTTTAAATCAGTTATGCCTCCAAACATATAAGCCATGTTAGTAACATTAGATGTATCGAAGTTAGGTATAGTCATTACATATTCATTTCCAATAAACATGTTACTGCAATCATTAATTGACCCAGTAGTTATTCCATTAGTAGTACCCATATATAAGTTTATTATATCTTTTACATTTTGTATGTCTGTTTCTGTATATTTAGTATAAGAAGCTAATGTTCCTTCTTGAACTCCATGTCTACTGTAAAAAACTCCTTTATTCAACACATCTTTTGCTTTTGCATTATGTTGAGTATATAAAGGACTCCATAAAGTCTTTGAATTTAATATATAGTTAACATGAGGTATATTATTAGCTATTTTCCAGTCTATGTCATTATATGTAGAAATTAATTGCTCATACATCTGTTCTTCTATAAGTGGTCCTACCATTGGATAGACTATGCCACCAAGTCCCCAATCATCTATATATTCTTCAGCACTAAATCCATAAAGTCTATAAGTATCAGGACTATTGATTATACTTCTATACTCTATTTTAATTGGAATATTACCAAACTCAATATCATTTTGAAAAGTCATGTTTAGTAAAGCATTATTTGCTTTTGCTAAGTTAAATGTAAAATTCTTAATAGGGTATATTAAATCAATACCATCTGCATTAGCGCTAAAATATATTTGGTCAATGTCCAAATCACTATAAAAATTTTCTATATCTACAGCTGTATTTATTGGTTTAACTATAGACAAATTAGCTATCTTAAGATTAAAAACTGCTGGAAATATATCACTATCATTAGTAAGAGACGTATAGTACATGTTTGGTATAAATATACCTCCAAAACTATCATTTGAAGTATTATACACCACTCCTATGTCTCCGTCATTGGCAGTGCTTTTAACCATGTCTTCTGCATTACTATAAAGATGAATGTTACTATAAGAAGCTTCTCTTGCTTTTCCAGTTCCCTGAATGTTAGAAATCTTAGCTGCATAACTTCTAAAAGTGTCATCATCTTTTATTTCTTGTCCTTTATTAGTTATAGCCTGTCTTATTAAGTTTTTGGTTTCATTTAAATAATTTAAGTTATCTATTAAATCTTGAGGGGTATTTGTGTTTGACATTTTGTCCTCCTCTCTGGTATCTATTCTCCTATTTAAATATATAAAAATAGAGCAAACCATCTGGTTTGCTCTCTAAAGTATTGTTTATTATACTCCTGGAACCCATCCTTTATCTATTAAATTCTGGTAGTTAGGTAGGTTCTTACATATATTTATTTGTGCATTAGTAAATCCTACGTTTCTTAAGTTCATATTACTTGTAGAAGTAACATTTGAATTTACATACATTGCTAATATATTATCTAAACTTTGATTACTTAGTTTAGTACAGTTACTCCACATGTGATATGTAACATTCATTTTTGGAGTATACATATAAGGAACATCAACTAAATTAACGCATCCTCTGCAAAAGTCATAAAAGTTATTTACTTGTGTTATTGAAATAAACTCTGGCAAAGAAGTTAGATTCTTACAGTTTAAGAAAGTACCAGATAAGTTATTAGCATTAGGTAAATAATAGCCAACTGCAGTAACTAAGTTTGTGCAACCATTAAACATACAACGTAAGCTTTTTGCATTCCTTAGATTCCATTCTGGTGCCTCTCGTAAATTAGTACAATTAGTAAAGCATCCATCTAGCCAAACTACATTGCAAGTATTCCAATTAGGCGCTGATTGTAGTTTAGTGCATCCATTAAAAGTGTACTGCATTCCAGTTACTTTACCAGTATTCCAGTTAGGTGCAGTAACTAAGTTGTTGCAGTTTATAAAAGTATTGCTTATAGAGGTAGCATTAGCTGTATTCCAGTCAGCTACATATGTTAATCTGTAACAATATTGAAAAGAGTTATTGAAGTCTGTTATGTTCTCTACAGGTAAATTAGGAACTGTTTGTAGATTACTACAGCTAGCAAAAGTTCCATATAATCCTTTAATATTAGGAAAATACCAGTCATTAGGGTCAATAGTTGTAAGACCGGTACTTGCAAAAGCATTCATTAGACTAGTGGCTTTTACAAAATTTCTATTAGGTATTCTAGTTAAATTACTACAATATGTAAATGAGTTTAGCATATTTAATACATTGCCACCGTCAAACTCTGGAGCTTCTTTAAGATTATAGCATCCAGAAAAACATTGTCCGATAGTGTTAGCTTTTTTAATGTTAAAGTTATTTACCTTTTCTAACTTCTGACATCCGCATAAATATTCCTGTAGCATTTATTACATTAGAAAAATCAATACCATCTACTTCTGTTAATGATGTACAATATGCGAAAGAGTAAGGCATATTTTTTATGTTTCTTGTATTCATGTTAGGAAGTCTTATTAGCATGTTGCATCCATAGAAAGTACTATTCATACTAGTAACAGTGCTTTTCCAATATAAATCAGGTAGTCTACGAAGTTGTTGACAATTACGAAAAGCATTATCTATATAATTGCAATTAGCTAAGTTTAGGCCTGCAATATATCTTAAATTTCTACAGTTATTAAACATACCACTTATACTAGAAAATTTACCAGTATTTAAATTAGGAATATATTGAATAGTTTGTTTATTTGCAAATGTAGTATATGATGGTTGAGTTATTCCATCTGTATCTATCATATAGTCTAAAGTATCTAATCCTTGCTCACATATATGCATTATAGTTTGACCTGGGTCTTCAGTCATTGTGTTTGTTAACACATTTATTTTTCCTGATACAACTCCATTATTTCCTAAATATACTGCATTTGTAAAACCATGCCAGCTTTCAGCTTCTATTCCAGTCACTACTGGAGTCCAAGCTGAGTTTTCATATCTAAAAGTTCCATTAAATATAGAGTTATCCAGAGAGTATACCATAGCTACGTCTCCATCATTTGGAGATTCTACAGAGTATAGTTCATCTAAAGAAGAGAACATCATTATCTCTCCTTCAGCCACACTACCTCCTCCTGTCTGTATATTCTCTATCTTAGCTATATAACTTCTAAATGGGTCATTATCATTTACAATTTGGCCTTTTTCATTAATAGCATCTCTTATGCAACTCTTAGTTTCATTTAAATAATCCAAGTTATCAACTAAATCTTGTATGTTATACTCATAAGACATTCTTATTCTCCTTCCTATTAGTAGCTCCAACCCGCTGCATCTAATTCTTCTAATCTATTTTCAAATCTATAAAAACTTATGTTTGTGTTGTTAAATGGACTAAATGAATTCATATTGCTTAAATTTTTAGCTGTTCCTGCTACTATGCTGTTAAGTGCCATATTTACTATATTCTGTATAGCTGCATCAGATAAGTTATTGCATCCCATAAACATTTTATCTAGTCTATTTGTATTAGAAGTATTAAATTGTTGTACATCAGTTAACTTAAAACAATTTAAAAACATATATGACATATTATCAGCATTAGCTGTGTTTATTTCAGATATAGACGTTAAATTAGGACAAGTGTGGAACATACTTTGAACATTTGTAAGTTTATTTGCATTAATTAAGTTTATATTTGATAAATTATTACAATATTGAAATATTCTATAAGCATTTTCTACTGAAGAAAAATCAAGCGGCTCTAGAGTATGAAGATTTCTAAATCCAACAAATAAATTAGCTACATTTACTATATTTCCTGTGTTAGTTATCTTTAAATAATTAGCATCATTCTTATAAGAAGTTATGAAGCTTAGAATTTCTTTAAGTGAAGTTGCTTCAATAACATCTTCTTCAGCTAAATCAAAATTAGTTAATGTTGAATTTGAGATAGTGTTAACTGCAATTGAATATGTTGGTAAGTTATAATCAATAACTATAGGTACATTCCATCCATTAATAACTGCTTTAGAAGCTGCCATCGAAGGTATATTAGATATTTGAGATTCAGTCAATCCATAATAATTTAAAGTGTTTATTCCAAGGCTTGCAGCAGTTGTCTCTTCATAGCATGGTAAAAAATCAACTATGTTAGATAATGACTCTCTAGTAAGACTCGGACAGTTTAAAAACATCTCTTCGTGTCTGTAAATTTGAGTTCTATTTAGAGTAGCAGCTCTTATTGTGCCTACATGCTCTAAATTTATACAATTATGAAACATTCTGTAAAAACTTCTAGCTGCAAATGAAGATACTATACCTCCATTTGCATAAGCGCTCCCTCCAATACCACCCGTATATGATTTTAAATTGGTACAATTTTCAAACATGTGCTCTGCATTTCTTATAAGAGCCATGCTATAAGTATAGCCTGTGAGATTACTACAATTATAAAATGCATAGTCCGCATTATATACACTAGTTAAATTTACAGCTACAGTCATATTGCTACAATTGTAGCAAATATAGTCTGCTTCTCTTATAGTATTTAAGTTAGTGGTGTGTGGGTATAATAAATTTACAGCATTATAAAACATATGTGATGCATTAGTTATTTTCTTATTATTAAAAGTCATCAATCCTGGTACAAATTCTCTTCTATAATTAGCAAATAAGTTTGCAACAGTAGTTAAGTTAAGCACATTCAACTTAGAAAAGTATGCATTATGAACATTATTTATATCATTTACATATGTATTTACAGACCCAGTATATAATATCTGTGTGTTAGCAGTTCCAGTAGATATACCATTAGGCCCATAGTATTCTATACCTGAAAGTATTAAAGAATCAGTAGCATCAAATTGAGTAGGCGCTGGTTCCCATTTACTCTCATTATATCTATAAACTCCATAAAAAGCTGGAGTTTCCATATCAAAGACTAAAGCTATATCATCCACTTTTGGAGTAGTGAAATTATTCATTTCTTCTATCGAATTAAAGTGTTTAGCGGAAGCATTAGCATAGCCACCGCCTCCACCAGATTGTATATTTGATATTTTAATTGCGTAGCTTCTAAAAGTATCATTATCTGATATTTCCTGTCCCTTGTTTTCTATAGCTTGTCTCATTAAGTTCTTAGTTTCATTTAGATAATCTAAATTATCAAATAAATTTTGAGGTGTATTAGTAGACATTTAGTCCTCCTCTCTATAGTTGCTCAGCTATTGTCTGTACACTCCTCTCTATATCTTCATAAGTCTTCTCATTTACTGGTTTACTAAACATTAATTCTATAAATTGCTCCAAAGTTTGTTTGAATATTATTCCTTGCAAATGAGCTCCTTTTGAATTGTAAGAATTAGTGTACATGTTCTTGTAATCATCCTTAGAAATAAATTCTTGTATTTGTTTATAATAATCATAGTAGAACTTTCTAGAAAGCTCCTCAATGGCTTCTAGTGTTTCTGGAGGTACTTCTTTTGCTAAGGCTACATTGTAATATATAAAACAGCTAAATGCTGTTTCTAATGCAGCAGGCGCAATATTTTTAAGAGGAACTCCCTCTCTTTGAGCTACATTATATGCATGATGTAGATTATAAATATAACCAGGAGTACAGATTCCGAATTCATATTCATCTTTCCCTCTTCTAGTTATAGATGCTTCATTATAATGCCATTCGTATGTAGCTGCATGTAGTACTTTTCCTCCATCTGGTCCCATTTCATTTTGTGCAATTAGATTACACATGTTATTGAATCCAACATCTTCATTACTTCTTGTTGGAGTAAATCTAATATTGTGTTCATCTAAAAAGCTTCTTCTATAAATATGTCCAAACACCCAAACTAGATTTGCTTGCATAGGAGCTTGCTCACAATTCTTTCCAATTTGAATAAATGGACTAATTATAAATTTAGCTGAAGTATCTTTCATAGGTTTAGATAATAGTGTTAGAGAACAAGCCTCATAAAAGGTATCATCTGCATCTATAAAAGTTATAAAGTCCTCTTTAGTGTTGTCTATTCCGTATTGTCTAGCATACCCAGGACCTCTGTTAGTTTCATACCCTACTTCTTTAATATCTAGAAAAGGTAGAAACTGGTTAACTATTTCTTTATAGTCTTTTCCTCCATCATTTACTATAGTTACCTTTAGTTCTTTTCTGTTTAACTGCATTGCTATGCTGCTTAATGTTCTAATAATAGTGTCATGTGAATTATAAGCTGGAATTATTACATCAATCATTACTATCAACTCTCCTTTTAAAATATTCTCCTATTAAAATATATAAAAAGAGAGCAAACTGACTTGTCTGCTCTCTTAATTTACTTTACTCTATTTAATATACCCAACCAGCTTCAGTAAGTTCAGTCAATCTATTAGAGTAGTAAGTTGATTTAAACTTAGTTCCATATAGAGGACTATATGCATTTGCGTTACTTAAATTCATCCTTGTTGTAGATGTTATATTGCTATTTAATATCATGTTAACTATATTTTGAATTGACGCATTTGTTAAAGAATTACACTTATAGAACATGTTTTGCATATTAATGCAGCTACTAGCATTAAAATCAGGTACATTCTTTAAAGCTGTGCAATTAAAGAACATTTGTGACATATTGTTTACTAAGTGTAAATTGTAAGCTGGTACATCAGTTATTTTATTGCATTGGTAAAACATTCTATTAGCAGTTTTTACATTCTCTAAGTTGAAATAAGGTACAGATGTTAAATTAAAACAGTTGCCGAAAGTACCTACTGTGTTAGATATATTTAATGATAAATCGAACTCTGGCACTGTAGTTATCTTAGTACCATAAAAAGCCTCTGCTATATTCGTACAGTTAGATAGATTGTAGTTAGGTACAGATGTTATATTTAAGTTCTGGAATGTTTTAGAAATACTAGTACAATTAGTTAGGTCAAACTCTGGTACTGTAGTTATATTCACACAGTTTTGCATTAACCCTTCTACGCTTACTGCAGAAGAAGTATTAAAGTTAGGTATTGAAGTTAACGAAGTACAGTTGCAACATAAGTATGCCATGTTATGAGCATTAGCAGTATTAAAATTAGGCATAGATGTCATTTTACAATTATATAACATATATACGAAGTGACCTACATTGCTAGTATCGAAATTAGGTATTGAGGTTAGTTTACCGCAATTATAGAGCATTTGAGCTACGTTGTCTGCTTTAGAAGTATTAAAGTTTGGAACTGAAGTAATGTTACCACAGTTGTAGAGTAGACTAGCCATATTTACGCAATTGACAGTGTTAAAATTAGGTATCGAAGTTAGCTTAGTACAATGGCTAAATGCACTGCACATACTCTCTACATTAGGAGTATTAAAATATGGCACTGAAGTTAGATTTCTACAATTATAAAGCATATAAGACATATTAGTTACTTTCTCCATACTATAATTAGGAACTGAAGTAATATTACCACAGTTGTAGTACATATAGTATGTATTCTCTAAATTAGAAGAATCAAAGTCTATACCTGAAGTTAGAGTAGTACAGTTTTGATAAGTCTTAGCGGTGCTCACACACCCATTTATATCTACAGTTGGAACTGTAGTAAAGTCTTTCACATTATAAAATAAATTATAAGCATTCATTACTTGTAAATTCTTATATGAATTATATAAATTAAATCTTAACTTTGCTTGTTCTGCATTAAGATTTGTAGTTTGAGCTAAAGTTCCTTTTTCTACTCCATTAACTCCTAAGAAAGTAGTATTTAGCACATCATCTGCTTTTGTATCAAATTGTGTTTCTGGTATTACCCATTCTCCATTTGTATATCTATAAAGTCCTAAAAAATGGTCTACATAAACTTTAGCAAAATTAAATACAGGGCTATCTTCATAACTAGCAGAAGTACTAAATTCTCCACCTAAGTCAATAGTAACACCTTCTTCATGACTAGTTAGAGTGTATGTAATACCATCTGTTGAAGAGTATACTACTATCTGTTCTGTTGAAGTATAATTTCCATCCTCATCTCTTAGTCTTTTGTAAAGTCTAAAGTATGTAGGGTATAGCATCATAGAATAGTATACTTCTGTTGTAGGAAGTAATGCTACAGAATAGTTAGTATCTATAGCCTTATCTAGTGTCACTTGGTAAGGGAAAGTGATTGTAGTAGTTTTTTGTCCGCGCTTTTAAATTAGTTAGGTCATTCTTAAATACTATAGCTGAGTCTCCTTCCTCATTTCCAGTAGAATCTTGCATCTGTTGGACTGAAGAAAACATTCTAAAATCTTCTGTAAATTCACCACCTTTTAATAGACCTTCTATGCTAAAGGCAGTAACTCCATCTTTTAAATTTTCTGGTGTTATTTTAGTTACTCTTTCTTGTAGTATTTGATTTGCTTTTTCTAAAAGTGTTGCCATTAGTTATTTACCTCCTTCTCCTTAAATTCTTTCTCTATTTGAGCAAGTCTTTTCTTTATCATGCTGGACATCATACTGTTATCATTTAACTTAGGAGAATATTCAATCTTTATATCATTTTCTTTAACTTTTAAAAATTTGTCTATACATTTATTTAAGTCTATAACAATCTCTTTCTCTGATTCATTATAGTCTTTATCATCTGGATTTTTATGATATATCTGTAAATTTGGTATTTTTGATATTATTTCAGTATTTATTGTAAGTCTAGTCATATTATTATTTGTATTAAAATTCATATAATCTGGTATTATGGTACAACAAATTAACCCGTGCTCATTCGCTCTTAACTCATTTGATAACTCTATGTTTTTACATTTATCAGCTATAGTAAAATGATATATCAACTTCGGTATCTCTTTTACAGAGTCATCTTCTTTTAGGTACTTCATAAGTAAATCATTAAATTTCATTTCTTACCTCCTTAATATGACCAACCTGCCGCTGATAGTTCTGATAGTCTATTAGAATAATAGCTGCTGTTGAATTTAGTATTTGATAATGGACTATAATAATTACCTACATTTAAATTAGTATAAGAAACTCCAGTAATACCACTATTTAAACACATGTTAATTATATTTTGTATAGATGCGTTAGTTAAATTATTGCATCTGCCTGCTATGCATGAAAGCCCATTATTTCCTATTAAAGATACATCTAACTGAGGTATATCTGTTAAATTTTCACATCCACTGCACATAAAGCTATAATCATTAGATTTTAAATTAGGAACAGTTGTTAAATTAGTGCACATTTGGAAAGCTTGTTTTAAGCTTGGATTTGATGCAACGTTAAATTTAGGAACGGTTGTTAAATTAGTACAACCATAGAAAGCTCTACACATATTCGTGACTTTTGAGAAGTTATAGTTAGGTATTGAAGTTATATTAGTACAATCTTCAAATATACAATGTGCAAAAGTTAAATTATTAAAGTTAAATTCTGGTAAAGATGTTACACTTGAACATTTTCTAAAAGCTCCAGCTGCATTAATAACTTGTTTAGTATCTAAATTAGGAATAGATGTTAATTGAGTGCAATTATAGAACATATTTGTTATATCTACAGCTTTACTAGTGTTTAAGTTGCTTATTGCGTAAAGATTAGCTTGGTCTCTAAATAAAGAAGAAAAATTAGTTAAGCTACTTGTATTTACTAGTGAAGTTCCATCAAGTCTCACTGGAGCTATTCTCATGTTTGATGGCAATGTTTTATTATCATCAGTTAAAACTATATCTTCTAAATTAGAGTATGCAACCATAGATTTAGCAGTAACTTCTGCACTAAAGTCATTCATTTCAGTAGATACTTCTACTCCAAGAGTTCCTTCTTCTACTCCGTTTTTCCCATAAAATATTCCACCATAAACTATATCACTAGTTGCATTAAATTGTGTAGGTGCGAGTGTATATAAGTACTCTTTTTTATAACATTCATTCACATTATATGGAGCTGCAGTTTCATTTTCATCTCCCTCAGCACCATTCCAAGTAGAGTAATAAGCATCTATAGTCATGGCAAGATGTCCTGCATCAGAAGTACTTGGGTAAAATCTAGGTGGGTATGATATTGGTAAAATATCTATAAGGTAATAAGTTCTAAAGTATGTTTTATGTGATTTGCTAGAGTCTAGTGATAGAACTTCTTCTGTATAAGTCATATTGTCTAAATCTAAAGTAACCATTGATGGTGTTGTAGTTTTATAAATACAAAGACCTATAATATTTCCATTCATATCACCTGCTAAGCTAGCATTATTAAAGTTATTATTTCTATCTGGGTTTACTATAAAGAATACTTTACCTTCTGTATTTAAATAAAGTCCTATATTATTTATACTATAAACACCATAGCCTTTGTCTATTTGATATTGATTAATTAAAGTATTTATTTTATTTAAATCATAGTGACCGGGTATGAAAGTTCCATCCCAGTTCCAGCTAGAAATAGCATCATTTTCAATATTAAATGTCATATTACGTAAGTCAGCAAATCTTATAAATTCTTTATTTAATATTTCTATTCTTTCATACAATCCTTCAAACTCTTTGGTTCCAGTTTTAATAAAGTAGCCGATAGCATCATTCCAGTATTCTGCATAATAGTAGTAAATTTCAACACCAAAGTCTACTTCCTCTTCTCCTCCGTCTGTTCTTGAGTAATTGATACCATCTGAACTTTCATACTGAATCCTTATGTTACTAGAGTCTGTGTAACACTCCATCATAAATCTATTTGAGTCTAACTGACCCCAACATTCAAACATAATAGAAGAATCAACTGCTCTATACATTATCTCAATATAATCAGATACTGCAGTTGATAACTTTACAGTATTTGGGAAAATAGCTTTGCTAAATCTACTATTTACAGTAGCATTACCAGTTGCATCTTTGTATACTAAAGCTAAGTCTCCTACTTCAGCAGTAGTATCAGCATTCATTTCTTCTACTGTAGAGAATAATTTAACTCCCTCTGTTGCTGCTCCTGCTTCTAAAGCTCCCTCTATGTCAAATATCTTTATTCCCTTTTTAATGTTCTCTGGTATTATCTTCTCATTCTTTTCTTGTAGTATTTCATTCGATACTTCTAATATAGTTGACATTCTATCCCTCCTCTCCATTCATTATATTATCTAAAATTGCTTCTACTTCTTCTTCAGTTCCACCAAGTCCTTCATACTCTTCGTTAGTTCTAAGAACTTGATTTAGAGCATTCATTGAAAGAACTCCCTCAGATGGAACTCCATATTCTATCCAAGCTCCATTAATAAATCTAAAAAGACCTTCAAATGAAGTGTTATATACTATTGCAAATGTTCTGTCTGGTAAATCTAAAGAAGCTTCCATCTCTTCTTTTGTATTAAATATTGTAGGAGCAGACCCAATTATATCAAATAATTGGATTCCTGCTTTAAAGTTTTCTGGTATTATCTTTTCATTCTTTTCTCGTAATATTCTATTAAGCTTTGTTTCTAATCCTGTAGCCATATCATACCTCCTATTTTAATGGGCCTGCAATAAAAGAGCCGCTTCCGTTATTAAAGTAGAAAGATAAAGAAATTCTATCATATAGTCCTACATTTCCTTCAAAGTCTTTAGCTGGAATATAGTCTCTTATTAGCTCTCCAGATTTATTTGTAATCTTACAATAGTGTAGTTTGTATTTGTTTGATTGAGCGCCATTGTCACTATATCTTGGTTCACCAAGTAAATATAGGTTAGCTGGAGTCACTGGAGTATTAGTAATTGATGAATTATCTAATACAATTTCTCCATTAAATATAACTTTACCTAAGTTTGTATATATTGTATTTTTATTATCTTTAGTTCCAGTTCCAAATCTAAAGTCATTTGCATATAGGTATCTAAATACATTGTTTTGGTAAGTTAATATCATAGTATTGTAATCCCAAGTAGAAGACGCAGACCAAATTACACTATTTTCAGTAGCTACTTCAGATATCTGTATTTCAATACTTCCTAAATCATCTGCACTTACACCAGTATCTATGTATTGAGTTCCAGTAGATTGTATATAGTCTAACTCTATTAATTGAGCTACGCCTTCTAATATTGAGTCAGCTATAGCATCGCAAGTCTTATAATCATTTAAACTAGTAATATTTACAGCTCTTACATATCCTGAGCCAGAGTGATACCCTTTAGGTATAGCAATTGTTGAGTCTCCTGGAGTAATATATTTTGTTCCAATATTAGGCATAGTTCCTGATAGTAGACCAGTAGAGCTATGAGCTGTTTTTCCTGATAATAAGTTAGCTGCAGTAGCTGTATCTTCATTAGTGTTATACATTGTTGATTCATCTATTTTTATATTATCTACTACAGTTTCTCCATTCTCTCTCATTATTAAATAAGCAGCTTGAGATGGATTTTCAATCCAAACGTTGTCTTCTACTCTAAAGAAAGTGTATAGTGTTTTAGCTCCCCAACCTGATGAAGAAGGGTCTCCACCGTTACCGAAGTTTGGAATTGCGTAAGGTGTAGCTGTAGTAACTCTAGTTAATGTGTTGTTCTCTACACTGTATTTATAAATATAAGATGTATTTATATCTGAAATAAATACATAATCATTAAAAGTGGCTACATATATACCATTAAGAGTGTTCATGCTAAAAGGTACTGTAGTTGTTTGAATTAAAGTCCTTGTATCTAAATCATATAAGCTAAAGTCTCTAGTAGCTCTATCTACAGTAACAAAATAGCTATCTTTAAAGATAGCAGCTACTGCACTATCCATTATAGTGCTACTTATAGCTGTGTGAGATATAGTTTGAGCATTTGCATTTACTGTATAGATTCTAGCTGCTCCTACAGTACTTAATATACATTTACTTCCTTGAGAATTCCAAGAAATACATCTTCCTTCAGAAGTTCCAGTAGTTGTAACTGTATAAACTCCATTAGCTATAAATCCAGCATACCCATAATCACTTGAATAATAGCCAAGTCTTCCATACATAATAACTGATTTATTGCTCATAGGATTGAATTTAATTTTTATACCACCGTCCCATGTATTACCAACCCCATTAACACCACAATGGCTTCTAGGTAATGCAGTTGAGTTGTTATATATATTTACTACCTCTTTCTTTTCATAGTCATAATCCACTATCAATGTTCTTACATTGCTATTAGGAACATCTTGTACTACAAATCCAAATCTTAAAGTGCCATCATCATTTTTCCAATAAGCTATATCTGCAGAAACAAAACACCAGCCACTAAATCCTACATCAGCTGTAGTAATTTGATAGTTAGTTCTTGTCCATACATTATTATCATTTAACTCAAAAAATACATAGTTAGGAGCATACACATTATAGTTTGTTACTGTACTTCCGTTACTAAATAAAGCTAATCTATGTCTATAACTACAAGCCACTATTCTATTAGTTGTTGTAGTGCACCAGCTAGTATCATAAGTAGTTCTAGTTAATGTATTCAATGTTGGATTCATTGTCTTATATAAAGTTTTTACTTGCCCAGTAATTTTTTGGTCATTTACATAAGCAGTTTTAGGGTAAATAATATCATTAGCTGTTGCAGTTGCATCTTCTGTCTTAATTCCAGTTTCTATAGCTCTTATTTTATCTGCATAACTTCTAAAAGTATCTGAATCTGAAATAGGTTGTTCTTTATCTATAATTGCTTGTTTTATTAAATCTTTAGTTTCATTAAGGTAAGCTAAATTGTCTTGCAAGTCTTGAGGTGTATACTTATCAGACATAGACTATACCTCCTCTCCATTTATGTCTACTACAGTAATAGTAGCATCATTTACTTGTTTAGTAAGTTCTACTATTGTATTTTGTTGTTCAACTATTCTATCTTCTAATTCAGCAACAGTAGTTCCAAGAAGTATACCTTTTATATCTGCATACCTTTTTGTAGCTTCTTCATTAGTTGCTAAGTCTTCTACATATTTTTCTCCATTTCTCATAAACCAGATAACATCAGTATTATCTTCTGGGTCAATATACACTGTTTGAATTAGAGATATATTTACTAGTTTTCCGTCTAATCTCTCAATAAAAAGAGTCATATTATCTACTCCTCTCCTGTTGCTACTAATTTAGCAACAATATCTTTTCTTATTGCTTCTGCTTCTTCTTGAGTAGCATAAGCTCCTTCTTTTATAATAACTCCGTTCATTTGAACGTACGCTACGGCGTAAGTCAATTCATCAGAGTCTAATTTCTTTTCATTTTCTATTACTCTTACATCTTGTAAAAGATAAAGATTTTGTAATCTTCCATTATTAGTCTCTATAAACATTCTCATCTCTCCTTCCTATAGTAATATATAATAAGTCTACTCTTTTTAATTTCTCACACAAATAAATAGACCTACAATAAAATAGGTCTAATATATTAAAATACTAAACATCAGAATGACTTGAGAGGCATTTTCTGTGTTTAGATATATAATTATATAGCTTAGCGCTGCTCAAATATTCTTTCTACATTAGAAAATGAATAATAGTCATCTTTCTTTCCTCTAGCTTGTATATATTGATTCTTTCCTGATTTTCTAAATGAAAACTGAGTAGTGTCTTCTAATTTTACCCAATTAGTATCGTCTATCTTGTATTCTAAGAAGTCATATTTAGTATTAGTAGAGATAGAGCAATAAGCTATTTCATCAGATTCTCTTAAAGTAAGAGTTAGATAAAGTCTATCTGAAGAAACTGATGGTATTTTTATTTTATCTCTTACAGTAGTATTTGTTATATATTCTGCTTCTGAATCTACATTTAAGTCAGCTTCTATAGTTAACACTTGAGTTTTATCTGATTGAGCTATGTGTGTAATATAAGTCATAAGCTCAGTTTCATCTGAGTTAGTTGTATCTATGTATACAGTATCTTTAGCTGCAGGAATATCATTTATTCTTAATTTAACACTAGCCTCTCCTTTATACAATTGAACATCTGGCTCTTTGAAAGGGTCATGTTTTAGATGAGCTTTTATTTTTATACCTTTTCTACCATAGATTTCTTCATCATATACCGAAGTAGTAATACCTAAAGTAAAGTGTTCTCCTAATCTACCGTTACATTTTACTGTTTCTGTATGTACCATGTCTACCTCCTATATTTCTATCGAGTCTTTAAATTCTTCTAGTTTGATTAGTTCATCATAAAATCCTCTAAAAGTAGTATCTTCAGGAATGTAGTCAAGACTTATTTCTCTTCTTGATATTGAGTAGTCTGTATTTAATAATTCAGCATTCGCAAATTGAGCTTCTTGTATTTTATTAGTTAAAGCTAGTACTACTTCATCTTCTGTTGTAGTTTCTAATTTAGTATATAAATCTTGTATTTTTGCTCTAGTTTCATCTGCTAATTTGGCTTTATTTCTATAATCTTCTGATATATAATCTTCTAAAGTTACAATACTTTGATTTTTATTATAGTTGATAGCTACTTTTACTATTCTATGATATTTAGTAATAAGCCCTGATTCTTTAGTCACTTCTTTACTTATTGCCATTGTTTATTACCTCCTTAATAAAGTTTATTATGAATTGAATTAGTTTTCTTAATATATAGAATGTTGGAGTAGTAGCTTCTATATTTGTAGATTCTTGAGCTGCTAAAGTTACTCCCCAAGCTTCTCTTATTTTATATTCATATGGAAGAATGCAAAGTCCGTTATCTCCCCACTCTTTTCCCCAGCTGTTTTGAACTATATAGCCAGTTTCATTCCATCCAAGTAACAACATCATGTGCCCTGAATTAGGGTAATAGTCTGGAACTTGAACTATATTCTTATCATCTAATTGTAAGTTATCAGTAGCTATAGCGATTGGAATTGGAGTTTGTTTACTATAAAGCCAAGACTTAATTTCTTGTTCTGTATAAAGTCTTGCATAAGATTGAATTTTGTATTCATCAGCCAAAGCTTCTAATAATACAAAGTTATCATCAACTTTCTTTTTAGCTTCTTGCATTTCTATGTTATAGTTGAAGTTTTTATTCTGAACTGCTCCAAGTTTTTGTAAAGTTTTAAGAGCTTCTCTAGGGTACATTCCTTCTCCTTGATAATAACCTTCTGGCCTATAGCCATAAATCCAACCGGTTGAATAGATAGTACCTTCTTTTTCTTCTATCATTGAAGATAGAGCGTGAGCTACACAAGAGTTTACATACCCTTGGTCTTTTATAGAAGCAGCTTTTAAGCTATACTCTTTTGGAAGAGTTATAGCTTTAACTGCTGAGCATACTCTAAAATCTCTTAAATCTTTAGGTGATTCTAACGAACCGAATTTTCTTTCCATAAATTATTCCTCCTTATTTAATTACTGCTGGTTCATTGTAAACTAAGATTGAGCTATCTCCTACATAGTATGTATGAGTGTCTTCAACAACAATTTCATAAACATTTACTACGTCTGTTATTTCAAAGCTTACACTACTTATATCTACTTCTTCTCCATCTTTATTTCTTAATTTGTCTGTAGCTGATAGGTTCTTAGCTTCTACTGCAAGTTTATCTATTACATAGAATGGATGGTCTCCTGTAGATTGTATTCTTTCTCCATTAGCTTCTATAGTATAAATTATAGACTCTGGGTGAGTATAAGTTTCAGTAACTGTTTTTGTCTCATTTTGTTGAGTTTCAAAGTTATAAGAAATTACTTCATCTCCAGCTTCTATTTCTTCTATATTAGTTAATCCACTAGGAGTTAATACTTTAGTTCCTTCTATAAAGCAAGGTTCTCCTTGAATTAATCCTTTTTGATTCCAGAACCATTTAGACTCACTAGAATCCCAGTAAATATAGAAATCTTGTCCGCCAGTTATGTTATTGAATAAGTATTCATAATCTCCGTTATACATTGAACTATATGATTTTAGTACTACATACAAATAAGTGTATCTACTCTTTCTATCTGCTCCAGATAATATATTGTTAGATTTTATAAGGGTACCATCTTCTACCCATTGTTCTAATTGATTTATAACTGTAGAAGTCATGTATGCTGTAAGAGTATTTTCATCTGGAGTACTTGGTGGATATGAAGTTCCATCTCCAACTGACCATGCTTTTAATTGAGAAGGCATTGCATACAATGCTGCATCAAATGCTTTTTGTATATTAGATATATTGTTATTAGCTACTACAATATCTTCTTCAATTTGTTCTGTACCTGCTGCTATTTTATTATCTATTTGCTCTTGACTTAGTATTGATATCTCTGTTTTGTTTACAGAAGAATAAGTATTTCCTGTTCCTCTAGTAAAAGTCATTGTTATCAATTTGTTATTATTTGTGTCTACATAAGAAATTAAGTCTACAGTTTCAGTACTATCAGGAGTTAATAAACCTGTAAATTGATAGCAGCAATTATAATCTCCTGTTCCCATTGAATTAGATATGTCTATAATTACGTGTTGTTGAGTAGATAAAGCATTTTGAAAGTTAGCGATATTTTCTTCTCCATCAAAAGCTTGCGTTATTTCTTCAGAAGTAGACTCATTAGTTAAATCTAAAATCATACTACTTGTATGAAATATCTCTACTGTGCTATTATCTTGTTCTTCTGGATTTATATGTGAAACTAAGAAGTCTGTTCCATCATATGTTATTGCATAAACTTGATTTATTGCAATCCATCCATCAAATAAATCTACTTTAATTCCATTCTTATAAGTTTTTAAAGATTTAGCTCCTAAGCTATTTACATTCATTGTGCATTGTGCAGATGTTCCATGAGCATTACTTAATATATGTACTGTTTTATGTAAGAGCTCATTATAGTTAGTGATTCCATATATCTCTATTTCTCTAGCAGCTGCATCTGATGAATTTTCTATTATAGGTGCATCTAATAATCTTTGTGTTCCTTTAAATAAAACCATTATTATCTCCTTCCTAGCCAACTATTTTAGCTAATTTAAATTGGTCTGTTTCTATAAGTGCTTTTTCTATAGTTAATTTAGATAAATCATCTAAATCTGTAAGTTCTACTATTATTTCTCCAACTATACAATCTTCATATGCTGCACTAGCATTTATTTTATCAGCTAATTCATTTATCTGTAATTGTAATTTATCTAATTTTTTAAGTTCTGTTTTAGTAGGTGTTTCTTTCTCCATTAGTGGAGTAAATTGGTCTACTAGTTTTTCTTGGTCACTTTGTAGAATAGTTTTTTGCATTGCTTTTAAATAAAAATCTTTAGAAGTAAATCCATGCACTGAAACTCTAGCAGAATTATCACTAAAAGCTTCTACTATATCTACAACATGATAATTTAAAGTTGCTCCATTTGCTAATCTTATTGCTTTTGATAATGCCATTTAATTACCTCCTATTCATAATTAGTTGTGTACATATCTATTATGTGAGTTGTTCCTCCTGAATCTTTAACAATTATGTATCTAGCAGTTTTCTTTTTACCGCTTGAATCATAATAGTATGCCATCGGACATTCAGTCTTAGCTCCTCCAGCACTACTTACATAATATACTATGCCGTCTTTATATATGCTTACATTATTATTGCCTGCTTCTACATATCCTAACCAACCAGAGCTATGACCACTAGTATTAGAAGTCATATAAGCAGCTACTCTAGTAGCTATTAAGTCTCCTGGTCTTAAATTCATTATACTTCCAGGATTAAATGTAAGGCTAGTTCCTGTAACATTAGTATTTACATCTGTCCAGCTAGACCATGACCCTCTATATCTTCTCATTTGCACTCTGTATTTAGAAATTGAGTTTCCAGTTCCAGCTTTAGCTGCTGTCCAAGATACTTTTAAATCCCAGTCAGGTTTTCTAGTAGTTGCTGAATTAGTAACTCCTTTTAAATTAGTAGGGTCTGACCAAGGTGGTGTAGGGTCATATTCAGGAACTGCTACATTAGCTATAGTATAGTCTCTATTATTATCTACTGTACAGTTAGTACATCCAGCTCTAGCTTTAAATACTAAAGCCATTTTATCATTACTTGGCCAGTTTATATCAAATGTATGAGTTCCTTTAGAAATAGCACTAGTCCATTGACTTGGACTGTTACCTTTGTAAGCTATCTCTTTTTCTACTCCACCAATTTGAGCAAATAAATCTATATAATAACCGAAGTAAGCAGTCCAACTAGAATTTGCATTATTACCATAGTTTCCTGTAGATGAGTCTGCTTTATTCCAACCTAATCCAGATTCAAATAATCTCCAAAGTTCTCCGTAAAGAGTAACATGCACTGTTGGAGAAGTTTTACTGTCTCTAGTTAAAGTATAACTGATAGTTGTGTACATTCTTGGATGATTTTTATTAGTAGCTATAAAAGTAGTGCCACTATTTGAGTACTGCGGACCATGCCACTGTAAACTATAGCTACCTGATTTAGTTTCAGCCATCTAAACTCCTCCTCTCTAGTCCTTCCAGCAAACTATTACTGTTCTGGCACCGATGTTTTGTGTTCCATCAGCTGTAGATTTAGCCATTGCTCTTAAGTCATATACTGAGCTTGATGTAGAGTATACATATCTACCCTTGGAGTTTGAAAGGTTTCCGCTTATGCTTAAGTCTCCGCCAACACTTAGACTTCCTACACTAGCTGCTCCAGATACATTTAGTGCATTTGCATAAACGCAACTCCAACGATTATTTGAGCTTCCTAGAGCATATGAATTAGTTTTTGAAGGTAGCACATCTCCACTAATTTGTCCACCAGCTTTATCAAATTTATTTTGGTCTAGTACAAATCCTTGATGTGCAGATAGAGCTTGTTTATTATTATAAGTACTTGATTTTAAATCATTTACTAAAACTACTCTTCCATTTAAGTTATCGTAAATTAAATAATAATCACCGTCTTTATATTCAATGCTAGTTGTGCCGTCTTTAGTTATAGTGCATTTTAATGAGTCTGCTTTTCCAGCAGGTATAACACCGTTTATTAAATCCGTAGATTGTTTAAGTGATTTCTCTGCTTGAGCTCTTGCTACATAATCAGCATATCCAGTATTTTCTTGGTCTACTTCTATCCATCTTCTATCTATAATTATTGATTCTACATCAGCATTTAAATCAGTGATTCCTGATTTTAAAACTATTATAGCTAATGGAATAAAGATAGTTTTTCCAAATGGAGCTGGGTAAGCTAAAAGTCCAGTTCCTTCTATGGCTTTATTGAAAGTATCGTATATTGTATCTCCGTATTGAAGTACTAATGATTGTTCATATATGTCCCAAAGTACTCTTTGAATAGTAAATTTTCCATTAGGAACGCTGTTTATAGTTCCAGCATTGAAAGTTAAAGCTTCTAGCTCATCTTGTACATTCTGTAACTCCATTTCTAATGGGTTTGCGCAAGTAACTGGGTCTATATAGATGATGAATGCAGGTGATTTTCTAATAGCTAGTACTTGAGCTTCAGTAACTGAAGCTACTAAAATATTTCTAGCTATGAAGTCACTTACTAAAGTCATATTTGCTTGAAGTCCAGCTCTTCTTACTTCTTTTAAGTTATCATTTCCTAAAAGAGCATACAATTTTTCTACCTCCGCATATATGTCTTGTAATCTATTAGCGTATGCATTAGTAACTTGAAGTAAATCACTATTTTCTGCCCCGTTCACTATCATATCATGAAGTTCATTAGCAGTTGCATTAGCATAGTTGTCTATTAAGTAGAATAAATTTCTAATACTATGAATATATTCTTCAGCTTTTATTTTGTCTTGTTTGCTCATATTATATGTCATGTATCTATCTGTTATTAAATTATAAGTCTTAGCTTGCGTATAGTCTATCTCATTAAAGTTATTTATATATCTTAGTGGAACTCTTTCTGATGCTAAATTATAGAATTGATAAATATCTGGTGATACTTTATCAGTAAAATCTATACCACTTCTTTTAGTAGTTCCGGAAGTTTGAGATAATTCTAAACCTCCTGGAGATTTTACATACATTCCTTCTACATCATAGAATTCATCTCCAGCATTATACATTGGAGTTCCAGCTCTTTGAGCCATAATATACATATGATTCCAAGTAGAATCAGTGTTTATGCAGAATCTAGCCAACAGCACTTCATCTGCTTCTCCAAACATATACTCTGAAATTCTATAAGATAAATCTTCTCTAATATATAAGAAGTTTAGTTTTCCGTTAGCATAGCTTAAAAAATCAATAGGAAACATGCTTAAGTTTACTATTTTATTAGTATCTCTGAAGTATAAATCAAAGTTATCAAATACTGTAGCTGAGTTTACTACTCCAGTAATCTCTACTGGCTTAAGAGGTCTTATAAGCATTCCGTCTACAGTTTCTCTACCATTATAAACTACTCCATTGCTAAGTATTGTTCCAACCATTGAATCTATGAAAGCTGAGCTATCTGAGTTTTGATTGAAATATTCTATCAAGTCTTTCATTATATTAGAGTCATTTAGTTGTTTCCAGTCTCTCATCATTTTCCTCCTTTATTCAAAGTATTTATCGATTTGTCCTAAAGCATATTTGTTGTTTAATATTTTATTCCATTCAGAGTCACTCTGATGTTTGATTAAAATGTAACTATTCTTAAGAGTGATTACTAAGTTCTTATTGTATATTTGTAGACTATTATCAGTTTCGTCTAAATCATTTTCTCTACAATAATTTCTATCTATTAAGTATTTTTTTATGCCACTTAGCTTAAAGTATGGAATTTCACTTTCTTCTAGTATTTTCTTAATATTTTCATATAAAGTCATTATTTCCTCCATTAGTTTATATAAGTTAAATCTGAAAATGTCTCTCAAGTCATTCTAGTGCTTCATATTTTCCTTAGCGCTATTAAAAATCTAATAAAATATAAAGTTCTTCTAATTGGTCGTCTGCTCTAGTAATTGCATTTCTGTTGTCTACTACTTCTAAAGTTCCTCTATCTTCTAATGGTTTATTTAGCCATTCATCTCTAGTAATTCCATATTTTATTTCTTCGGGAGTAGCTTTAACCCCTACATATAATCCAAGTTGTCTGTAGGTCACTCCTACTGGAATTGCTTCTATAGTATCTCTATCTAAATTTACTCTACACATTATAGAAGTATACCCTTCATTAAGTGCTATAGTAGTATCATTAGTTACTGAGTAATAAAGTCCTTTATAATATACTCCAGTTTTCTTTTGAAGTGTTGTTGGATTAGGAATTACTTTAGCATATTGATATGATGCAATTCTTTGAAGTCCTATAAGCTCTTCTACTTCTGTCATCTTCTCATCTGGTATAGGTGGAGTTCCTTCATCTGACCAAGGAGAAGTTCTTCCTATAGCTATAAATCTATAAGCTAAGTCAGTGTCCATCCAGTCCATCATTCTTCTTTGTCTTGATTTTAATGTAACTATTCCAGGCATCTATCTCTCTCCTTTCATTATAAATCATTTATATAATAGACAGTATTTTCATCTTTTACAGTAAGTGCTTCATATTCAGCTTTAGTAAGTGATACAAATCCAGATACTGCAGATGCTGCAGCTATAGCTTCTGCTTTAGCCGCATCTATAGCTTCTTGTTGAGCAGTAGATACAGGTTTGTCCATATCAGAAGTATTATCTACATTCCCTAAACCTACTTGTTGTTTTGATACTTGATGAGGATTACTTAAATCATCAGTGTGTTCATCTACTTTTTCATCTGCTGCTTTCACTATATCTTCTAAATTCTTTAATAATAGTTGTAAATCAGCTTGTTCTGTGATATTTCCTTCTATTTGTCCCCAGTTTACTATACCTGCAGAAGATACTGGGTACCAATTTTGCCCATCCATAGTAAACTCTAAAGCTGTTCCATTTACTGTTCTAATTTCTAAAACTTGTTCTGAAGTTATCTTCTTAGCTAATAAAGCTTCTGCTCCAGAAAGTCTTACTAGTATTCCTGAGTTTCCATTTACTTGATTATCTAAAGCTCTAAAATCATTCTCTAAGTCTCCAACTGAAGTATTAAGTAAAAGAATATCAGCTGAGTTAGTTCCTACTTGAGAAGCTAAAGCATTAAATTGTTCAGTTCCAATTTTATCATTTAATATTGCATTTAAATCTTCTTGGTCTGCTATATTACCAACTATTTTACCCCAGCTAGCTTGTAATGGTTTCCAAGTTTTTCCGTCTGTAGTATAGCTAACTACTTCATTTTCTTCTTTAATTTCTTTTATTTGATTTGAGATTACTCTTTTTAATAAAGCTTGAGCTATTGCTAAAAACTCTGCATCTACTGCATGTAAGTCTGCATTAAGAGCATCTGTCATCTTTTGACCAGACATACCTATATATAAGTAAGTGAAGTTCATTCCGTAGTCTTTATCAACTCCAATGTCTTCACCATTTATTTCATCTAAAGTGTCTGATATTTTCAATAAATCGATAGGGTCAGCCATTTTTGTCCTCCTTCCATCTCTCTTATTAGTATATATAATTTATAGTCTCTTTTAGCCGTATAGTACGTGGTCTTCTCTAATGATTGGAGCTTCTTCAATAAATCCTCTATAATTATCTAAACCTGGTTCATTAAGTATAAATCCATTATTCCAAGCTGCTTTATAATATTTAAGCAACTGCATTGAAGCTATCATGTTTCCTCTTTTTACTCCATGTGATAATTGATGGTCTATTAATGATGATAGCGGAGTGTCTAAGAATTTCCAACCAAAATATTTTATCATTGAGCTATAGCCTTGAGTTATATAAGTCACCCAGCAATGTATATGATAACCCCAGTCTTGATACATCATTAAATGATAAGCTCCCATAAATATATAGTAAGCAAATGTTAATCTTGTTCCTGCTAACTTTGTATCATATATTGAGTCTCTTAATATAGTAGAAAGCTCTGGTATTCTTATTTTTATATCACCAGGAAACATATTAGGTTCAAAAGTATCTACTCCTCCAGAACCATATTCTATAATCTCTACTCCTCTTAAATCTGAACTAGAGTAAAAGCTCGTTACATCTTGTCCGAAAACTCTTATTAAGTTTGCTAATCCAAAGTTAGTTCCTCTCCATCTTCTAATTAGACAGAAAAGTTTTATAGCTTCTCTTTGTTGGTCTGGAGTAAGAGCTTCATTCCATCTATAGCCTATTAAACTAGATAAAGCTCTTAGATTTTCTCCAGGAACTTTATCTACATCTATTTGCCAAGGCATCTTCTTAGCTCTCATATGTAAATCTCCAAAGATATAACAAATTAAAGTGACTATAATATCTAAATCCCCAGCTGTAACTACTTTTGATAGAGTTCCTTTTAAATATTCATATAACTCTTGTCTAAACTGAGGGTAAAGTCTATTTTCTTTTTCTTCTATGATAATCACCATCCTTTTCATAAATCAGTGGCATCAGGTTGACTTCTGTGACTTTTTCTGATAGTATCTATATAATTATATAGCATCGCGCTTAGTCTTTATTTTGATAGTCGTGTACATTTACTACAATTTTATTTACTAGAATGTTTCCTTCCATTGCATCAGGAACTACATCTATAAATCCTCTTGGTAGAACTTCTATTTTCTCTTCTGGGTCTCTTACTTCACAGTATCTTATATAATCGAAGTTAGCTAGTATTTCATGTCCAATTACTGATGCGAATAGAGGTTCTCCTATTTTCATGTGCTCTCTTGAAAATCTTTCTAATATAAAAGTCTTAATAGCATCTGATGTTATATTAAATCTAATATCATTTTTGTTCATGTAAACATCTACTACTATAGTTGGAGTTACTATTTCTAAATCATGATAAGTAACTTTTAATGAAGTAAGTCTTCTTTCATCTACATACTCTCTAAGTTGTTGCCCAGTTTCTGTTAGTACTTGCTCTGTAATATAAAATACATCTACATATTGATTATCAGCTAGTTGCTCTCTCCATCCAATAGATAAATTTATGTTAAATGAAGTTCCGTCTTGAGTTATAGTGTATTTTATTGGAGTTGAATCATTTAATAAATAATTGTCTGACTCTATTCCAGTATTCATATTTATTCCTACTGCTATATTATCTACAGTGTAAAGTGTAGCTGCATTTGAAAGAACTATAGCATTTCCTGATATAGCATCTTTTGAAAATTCATCCATTGCATCTGCCACTTTAGACATATCTTCTACTGTCCAGTCTTGTTTATCTTTTATTATAGTATTTCTGTATTTTACATTAGTAGCATCATAATTTTTAGTATCTGCATTAGGTAATACATATAAGTTTACTTTATAATAATCGTCTGGTTGAACTAGTCCAGAAGATTTATCATTATAATCTAAAGCTTGAACTTCTGATATTCCAGGAATAGCCATAGACACTTCTTCAAAGTCTTTTATTGTGACTATAGTATTCATTGTTCTAGCCCACATTGGGATGCTATCTCTCATTTCATCTACTGTCTCTGGATTATAGCCATCTAAAGATGCAGTGTTTGAAATTACAGTCATATAATTTCTATATTCTGAGTTCATTTGTTCTATTCTAGAAAGTATGTTCTTTCCTATTCTTCCATCTGCTCCAGTAGATAATAAGTATCTTACTGTGATAGTAGACCCTCTATTAATTACATCTGGCCAATATGCTGGAAGTTGTAAATATAAGAAAGCTTCTTCTGACATATGAACTGAAAATCCAAGTTCACCAGAAATAAATCTTACATCCTCTACTCTTTGATATTCTTGTCCATCTATATAAACTTTTAGTGTGTTTATACCAATGTTATAGTCTGGAAGTACTATCTTACCAGTAGCAGATATATTATCTATAGTGTATTGTTTAGTTGACATTACACCTTCATAAGCTGTAACTTTGGCTTTGTTTCCATACATTTTATATTCATCTAATGTAGTATAAACTATTTCATTAGTTGAATCAGTGAAAGTAGTATATGCAGGTATAGAAGTTCCGTCTGGAACTGTTCTAGTTTCTACATTCCCTAAAGTAATTTCTGTATGAGCTGATAAGTAATGTCTTGGTTCATACCCTACTAATTTAGCTAAAGATATAGCTGAACTTCTTTCTAAACATGTATCAAGATAAAGTTCTGATGCAACTTTATCTACTTGAAAGTTATTCATATCTGCTAAATAAGACATTAACTTTAAGAAAACTGTACCAATATCAGAATCTGAGAAATCTGTCCATCTTCCTTGAGATAATTGCTCTGCTTGAAGTTTTAAATATTCAAATATTGAGTAAGCGTCTTTTCTATTATAAGGAAGAGTTAATTTATCAGCATCTGAAGGTTCTTCCATTACATTAGTATATTCAAGTTTTAGTTCTTGAACTATTTCTCTCATCTCAGTATTTCCAGTAGCTATAGCATAGGTCTCTAAGTAGTTTAATATTGAGTTAATATCACTAAAGTCTTGAGGTACTGTAGTTGCCATTTATTATCACCATCCTCTTATAAATTCTAATACTACCGTGTCTCCAACGTTAGTATTTACTATATTGTAAGTTATATTTAAAAGTATTGTTTTTTCTCTAAAAGTAACGTCTACTGCTCTAACAGTAAAGTTAGTATAATAATTTGAAATAGCACTAGCTACTTCTTGTCTAATCATAGATGCAGTAGCTTCATTTGCAGGTTCATATAAATATCTATATAAATTACTTCCAAACTCTGGGTCTCCTACTAGAGTTCCCTTAGTAGTTTCTAAAAGTACTTTTATATCATCATGAAATTTCTTATTAGATGTAATAGTAGATAATCCACCTCTTACATTTATTAAGTGTTGTGAATCCATTCCTGAAAGTCCTATCATTTCATCATCACTCCTCCTGTACCGAATAGTGAGGCTGCTGACGGAATTACTATTGTAGCTCCTTGTTCAAAGTCTAGAAAATCTGAATAACCATTTGCAGCTAATATTACCCAAGCTAATCTAGGGTCTCCATATTGATTATAAGCTATTAAATCTGGTCTTTGATGCTCAGCTGATGTTATTGTATGAAGTAAATCAGAAGAATCTCTTAATGGAATCATATCTAGAGGTCTCATATTTCTAATTACTAAATCATCTGTTTCTTTAAGTCTTAACTGGTCTTTCAAGTCATATCTACTTCTCCAAGTAGATTTTTGAGGAGTTATTATTTGCTTAACTTTGTCTTCTGAGTACCAGTCTCTTTTTGAATATACTATTGCCATTGCTCTACCTCCTATTCTAATATATAATTCTATGGTATTAACCAATAGCTTTTACAGTTAAAAATGTAGCATTATTTCCATCATATGTAGTAAATGAATCAGTTGCTGCACCAGTGTAATGTCCCATTTTTATTCTATAACCTTCAGCAACTGGTACTATAAAATTAGAAATATGATAAGTTTTTTTCTTGCTTGGGTCTCTTACTACAAACTCTTTATAAAAAGTACCATCATTCTTATAAATTACTATAGCTATATCTCCATCATAATCATAAGAATCAGAAGTTAGTGATAATGTAGCACATATTTCTACCATATTAACTCCAGGTCCTATATCTACATAATTATCTGAAGCCAATGTTATTTTATCTCCTACTTGATAATGTGAAGTATAAATTACTGAAGGTTGTGCCCATTTAGTACCAGGCGTTGTTTGATTTTGAGAGTAACATGTTATACAATTTGTTTCATTAGGTCTTTTATACCATGCTTTCCATCCTTCTGAAGATATAGCATTATATTGTCTCATCCATATTTCATTATCTCTATATCTATAAGCTATTTGAGTAATAACGAAAGTTCCATCATTAAATGTTCTTTTCATTACTTGTAAAAACCAGGCACTTGTGTATGGAGCATTGTCTGTAGTACCAGTACAATAATAAATTCCAGTAGGTAAGCTGGTATCATTGCAATTAGAAATTTCAGTTATATTAGTCATTGCAAATTGGTCTACCGTAAGAGTACCATCTACTTTAAAGTCCTCTGTATGCCCTCCTAAAGTCACTGCATTCTTTGCTTTTATCAACCAATGATATAATTTTGTAGGCTGTACTATAGAGTGAGGTTGGTTTCCACCACCGCTCAATAATACACCATTGTAGTTATTAGAGGAAGTTTTTTCAGACACAGTATTACCAGTATAAGAATTTGAGTATCTTTGCTGTATACCATAAGAACCAGTACCTTCTCCTCCAGTAGATGTCGTAACATCAACAGCGTGACTATGCTCTGGTAATTCATCTATAGTTAATTGATGAGTAGGACTACCAACTTGGTCTCCAAAATTTCCAGCTAAAGGATTAGAAGAATCTAACCCTTCATAATAACCAGCAGCAGATGCCCCTCTCATATCAGGTAATCTAAAATAGCCTTCTAAAACATCATCTCCACCAATATAACCTATTACATTAAATAATTCTTGATAATCTGAAATTTTGACTTCACTACCATCACATACTAAATACCCGGCTGGTATAGTTTGTGATGGATAGTATATCATACTCCCTATTGGAGTTTGTTCTATCCCATAATTTTTAAATTTAATTGTTTGCCATTGACCATTACTATCTTTATATTTCATTAAACATTCCTCCTAAATTATTTATCACTGCCCCAGAAATAAGTTTTATTTGGGTCAATCACACTACTATATGTCACATAATTGTAACCACCATTATTACCTGAAGTATAGTAAGCTAAGTGATAATTGCTATTAGCTGTAGATTCTACTTGAGAATTATTTATCTTAAATGTATTATCTGTGTTATAGCTACTATTTGTAAATTCTTCCCAAGTCATTCCGTTATCAAAGTTAAAAGATATATTATCATATGTAGAAGAGTCTGTCATAACATAAAACTTCATAACTTTAGAATTATATCTATTAAATCCTACTACTTTAGTAATAAGTGTTGCAGCATCATCAAAAGCTGAACCACCATAAACTAATTTTGAGTACATTGGATGTAATATGTTGTCTTGAATATGTACTTCTTTAATATAAGTGTAGACCATGTCATTAACGAATCTCATATGATTTAAAATAAAGTATGTAGAATTAGTTCTTACTCTAACACTAAAAGACCTATTTCCTCTATTTCCAAATACTTCAATATATTCAAAGTTCATAGCTGATTCTGATAAAGTAATGTCTTCTATGCTTCCTATGTAGTTATCATATAAAACTACCCCAGCTGTTTTTTCTAATAAGTGTGTCATATCTAAGTCTTCTTCATCTATCTCTTCTTCATCTATCCAAAGTACTTCTTCTCCAGTCGGTTCATTAGGTCCTATAGCTATTTCAGGAGCTCCAGTACCTTGAATTTCACTGTTAGGTAAGTTATCAATTAGTTCCTTTAATTTCTTACCTTGTGCTGCAGATAAAGCATCTGTTGTGCTATCACTAGTTAATGAATCCTCTACTTTAGCTACAGTTGCTGCAGTTTCTTTAGCTTTAATAATGAAGTTTTGAACTATGTGAGGATTCATTATATCAAATTCTGTACCGCTACCAGTTGCAGCAACAGTTCCAGTTGCAGTAGTTGAACTAGTATTTCCTGAGTTAGCTCCTGTATTAAATGCTGAGCTGTTAGCGGTGCTTCCAGAAGCTTTACCTGAAGTACTTGCTGTAGTAGTGACTGAGTGAGTATGTGCTCCAGCTGACCCTACTCCATTAGTAGCAGTATCTCCAGATTTAGACCATTCTCTTAAATAGTTATTTCCACCAGTATTTGCTGCATTTGCTAAAGACCTAACACTATGACTATGTGAACCAGCTGAAGCAGCAGTACCAGATAAAGCTGGAATAGAGTGGGTGTGTGAGTTTAAACCGTGACTATGGGCTCCAACACTATGAGTATGTCCATTCAATGTATGAGTATGAGCTGTTCCAGTAAATGTATGGCTATGTGATGGAATATTAGCTAGTACTAAAGTTCTCTTCTTAGCTCCTCCAGTTTTTCCTAAAGTATTGAAATCTGTGTCAGAGTCATTCTTACCAATAGCTATATTACCTCTTCTGTCTGGCACATTAAAAGTTGTGCTTCCATCACCAGCTCCATAAGTTGTTCCTATAACTGCAAATAGTTCTGAATAATCTGTTCTAGAGACTGCTTGTCCATTACAAAGTAGCCAGTTAGTAGGAATGGTATTACTAGGCCACTCTAAAATAGCACCTATAGGATTTGTCTCTAAAACAGACGCTCCACCGCTAGGAGTGTAATTTTCTAACAGTTCTTCGACTGCTCTTATAGATGGAGCATTAGTCGTTTTATCTACATTAGCAGTAAAACTATCTACTACTGAGCCATCAGCTGGTTTTATTTGACTTACTGCTACTTTCTTAATGTATTTCATTAATTACCTCCTTTTAAATATCTATTCTCATTAGCACTACTCTATAAGTTATAGTAGTAGATGCTATAGTAGTTGCAGCTTTGTTTATCATTATTCTTATAACATCTGGCTTAAGTATAGTCGCTAAGTCTCCATTTCCAAGTATTATAGATAGTGAGTCTTGTGAGTATAGTGTAGTTGACCAATAATCAGACCTTGTCGCACTATGACTCATTGTACTTATAGCTGCACAGTTGTCTTTAGTATAACCTTCTGGATAGCTTATCTCTATATAAGCGGTAACTGTTTCATCATTTGCAGCTGGTGTAGTAAATGTACCAGTTAAAACTGCAAACATGTTTGATTTAACTATCTTATGCCAATAGCCAAGCTCTTCTGATATATGTCTTTCATAAGTAGTTTGAGATTCTTCTATATAGTACTTTTGTATACAATGGTCTACTATCTGCCCACTTCTAATTACTTCTAACACTCCAGTACTATTTTCTGGAAGATTAGAAGGTAAATCATCATAGTAACATAAATATCTTCCTTCATCAAATACTCTGTTTACATTATCTGCTGAAGTTAACACTTTAGGCTCTGATTCAGTAGTGTCTTCTGTAGGAGTATCTTCTTCTAATTCTATTATCTCAAATCCGTCTGGTATATCTTCTCCTTCAAATCCTATAACACTGCCAACTGGAACTGTAGAACCATCTAAAACTTTGTTATCTACGTAATCTTTATTTGTTATATCTTCAGCTTCAGATGGAGTATCTACTTTAGCATTTTTTATTTTATTATTCTTTAAATCTATATCTGAACCAAAAGGTATTGCCATGAATTAAACCCTCCTAACTAGCTGGATGATAAGCTTTAGCCATTACTGTTACATATAAAGTACTTAAAGATGAAGTAGTAAATTCTCCTACAGCTATATTGATTGTGTTGTTATCTTTAACAGTTACATCTGTGTATATTTGCTGATTTAGTTCTGCACTAAATACACTTACAACAACATAGTCCGTTCCTAAGTTATGTACTACATCTATGTTTGAGTTATTTGATAAATTAATAGTCTTTTCAAATGCAGCCGCAAATTTACTATTTATAGTATACAATAAGCTATATAACCCAGATAAAGCTTCTTGAATAGCCATAGTTTGCCCTGATAAAGTAACATTAATATCATCAGCTGTTAAAGTGATTATTCCAGTTTTTCCGTTTACACTAGTTACTGATACTGGGAATTGTAATTCTACCCAGTTAGCTAATGTAGAAGCTGGCTCAGCACTTAATATATAAGTTTTATTCTCATCTGTTCTTATAGCAACGTCTCCTACTTGAGCTGTTAAAGCTAGCATAGCTGATTGAGAAGCTACTGTGTTTACTTCAGTTATAGCTAAAGCCGGTAATACAGAAGTATTTAATTTTCCATTTTCATCTAAGATAGGAATTTCTCCAGCAGCAGTTCCTACGTCTTTATCGTACGCGGTTCCTGCAAGTTGTGTATGTTGATTAAGTCTATTCAATAAAGTGTTAATTAAATCATGTAAAATATAACCCTGATTAGCTGATAAGGCTGCAGTAGCGCTCTGGCTAGTGCAATTATCTATTACTTCTGGAATTGCATTATTTACTTGTTGTAATTCTTCTTTAGAAGCAAAATAGCTTAAGTCTTTCCCTCCTAATTTTTCTGCATTATCTACTATTCCGTCTCCATCAGTATCATACACTGATTTTAGCATGTCTCCTGCCCCTAAGTCTTCCATATTAGTGTTTATAGCTCTTATTTTTTCATCTAATATCTTACCTTGATTAGCTGATAAAGCTTTAGTTGCATCTGCTGAAGTTAGATTGTCTACTATCTCTACTTCTTCTACAGATACAGTTCCGTCAGCTGCCATATTTAGTCCAGCTCCTATTTTAATACCTCCAAGAACTGTTGCACTAGCTATTGGTAATAAGTAAGTGCTATCTACCCAAGTTGTTCCATTATAGTAATATAGTTTCTTGTCTGATGTGTTATAGTAAAACTGTCCTTCTTTCGGATTTGATGGTGCAGTAGCTAAATTTTGAAATACTGCATTTAATAGTTGATTCTTTAATAAGTCAATTGAATTTGCAAATGGTACTGCCATTTCTTTTACCTCCTTAATTTAATGTAGCCTTCCCTGAGAAAGCTGCTGAAAATTTAATAGTAATTTTATTAATTGAATTGTAAATGACTTCTCCTTGGACCTCAGTGCCTGCAGAGTCTATTACTGATACTGCTGGGTGCTTATTTAGATTGTGAGTTATTTCCCAAGTGTCTGAAGGAGAAGATTGTATATGTAAATAAGTTTTGTCTCCTGTTCCCTCTAAAGTCACATAATCTGATAAGTTTGAGTTCTTAGCTTGAACATTTAAGTTATCACACCCAAGTAAAAGTTCTCCATTAGTTTTAACTTCTATTGAAGCAGTGTTTGGTGGATTTGTTGAGTCTTCTCTTCTCGGTAATGCGTAATCTGAAGAGTTCTTCATTATGATTTGTTGTCCAGCTGCATCTATTATCTTAAGAGTTTCTTCACCGTCTTTATCATTTATTAAAATAGTAGCTCCCTTAAAAGATTTATATAATACTTGGTAAGCTTCTCCATCTATATCAGTAATTCTATCATCAGAATTTATAATAAATGACTTTCCATCAAATGTCTCTTCATTATCATTGTAAGACTTAGAAAAATTACCTATTTTTGTAGGTATTCCTCCAAAGTACAATGGCTTATCTGAATCATTAAACTCAAAAGTAACGAATACTCTTGTTCCTTTAGTTGGGACTATAAATTGACCAACATCATTTCCAGCTCCTGCCATTATAGCTGGCCTAGCCCAAGGAAGAGCTGAATTTTCTAAATAGAATGAATTATTTCTATTACCTCCATGAAGAGATGGTATTCTTATTTTCACTCTACCAAGTTTTAATGGGTCATTTGTATCTTCAACTATAGCCATATAAAAAGCATTACAATTAAAATCTTTATTTAAACTCTTCTTAAATTCTTCTCTATTAGTTAAGTCTGAGGATTTAATTCTATTTATTTTTGTATCAAACAATTATTGTCACCTCTCCTTCACACCAAGTCTCTCAGCTAACATTGAGGCTGGTCTTTGTCTTAAATACCCTTGGTCATTGTACCAATCTGATTTATACCATACATAATCATCGTAAGATACTGGAGTATAAGTAGTTATCTCAGAACCATTAGAGTATTTTGTTATTGTATGTAGCTTAATGTCTGTCTCTTTACCATCATTATATGAATAACTTACTTTGTAAGAAACATCTACTACAGTAGTTTCAAGATTTCCAATGTTCTTAATTAGCTTACAAGTTTGAGTATAACCATCTGCAGAAATATTATCTTCCATACTAGTGATATAATAGCAACCTGATGAATAATGTCTAGCTCCATTTCCCATAATTACTATATTTACAAAACCACCAGGGTATAGATTAGCTCCTGATTCTCCGCCATACAGTCATTTCTGCAGTAGTAGTTAAATTTTGCAGTTCATTCCATGTGCTGTATATCTTCTTTTCAAAAGAAGATGCACTATCTGAACTAGTTATTTGATTAGGACTTATCTGGTATTCCCACCAATTTTGATACAATTTAGATTTTTCTTTATCTTCTTCTGATGTGTCTGCTCCTAGTACATTTTCTCCACCTATAGTAAAAATATCGCCACTTATATCATCTAAGGTAGCTTCATCTACATTAGGTCTTCCTGTAACCTCATCATATAAATTACCAGTCATTGCAAGAGCACCTACATTTCCTGTAGAAAATGATATTATAATTGAATCATCTGTGCCATAAGTTAGAGTAGGAGCAGTAGCTGCATTTGCATTATAATCTATATGTTCAAAGTTATGTCCTCTATTATCTACATAATATTTAAATCCAGAAGATTGTATTAAATAATTCTTACCATATAATGCATTACCAGCAGTGCCAGACTCTACAGTCATTGCATATTTACAAAGTACATTAGTTATATATTCTGCAGCAGTTTCATTCTCTTGTATAACTCTCATTCCAGCAACCCATTGAGTGTCTTCCACATTACCAGTACTAAAGTATGGAGTGTATTTTTCTATTGGAGACCCTCCAGTTTTACCAGCATATACTTTCATTATTCTTTTAAATATTCTAGCTGGATTATAATATACTGTTGGAGTTTCTGTAGCATCTCCAGGAGTTATTTCTGTCTCTTGAGATTTTGTACTTCTTTTAAGACTATAAGTATTTAAATCTTCTCCTAAATCTTTTACTCTATAGAATCTCTTTACATGTTCTACGTATTTATCATCACCAAAGCTTGCAGAAAATCCCATCTTTAGTTTATAATCTAAACACCATCTTTGAATAAATGGTTCATTTTTATGATGCAATGTTGCCCATCTAGCAAAGTTAACTCCAAAATTATAAGCTTGTAATGCTACTTCTACTTTGTTATTAGCAGCATCTAAGCATTCTTTAAAGTATTTAGGCCCCTGTGCAATACTTTCATCTAATGTAATTGAGTTTGGCTTTTTACCAAGTGACTCACTACATTGAAACATATCAGGTAAATCACTTGGATTTTTTCCTCCAGACTCTTGTCTTAGAATAGCCATTACTACTGGAAGAAAAGCAGATATACCAAGTTCTTGACATCTAGTAGTTACTCTACTTCTCAGTGATTCTACATTTGAACTATTAATAAGGTCTTGTCCAGATTTTGATTTATTAGAAAATAATGACCCAGTAGTATTTTTGCTTGATATATTGGCTTTAGCTAAAGCCTCTGACCCATCATCAGGATTTGTATACTCTATATCAGACCCAGGTATACCACTTTTAAATTCTAGCACAGCACACACATTTTCATTATTTATATAATCTGTGTAAAGTTCATCAGTTTTTCCTTCAATGCTTCCTTTTCCGTCTACTACCCATTGTCCATCTATAAATTTAGCTTCTCCTACCCACTCTATATTAGCTCTTTCAAACCAATATTTTGAAGATTCAGTTGTTCCACTACTGAAAACACCAGTGATTGATATAAGAGTTCCCTTACCAACAAAAGAAATCTGATAGTTCATACAAGTTCCTGAAAAAGTAACTTTCTTTGTGATATCTTTAGCAGAACAATATTGAACTGAAATAGGAGCTAACTCTTTCTTTTTTTGAAGTAAGTTTTCTAAAGCATAAGCAGTTTCATCAAAAGCTTCTAAAGTGAATGAATTAGCTGTGTCTCCGATATGCCTTTTTATTTTTAGATTTATAAAATTTTCTTTGCTAATAGTAATTGAGCTTCCATTTATAGTGACTAATACTTGAATTGCTCCTTGTAGTACTCCCATTCAATCACCTCCTATGTTCCCTCTTCTTCTATATAAGTTGCTCCGTAGACTGCATCTCTAGTTCTTGTTATAGATAAGTCTATAGAACAAGAAGTTATTTCTCCCATCTTAACTAAAGTTCCCCATGACACTCCAACTGAGTTAGTAATACCATGAATAGTATAATTTCCAAGTTGAAGAGTTATCTCTGGAGCACTTACTACTCCTGCAGTATAAACTGGGTAAGCCAATGCTTGAAGTGCTCTTACATATTCTCTTAAAGAAGAAAATCCACTAGGTATATAATCTTCAGTTAAATTTTTAAGAGAAAGTGTAATTGTTGGAGCTGTAGTACTTGAATATAGTATTCTTGGTGCTGAAGCTCCAACTATCTCTTGTGTAGAATAGTTAGCAGTTACTGACTCACTAATTCCTTCTGGCATTACAGGAAACGGAATCCTTGTACCAGTTATCTCATTAGTTATTCCACTTACAAATCTATCTAAATCATATCTTTTTATTCTTGTAAATTTTTCTTTTTTCATATTAATCCTCCATTAGATTAAAAGTCTGGGCCAGAAGTTCTAGATTTAGAAAAAGCATCTAGTAACATTTGTTGTTCATCTTGTTTTTTAGATATACTTTCTAAATAAGAGATAAGTTTATTAAACCCACCATCTACAGATGATACTATTCTTGTAGCACCAGTATCACTACCACCTACATTTTTCTCAGAGTTTCTAGCTATATTAGCTCCAGGAATAAATCTTCTAGTAGATGGACTAGCAGCTGCATTCACTAATCCAGAAGAGCTAGAAGCTGAAGAAGTAGCATCTCCAAGTCCTAAGCTTCCTGAACCGCCAAACATATCAAGAGTAACGTAAGGCCAAGGGTTAATATCATCTGATTCATTATTAGTTTTATTTACTTGGAAGTGTAAGTGAGAACCAGTAGAGTTTCCTGTATTTCCAACATACCCTATTAAGTCTCCTCTATTTACTGTAGCTCCATTCTTTATATTTGCAAATCTAGATAAATGTCCATATCTATTATAGAATCCAGTAGCTTTATCATGTATTCTAATTGTATTACCATAACCGCCTTCTGAGCTAGAGAAGTAAATAGTTCCTCCGTGAGCTGCTCTAATAGGAGTTCCAGTGGCTGCTGCAAAATCTAATCCTCTATGTCTATCTATTAATCCATCATTATTAACATCTCTATTAGTGTAAGTACCGTAAGCAGAAGTCAAAGACCACCCAGACGGTAATCCCATTTCTTTGCCTGCATACCCTACGTCTGTTCTACTTGATACAGTTTTACCAAGAATTATTTTTTGTTGTTTGTTATATAATGAATCTGATTGACCTCCTACATTTTTTTCTAATCCTCTATAGGCATTAGCTTCTTTAGCATTTAAAACCATTTCTCCTTTATGTAATAGAGCTCTAAATCCATCTCTTGGAACATACGATAAACCATTCATTAAATATCTATCAAACCATGCTGTATCTTTTAAAACTGTATCTTTTTCTAGTTGATAGCCACCAGAAGTCTTCGGTGCATATTTCCATAAGTCATCATTTGATTTTAATTGTTCTATAATAAAACTAGGGGTCCATCCTTCATTCTTAACTACCTCTTTAAGTTCTTCTTCAGTAAACCCAAATTGACTTAGCATTCCAGCTTTATCAGCTAAAATATAATACAACAATTCTGTTAAGTATTGACCTTGATTTCCTACAAAATATGCATTCTGTCTTTCATTATTTCTAATTATATTTAAATAGTTTCTATTATCATGTTCAGCTCCACCAATTCTACCTGCGGTAGTATTCCATAGCTCTGCAAAACCAGTTCCTACAGTCTTCCAAGCTTGACCGAAGGTTCCAGTACCGTATTTACTATTTACAGCATCTGTACCTTTTAGTTCTTTATACAAATTATTAGTTTGAGCTAATTCATCTTGAGGATTGTTCATAGCATATTTGTCGCCCTCTTTGCTAACAGCTTTTTTATCAAAATAATCACTTAGTTTACCAATTCCTGCTGTAATAGCAATAGGAGCGGCTACTGCAGCTGCATATGTAAGACCAGTAGCTAAAGCACCTCCAGAAGCAAGTAATCCTGTAGAAGAAGCTCCACCACCTAACATCTTAGATAATCCAGCGGCTAAACCGCCACCGTTTTTCCAACCGCTAATGAAGTTGCCCAATCCTTTAAATAAAGATACAGCTCCAGAAGCTAGATACATTGCAAAAGCAGCATTAGCTAGATTCATTGTTCCTTTATAACCTAATATTTGCTCACTCATTAATGATGCGCTATTAGATATTTTTTCCAACATAGTTAATTCTGTAGTGTCTTTTACATACTCTTCTACATCTTTTGAAGTAGTTTTTAATATACCTGCAATAGCTTGACTTTCTTTTTCAGAATACTGTCCTCCATCAAATCTCTTCATTGCAGAAATTACATCATCTCCAACTACATCAGCAATTCCATTCAATTGTTTTTGCATTAATGCATTTCCTAATGGATTGCTTGATGTCTGGTTAAATAAAGAAGACTTAGAGAAAGAATCTAACCAAGCATAAATTGCATCTCTTTGACCAGCTTCTGAAGTATTTGTAGTTAAAGTGTTATATAGTCTGCTATAATCAGACCCAAATATACTAATCCATCCTTCTGAGCCAGGGTTTGTAATAAAATCATTAAATGCATTTGAAATTGCTTTTGCAGTAGTATCTCCATACATATTAGTAAGCACTGTTCCCATAGTAGTCATAGCAGCATTTTGAGCTGATATAGCTTTATCACTCATTCCTATAGCATATTTGCTATCAGTACTTCCATAAGCTATGTCAGATAATGCAGTTAATTGTTCTTGAGATACTCCTAATTCAGACTTTAATAATCCAACTATAGTTCTATTGTGTTTATCTAGCATAGTGTAGTCATTAGTCTGTTTCATATATTTAAATATTGCTTGTTGAGTTTCATCAGATACTCCTAAATATTTATTACCAATAATAGATGCTCTCATCTGTTGCTCTGCAACTTTCTGAGAAGTAATATTATATTTATCTATTTTTTCAAAATAAGCATACATATCATCTGCACTAAATAAATCACCCATCTGTGCATTCATATTTTGTAACTCACTTACTAATGATTGACTAAATCTACTATATTGTGAGTCTGAAGTCATTCCAAACTGTTTCATTAATTGATTTCTAGCTGATAATCTACTTTTAGCAGCTTGTTCAGGATTAGCTATACTTTGAAGATTAAGCATATTAGATAAATCTTTTGTAAAGTTAGCTGCATTCTTAAGAGTTGTAGATAAAGACTTACCTAAATCAGCAGATGTCTTATTTAATGTATTTGCAGTGTCTTTCATGTCTTTATTAGTATCATCTGCTATTTCTTTAACTTTATTCATGTAACGCATAGCTTCTTTTAAGCTACCTAAGTGTTTTTTATCTGCATCTGACTGAGACTCTTGTGTGCTTTCTAATACATCACTGTAAGCTCTTTGCCCATTTATTAAAAGCTTGTTAGACTCTTTAATAAGCTTTATAGACTCTTCAAAATCTATATTTCTAGTTTCTTTTACATATTTTAATGTTTTTAGCTGTTCTTCTAATGCTTTCTGTTGTTTATTAAATCTATTTTGTTCAACTTTGCTTAAATTCTTAGTAAGAGAAGCAATTTCATTGTAATATTTAAGCATTTGTTCTAATTGACCCTTAGTACTGTCTAAGTACCCAGAATCTTCTCTATAAAATCTTTCAGAGTAAGCATTTCCTGCCATTCTATTTTGAAGATTTCCAGTCACTCCCATGTTTGGAGTTCCATTAGAACTATATGAAATCTGTCCTCCACCAGAATTATTTCCATTAGTTGCCATTAAGTCTCACCTCCTACAATAGTGAACGTTTATGTTCTTTTCTCCATTCTGTAAGATATGTAGCCAATTCTTTTCTAGAGTAAGAATCTAAAGAATCCGAATATTGAAAAGAAACGCCTAAATCAAGAAGATAGAATTGCTCTTCATAGACTGTATTCAATGAATTCGCTATGAAAGCTAAAGTATCTTTGATATTTTCAGGCGTTTCTACAATTTCTTTATTCAGTAGGATGAAAGAACTCTGGGCTAATTAACCCAGCTACCTCCATTTCCTCACCGCATCTACTACATACTCTTTCATTAGAATTATCTAGACTAAAGTCTAGTTTGCTAATAGCTTTTTGTATTGTGTTTAAATCTCTTAAGTTTAAGTTATCTACGTAATGTAATTTATCTTCATTGCTTTCGAAGTCTTCGCCGTTTCTAGTCACTATAAGTTCTGATAATTTAAGCAATAACTCATATTCTTCTGGATTTTTTAGTTTACCTTTGCTTACTTTTTGTTTAACTGTTTTTTCTATTCTTTGAGTATCTCCTCTGCTTAATAATTTAAGTTGAAGAGTATCTTTATTCACTGGTAATGTTACTGTAAGCTTTTCTTCTATTCCTTCAGTGTCTAATATCTCTACACTCATTTCAGATATATCTATTTCTACAGGCTGTTTAGTTCCACAATGAGGGCATACAACCTCTTGCATGTATGTATTACCAAAAGTTAACTCTCTTAATGCAAATGTTAGATACATTATATCATTTTGATGTAGAGTAGTGGTATCTAAATCCTTTGGTTCAATACAACATGATTTGATAAGTCTGTCTAAAAATCCTAAATCTCTAGAAGTATAAAGTAATTTCTCCTCTTTTGTAGTCATTGCTCTTAATGTAATTTCTTTTGGTCCACCGAAATAACCATTACTTGGTAGCTTAAATGTTTTTTCAAAACTTTCCATAAATTGATTCCTCCTAAAATTATTCTAATACTTTACTTTAAAATATTCTACATATTTTATTATTCCTCTAATATTATATATAACTAAGCAACAATTTACTATTCTCTTATATTTCACTAATTATAGCTAACACTAAGATAATAAACAATATAAATGACTTCAGAAAATGTATCTGAAGTCATTCTGGTGCTTTCGTTTTTACTATGATTATTATTTATCTAAGTCTTCTCTATAAGCGTAATCGTAAGTTATAGTCACAGTTATTTGTTTTTCTCCACCGTCATCATAAGTTAATTCTCCATATTCAACTGATGATGGCCAACATCCAACTAGTTTCCAAGTTCTCATTTGCTCACCGTTTGGAGTATACTCTATAACTGTAGCTCTTATTTTATAATCAGCTGCTAATCCCATAATACCAGTTTTTGGATTATAAACTCTGTTTCTCCAGTTAAGGAATTGTTTTTCTGTATCATAGTCTATAGCATCTCTTAGAACTAAATTTGTAGTTTCAAAAGTAGTTCTTCCAGCTGTTTTTATAGTTTGATTAAAGTAGTTAACATCATTTGATTCAGTAGTTTCTTTAGGTAAAGGAAAGTTAACTACCATAAATCTTAAATTTGGATTTATATAAGAATTATCTATGTTATCTGGGTCATTTGATGCTTCTGAACTTCCAAAGTATATTTCAAAGTGATTTTTTCTTTGTAACTGGAATTCTTTTCTATTAAATCTTGTGGCTAATAAGCTTCCATCTGTTTGCATTGTATGTTTATTAGGGTTGTTTTCTGCCATAATCTATCTAACCTCCTCTACTATATTTCCACTACAGCTGTGATTTCATCAGTGACTGTAAAGTCTATAGTGATGAATTCTGCAACTTCTTGTGGTTTTATTTTGATGATACCGTTCAATTCATTTCTAGCTATTGTTTCTTCAGTATTTATAGTTCCATCCATTATTACTTTATAGTCTGAAATTCCATTACCAGATTTAATGTTTTCTAATAAAGATTCTACTCTATCTTTCCATCCTACAAAAGTGCTTGTAGTAATTGGTTCAAATAAGTAGTCATAAGAAACTAAGTAAGCTCTTCTAGTAATATATTTTACTAATCTAGCTACATTTACTCTATCAAAGAAATTAGAGTTAGAAGATGTAGTTTTATTTCCCCAGATTATAAATCCTTTACCAGAAATATTATTTATGCAGTTAACTGCCATTTCAGCATCATATAAAGCAGACATTTGTTCTTCTGTTAATTTAACTGCTAGTTTATTAACTAATGGTAAAGTACCTCTATTTACACCAGCTGGAGCTCCCCATTTCATTATGCTATCATTTTTTGCATATCCGTTTAATACTGCAATTGAAGCTGGTATTTCAGCATCAAAGTCTGTATAGTATACATTAGGGAAATACAATGCTAAAGTTCCTCTATCATCAGGCGAGTAATTAGCTATGGCTCCATTAAATTCTTCAACAGTATCAGCTTTTGGAGAGGCTAATACAACGAAGTTATTTTTTTGAGCTAATTCTATAGCATAATTAACTACTTCATAGTTAGTGTATTCTGGTATAACCATTACATCTATATTTTTGTCTTGTCCATCATATAAGTCTATTAATTCTTTTACTTTTGCAGTTTCTACTGGAGTAGTGTTTCCACAGTTTCCTCTTTCTATATAAGCAGAGAATCCAGAAACAAACTCATCTAATTCTGGAACTTCATCTTCTGCAGTTTTTCCTATGAAAGCATTTGTTAAAGTGATTCCTAAGTTAGCTGAATTTATAGAATTTACTAATTTATTTAGTATAAATTCTAAACCACCAACTAGAGTTTCTCCTTCATATTCTGCAGCTTTAAGAACGTCTGCTGTACAATCTTCTTTAATTGAGATTGTGTTCTTTCCAGTAATTGCAGATAAATCAATCCATAGTTTATGAGTTTCTCCATCATATACTAATTTTATCTCTTTTCCATTAAATAAATCTGTTTTGTAATTTGTTTCAACTGTGAATAAATCTAATCCTCCAGCTGATTTTACAGTTGCAGTTCCTACAGTAGCTTCGTTTTCATTAGCTATTCTAGTAACTAAAACATAAGAATAAGTTCTTAAGTAAGTTTGCATTGCGTAAGCACTTGGAGTAGTAGTGTCAGATTCACCGAAAATAGATTTGAATCCAGCTTCACTAGTTATAGTTTCTACAGTTCCTATAGGTCCAGATTTAGTCTTCATAATAACTACTGGTACGAATGGAATAAGAGTATTAGCTGTTGCTAGTGTTTCTTCTCCAACGTTTACTTTTACATTTGGTAAAGCCATATTTATTTCCTCCTTTATAAATTATCTGTTGGTTCTACTTCAACATTTGGATGTAGAACTGTGAAGTAATTTTCACTTCTTAATAGTGTTGCGTGTACTTGTATTCCAAGTGTATATCTATAAATTTTACCCTCTGAATGATACAATGATAAATCTGAATTATCAACAATTTGGTCATCTATATCAAAAGAGTATTTTAATTTTTTTCCTTGATAAGTAATTTCTACTTCTTGATTTTCAAATAACCAAAACAATAATTCTTGCATTAATTGTTCTGCACTTAATCTGTCTGTGCCCCAAACATCTATCTGGTAGCCTATTATTATATATATGAACTTAGCATTTTTAGCTAAACGCTCATTAGTCCCTTTAAACTCTCCTGTCTTCGTAAAAGTAGGGAGTGGGTTTTGAAAAGACAGACCCTCTTTATATGAAGGGTAAGCTGTATTTCTCTTATCTATAGCTATAGTAGTGTTAGGGTATAAACTTATGAACGGGAAAGTTATCTTACCCTCTGTGTTCTTAAAAGCGTATTCAAATGCAGTGTTTACTGGCTGTAAGATTATATCTCCATTAAATACTTCTTTGAATAGTTTTTTAAGACCTTCTCCATATTGGCTAAAATTACTAAACATGCATCAATTCTCCTTCATATTAAAGTTTCTAATTAAGGATTGCTTTGCTTTAGATAATATATGAGTTGGCTTTGCACCTTCTCCACCATATTCTAAATATCTTAAAATAAGATTAAATCTGGTATGTTCTGGTGCTTCTAGATAACCATTCTTGAATGTTATACTATTTAAAGCTTCATGCAATTCTTCTTCAGTGAATATTGATAGAAACTGTTTAAAAGCTAAATCTTCATTTAATTTGCTTTTGTTTATTTCTATCAATATTAAATTTCTATATAATTCTCTTAAAGAACGAGCTCCAGTTAGATAATCTCTACAATTTACTAATCTCATAATAAATCTTCTTCTCCGATTAGTTTTCTATTAAGAAATCTATTCTCATTAGTCATATCATTAGGTGTAGGAACTGGGTTTGTTGGAGTTAGTTGTTTTCTATGAGGAGCTAAATTACATATAAACATAGCTAAATCCAAGTCAGTTTTTACATCAACGATATCAAACTTTTCTGTTTGGTAAGAATTTTCATTATGAGGGTCTAACCTTGCAGAAATTTCTAATATGGCTCCTTCTGAAGGATTTATGTTATTATCTTCAGAATCTTTAAAAGTTAAATAGCAAAGTATTGGTTTTGAATCAGACCCTTCTGTATACCAACCATATTTTAATAGTTGAGCTTTTTTAGGGTTCTCTACTAAATAATAAGAAACAGTTACTGGAGTTTTCCATTGATAATACTCATCAGTATTAACTTGGTTCTCAGTTAACACTTCATAAAGAAGTCCAGAGCGACCTTGAAGGTTTGCTCCTTCTACAAAGTGTTTTCTATACATCTCTATCTCTCTAAAAGAAGGGTATAATTTTCCTCTAAACTTCTTATCTGACATAGTTTCCTCCTATTCTTCTACTTTTTCCTCTACTTCAGTTTCTTCAGCTTTAGTTATTACTTCTTCATCTTCTTTTACAAGTTCTTCTGATTCATTTTTTAAGTCTAACTCAAAAGAATCATACATTCCATTAGCAAATTTTACAGCTTTTATTCCATCAGCTTGTTTGAATAAAAGATATGGAGTTTTGTGAACTTTTACTATGCCTATGAATTTCATATCTGATGAGTCTAATAATTCTACTTTAGCTTCATTTTCAGTTGATACATTTACTATGTTATCTGCATCATCTAATTCAATATCTAAATCCCATCCAAGATTTCTATAAGTTGATTCATCTAGTTCTTCAGACTCTTCCATTCCCCTAGCGACTCTTACTCTATGTAAAACATCTTTTCTTCTATCTTCTGCATCATATGCATCTTTTTGTCTATTGTCTCTATATTTTTTGTGAAACTCTAAATCTCTTTGAGCTTTCTTAACTTTATCTTCATAATAATCCATTGATTTATCTGCGTGTTCTACTGAAGATTCAGCGTCTTTTCTATCTTTTACTGCTTTTTTATAATCTTTTATATTTTGAGATATACCGTCTGAATATTGAGCCATTTCATCTCTATCAGCTGAAGCATACCCTTTTCCTTTACCAGTTTTTATTCCTTTAGGAACATACTCTGGGTAGTATTTACCTTGACGAGATTTTTTCTCTGTGTCTAATTGATTTTTAAAATCAACTTTTTTCTTATCTTCTCTAGAATATTCAGATGGGTCTAACCATCTTTTAGTTTTTGGGTTTCTTATTCCAAAAACTTTTCCATCAGATGTTTCTTCAGTTTCATATCCCATAGCTTTAATTTTTTCTTTATTTTTTCCAGCATTAGGATTAGCTAAAACTCTATTTACTTCTTCATTATCTTTATTAATCTTTTCATTAAGATTTTCTTGATAACTTTCAAATAGTTCGACAGTTTTACTATTTCTCATCTTTATTCCTCCTATTATAATATATAAATCTCACCAATTAATTGAGACTCTAAATTAGCTTTTTCTGCAGCAGCTTCTTGTAATAAAGTATTACCGTCAAGAGTGTATGGGCTTCCATCTACTGAGAATTTGCTTCTTACTCTACCAACTAATTCTTTAGTTAGAGCTAAAACATACTCTTTAACCCAGCTACAGTACATTGAGTCATCAGCTACATCAGATACTACTTTTGGTCTAACAGATAATTCTATTAGAACATTTTCTTGATAGTCATCTAAATATAAGTTTGGCTTAATGTATTTATGATTTATACTCTTTTGGTAATTAAATTCATTTTGTAGTACTTTATAAGATTGAAATCCTATAAATCTATTAATGAAAGTAGCATCATATAAGATTACTCCATTACCACCAAAAGCATACTCTTGAGCTGTGATTAAATCTGTGTTTTTACAGTTCCATACATTTCTAACTGCAACTACAGGCTCATGATTAGATAAATCTATTACTTTTCCAGAAGCTTGAATATATCTAACACCTTCATAATAAGGAGCTAGTTTATCTAGAGCCATCTTAATCATCTGATTTATATCTTTATTTTCAGCTTCAACATCAACCCAGTTTATACCAAGTTGAGTCTTTACATAATTTCTTACATCAGCTTCTGTCATAATTTACCTCCAGTTTATTTAGTGTATTCTTTATAAGCTTCAACAGCTATTAAATCTTCTGCATTAAATTTAGACATATTTCCTGATAATTGTCCTTTTGTAAGTTCTGAGATTTTCTTTCCTTTATGTTTCGTAGAAGTTAATATATAATCTCCAGGATTGCTAACTTCTTTTTCTACTTCTTCTACTTTTGTTTCTTCAGATAAAGCAGCTTTTAACTCTTCTTCTGGTATTGGGCCAGCTACTAATTCAGATTTTAAATCTGCTACAGTTGCATTACTTTGAATAGGTCTATAATTATAATCCATTCTTGGTTGAACTGGTGCTATATTTTCTTGTAAATCTATTACTTTATAGCATCCATCTGGTTTAGCATTTAATTTATGGTCTAACAATAGAGGTCTTAGTTGTCTAAGAGCTTCTACTCCAGATTGAGTTAATCCTTTAATATAAATATCTCTACCTGCATTTATTTGTACTTCTCCATGTACAGGTAATGTGAAAGTGAAAGAGCCTTCTCCTTTAAAACTTACTTTTGCATTATAAGTATTCATTTATAATTCCTCCTTTATATTATTGCTACAAATCGTAACTCTTAATAGTATTTATAATTCTGTTGCAATTAAAAACCCTCTGGCATTTTACCAGAGGGTGAAAGGTTCATTTATAAGCAAACTAATTTATAATTAGTTGTTTACATGTGTTATTAAACCATTGCAGAAGAATTCTGGAGCTACTAATTTCTTTCCGTAAGAAGTAGCGTATCCTTGATGTCCAAAGAAGTCACTTCCCATTAAGAATTGAGTAGCCATAATTGGCATATATGGTGCATATACGAATCCAGTATCTAGAGTAACATCTCCTCTGTATACTATAGTGAATTTGTCTGCTGGGTAATATGGATTTTTAACTATTAAGAATCTTCCATTTAAAGTTCCCATTATATGAGGTCCTGCTGTATTTAAAGATGCAGCAGCTTTAAATTTGTCCATAGTTTCAATTATATTAGCAGCATTTTCTCCAACTATAACAATGTTTGGAGTTACTCTTCTAGTTTTTGTATATACTTTGTTAGCTCCAACTATTAATGTTTGATAGAAGCTTTCATAGTGGTCATGTTTGTTAATTCCGAAAGGAACTGGCATATTGAAAGATACGCTCATAGTTGTTCCAGAATTTCCTAAATCATTTAGGATTTCACCATCTATTTCTGCTCTTATTTCATCAGTAGCAGTAGCTTGTAATAAGTTTTGTAAGTCTATATTTTGAGTAGCTGATAAATCAAAAGCTGCATCCATGCTGAATCCAGTTTTCAATTTTCTTGGTCTAGCTGTGATAGTTACATCTGCAATAACAGTTTTAATTGCAGGTACGTTAACTGGTGCAGTGAATAAATCTTGTTGATAAGATACTTCATTGTCAACTATTGTAACTGCAGCATCTAATTCAACTTTACCTGTAGCATAGTCTATAGTACCAGCTTCTACTCCAGCTTTTAATATTTTACCATCAGCATCAGTAAATTCATTTGTTCCATCTGTAAATTTGATAGAACCAGGAACTACTGGGTACCAAGCTAATACAAATGATTGGTTGTCAGCTGCAGGAACTACAACTTCACCTTCAATTGTTTCAGCTGAGTAATTGAAAGCATCTGGTATTTTATCTGCATCTGGTCCAACTTGAACATAATTGCTTATGTTATCTCCAGCTGAGATTCTACCTCTGTTGCTGTCATATACATGTTTCATGTAGTAAACAACACCAGCTTTTTGTTTTAATGGTTGAACACTAACTACGTCTTCTGCAACTAATGTAGGCATTACTGCAGCAACTAAGTTTAAGTATTCGTTCTTTTTAGCTATATCAACAACTTGAGTACCAGCTTCTGTTAAGATTCTTGGTGCTTTAGCATCAAATTCTCTAGAAACGTTCTCTAATAACATAGCTAAAGAAGTTTTTCTTTCAACATTTAATCCGCCACCAAAAGCAGCTGATTCTTTAAGAGCTTTGTCAACAGCAGAAATCATTCTGTCATGTTTTTTAACTAACTCTTCACCTTCTTTTAGATATACTTTATCGAATATCATTAGAACTTCCTCCTTTTAAAAATAATATTTTATAATTTTCTACTATTTGATATCTCTAAAAATAGAGATATGTTTAGTATCTCCTAATGCTCTATATACAAAAAATGCAAAAACCGTGCAGATTTTTGCATTTCTTACTATTAAGTTATATGGTTTGGTTCTGAGAATGTCTCAGAATGCATTCTGGTGCTTTTGAGTTTTAATAGCGTTATTCATTTATTCTAGCGTCTAACTTCTTTAATCTTTCTATAACATTTGTTTTAAATGCTCTTTCTTCAGACTCACAGATATATTTGAAGCTATTTTTTGTTTCTTCTACTTTCTCATCTAGTCTTCTATAAGAAGATAATATATTAGCTACTTCAGATTCAGTTAAAGATTTCTTGTTTTTCATTAGTTCTTCAGCTTCTACAATAGCTGGTCTAGCTGCAGCTACTGAAGGTCTAGCTACTATATCAAAAGTGAAAAGTTTATATTCATCTGGGTCTACTGTATTATCTGATAATACTGAACCAGCTCCTCTAGAGCTAACTCCTATTTTAGAACCATAGTCTAAAAGTTTAGATACTATTTGTCCGTTAGGAGTATCTAATATATCTAATTCTCCCCAAACTTCTTCTTTTTGGTCATCTATCCAGATTTTGTTTATACAATGAGAGATTTCTTTTATTTCTAATTCTACTCTTTCTTCTGGGTGGTCTAGTTCTCCCATCATTATTTTATTGTTTATCATTTCTTGTACATACTCTGAATTTATAGCTTTTTCCCAAAGAGCTCTTGGGTATATTCTTCCGTTCCTGTTAGGTTTCCAGTCTGCTATACATCCTATTACTCTTTTTAATACTCCCTTAGGCTTATTTGATACTTCAGCCTCTGTAAATAAAGTGGGTCTTGCTACTTCTGTTAATTGAATTATATTTCCCATTCTTCATCCTCCTATTTAACCAATATATAATTTTGTTTGTCTTGATTTAATATATCTAAAAGTTCTTCAACAGTGAGAACTCTAAGTTCTTTTATAGTTCCTGAAATCATCTTACATTCTGCCCAGTAATTTTCTCTATCATCTGCGTTATATCTGTTTAAGAAACAAGTATTTGCTGAATTTTTTATTTTTATACCAGCATGCCCTTCTAAATCTTCTTTTGTAAAATTTGACCAGTAAGATTCTTCTATATAAGCTTCATCTTTTTTCTTTATTTTCTCCATGTTATTTACCTCCTCTAACTAAAAGAGATTTACAGATATTCCTCTTTCAGCATCTTTATTGTTAGGGTCTGGAGCTTCGTAAGTATTACAAGAAGTCACTTTATATTTTTGCGATAAATCATTTAAGTAGTTTACCATTTCATCTACCCTCATTAATTTATTTAGACTAAGGTCTTCACTTTGAACTAAGAATTTATCGAAAGCTGCGTAATAGCAATCTACACTAAAATCCTTTTCTCCTCTAAATGCTATATGAATAGAAGAGTTTCTTTGACCTCTATCTTGAAGTTCTACTACAGAATCTTTTAGTACTTCTGAAAAAGTTCTTTCAGGTTCTTCTTCAGCTTCTGGTTCTGAAGTAGTTTCTTCTTTATCTAAATTCTTATTATATTCTATGTTATCTCTGTCTTGTTGATATTTTTCTCTAGCTTTCTTTTGTTTAGCTTCTTCTGCAGCTCTAGCTTCTTCTTTTGCTTTTTCAGCATTTTGCTCTTCTGCAGTTAATTCATCTCTAGTCTTATACCCTATCTCTTTTAAAGTTAATGCCAATGCATCTGCAGTTTCTTCTGGTTTAGTTATGTCATAAGAGCCAGCTTTAGCTCCCCTTAAACCATAGAAAACGTTTGAGAAAACTTGATAACCATCCTCTAAGTCTGAGTGATTAGAGTTAAAGTCTATCATTACTTTGTTTCCTTTAAAGTCTTTTCCTGTAAATGTAGCTGAATTAGGTCTTTGAGATATAGGGTCTGGAGCCATTTTTATTTCATATTTATTTTCTAATACTGGAAATACTTGACTAACGATTTGTTTAAGATATTTATTTATATTAGCTTTACCTTTTCCAAATACTTTTTTATCTACTATAGCTTCTTCTAATTTCTCCATCTTATCACCTCTCTATTAAATGTCCATTATTATAAAATTGTTCTAAATCATGAACTAATTCATTCTTAGTCCAAGAATTATTATACTTTTTCTGTAAGTCGTTATGTAAATCTTGATATCTTTTCTTAAATTCTTCACTATATATTATATTTTCTGCAGATTCTACTTTATCATCTTTTTCTAAAAACTTCTTTACTTCTTCTGGAGTTAAGTAATTATTCCAGTCAATAGAAGCTTTCTCTAATAACTTTGCTATTATTTGATTAGATATACTCATTATTCTACCCATCCTAACTTTTTAAAATATTCTTTTATATAGTCTTGGTCTATTTCTAATTCCTTAGCTAAACCTTCAACTCCTTTTTCTCCAAACTCTTCTTCTATAAATTCATCTAATGTCATATTAGGGTCTGATTTATTTATTCTATCTATCTCTTGAGCTAAGCTTCCTTTTATATCTTCATCATCTAAGAATTTATTAAATCCTGCTTTAGATGCCATAAAGTCATTCATATAAGAATCAGCAGTTTCCCAACTAATTTTATCTTTCTTAGTCTTAGCTTGATGAATAAGTCTTCCTCTATTAAATGATTTATAACTATCTCCTTTATTGTAAGCTAACCAGTTAGTAACATCTTTTGCCATTTGTTCAAATAGCTGTCCTGATTTAATTAAGTCTACTACTGATAATAAATGCTTACAAAGAGCACCTTTTAGTCTTACATTGTTTACTTGAGGAGCTCTTGTTTCTGGCTCTAATCCATAATCTCTAGTATGTGCCATGTATTTAAATGACCAATATAAGAAAGAAGGGTCATCACACATCAATCTTATGTCTTGATTATGAAACATATTTTGTATATCTCTCGCTGTTATTTCTTCTCCTTCTTCGAATAAAGTAGCCATGTCTTTTACTTCTATAGTTTGATACCATGCATTTCCAGGATGAGATTGAGAGCTAGTTCTAAAATTAAATATACCAAACTTAGATATTCCTAAATATCTAGACTCTACAAAATCAGCTCTGTCTGCAAGTTTAGGAGTTTGTTGACGAGTTTTAGTTTCTAGTTGATATAGTTTTGCTTCTAATAATATTTTGTTATTTATTTCTAGAAGTTTCATGCTATTCCTCCTTAAACATATCTTTATATAAAGTCTTTAATTCTTCATTTATACTAATTAAATCTTCTAAATATTTTCTTTCATATATTCCTTTTTCTTCTATTTTAAATATAGCTTCAGTTGCATTAGATACTATTGCATTTAAAGCTTGAGTTATAGATACACTCTCTATTTCTGATTGAGGATTTAATTTATCTAAAGCTTTATTCATTTGCTTTTTCTTAGCATCATTGAAGTCTACAACATTAGATTCATTTAGTTTTTCTATTAAGCTTCCAGTTATCTTCATATTATCTTCCTCTCTTTAAATCAGTAAGCCTCAGAATTAATTCTAAGACTTTTTCTGATTTAATTTATATAATTCTATTAGCCAATTTCTCTACCAACTGTATCTTCTGGTGGAGTAACTCCGGTATCTAAATCTGTGCCGTCATCTACAGGTTCTGTTTCTGTAGTTTCAGCATCTAAATCTGGAAGTTCTTCATCTCCAGTTTCTTCAGTAGGTTCTTCATCTATTCCAGGTCCAGATATAATATCAGATGGTCCGCTAGTTGGACTTACTGGTGAGCTTCCTGCTCCACTACCTAAGTTTCTTCCATCTTCTCCTGTAGGAGCTACTGCTGGTTGAATCTTTTCATCTTCTACTATTTTTTCAAATAAGTCTGAACCGAAGAATTCTTTTAATAATTTATCTCTAGTTTTACTATACATATCTGATTCAAACGTTATTCCTAATGAAGCTAATCTTTCAATCATTGCTCCAAGAGTTTCCATTTGTTTTTGTTTTAACTCTGCTCTTGCTGAGTCCTCAGCTGAATTTACTGATGTAAATATAATTCTGAAGTCAGGTAATTCAGCTAAAGCTTTCTTAGTTCTAGTCATTTCTAAGTATTTTAGACATAAGTCTTTCAAACCTTCAGCTAAGATTGTTTGTAATCTTTGAACTGTTCTACAATATCTTATGTCTAATTGAGTAAGTGAGGTATTCATCATTCCTGCTGTATCTTCTCCAAAACCGAAGTAAGCTTTAGGAGTTCTTAATGCAGCAAATAACTTGTCTTTAAAGTAATCTAAGTCAACTGCATCAGTCATGTTTATGTCTCCACCTACAGTTTTAACATCTATAACTCCGACACCGTTTCTAGTTGGAATAAATATAGAGTCTCCTAATGGAACTTGTGATAAGTTAGAATTATATATTCTATTTCTTACATCTACAGTTTCATCAGCTTTTATTTTATTTTTTAATCTTTCCAATATATCATATGTCTCTTTATTTCCTTTTGCTCCAACTTCTACTGAGAATATTCTATATAGTAAAGACCTTGTCATTCTTGTTAATAGAAGAATATCTTCCATTGCTGAAAGTACTTGCCAAGCTGTCATTGCATTTTCTAAGAAAGATTCTCCTCTTTCTAATTGATAATATTCTTTCTTATCAGCAGTTTCTCTAACTCCACCAACTTCAAAAGTAACTTTATGTTTACCTGTATTATTAGTAAAATTGATTATTCTATCTGGCTTGATAAATTTATCTGTATGGTCTCTATCTACATAAGCTATAAGTTTTTGTTTTGCATATACTGCATAAAGATTAGTTCCTCTTCCTATAGTTTCTGTATACCATCTTCCTTTTAGCATCTTTTTAAAAGAAGTAAGCTCAGCTTCTGTTAAAAGTTGATTTCTTTGTTTTCTATCTAAAGTAGTTTCAAAAGCATGTTCTTTTAAGTTCCATTTTCTATTTGATAAATCTGTTCTTTGATTACCATATTTCTCATAATCTACTTTTAGATGTTCATTGTCTTGAACCATTTTCATATCTGAAAGTAATTCTTTTTCAGTTAATATACTCTTTATTTTATCATTAACTGGAGATAAATAATCTCTGTTTGCTTCAACTAAAGTTAATTTATCATCTACTAATGCATCAGCAAAATCTAATTTTACATGAGCATCTCCATATTTAATTATTCTTTTTAGTATAGAACTTAAATATTTTTCCATTCTTAAATCTTCAGTTAAGAATCTATAAAGCTCTTTAGATAATCCTTTTGATAATTCATTTTCATATTGGTCATCTGGAGTATCTACTTCTACTTTAAACATGGTTCCTGAGTATGGGTCTTTTTGTAGTGCATCTTCTGTCCACATATCGATTGCTGAAGCTATGATTGAGTCTTGACACATTCTATCAATAAGTAAATCATTATTCATATAATTACTATCTATTTTAGTAATTCCGTTGTACGAAGCTATAAGCATTTATTCCATTAATACTTGCATACTCTTTTAACCAGTCGTTAGAATTATCTTTAGGAGCTGCGGTATTTTTATTTTTTCTATTAATTAGAGCCACTTATTTTACCTCCTATCTTAGTTCTCTTCCAAACTTAGATTCTATTCCAAGTCTAGACTCTAAATAATCTAGTTTAGATAATAACTCATCAAATTCTTTATCTTCTAAACTAACTTTTCTAGAGTTATATTCATTTATTTTTCTTCTTATTTCATAGACTTTATTCATTAATTCTTCTGTAGATTTATTTTCCATTTGTCTTTTCCATAAACTTAAATCTGATTCTGAAAGAAGTCTTATCTTCTCTGATAATTTCATAAGTTATCACCTAAAATTATATATAAAGTTCAAACAACTTAGATAGTCATAAACACTTCCAAGTCATCTTGTATCATGTAGCTAAGTAGTGTATCATCTTCTACTAAGTTCATTAATGACCCAACAGCAGAGTCAGATAAGTCCTTGTGCCCATCTAACAAGTGGTCTACTTTACGTCTAGTTCTATAATGAACTACTCCGAATAATTCTTCTTCAAATACGTCATGTTGTGGGAATTTAACTCTATCTTGATAAATATAATCTATCATAGTTAAATAAGCCTCATCAGTTTTATCAACTGACCTATACTGTACAGGGAATCCTGCTTTTTCTAGTTCTTGCATTGCTTCTGCTGATTGGAAAGTATCATAAGAAATCATTCCCCAGTTTATTCCTTTATTCTTTGTAAGCCAAGGTATTAAACTTCTTACCTTAGCTAAATCTATCTTAGCTGGAGCTTTTGGTGGTCTTATTAAAAGCATCCAGTCATATTTTACATGTAGTGTTATAGTATCATCTGGTTCTACAGTAATATAATCTAGATAGCAACAAGATAAACCAGTGCTATCTCCTGATAATGATTGGTCAACGTGCATGTATCTTTTCTTTTCTGGTTGTTCAGGTTGCCATGATTCTAAGATATAGTCCTGAGGTGTAGTTAATAATTTAGTAGATACAGTTATCTCATCTTTAGAGAAAGCTCTTGGAATTGTATTATCTACACAAGCATTATAGTGTTCTTTAGAATTAAATAGTTTTCCTTCACCAGCTACTGCCTCACCAGCGATATCTTGAATAGATTGTATTAAATTTTGTCTAAAGTCATTTATAAAATCTATTGGAACTGTTATTACTCTACTTTGAAATTTTTCTGGTATGTGCATTACTGCTTCAGTCACTGACATTTCATCTACTCTTTTTATAGCTAAAGAGTCTAATATAGAGTTAACATCTTGATATGAATCTATTATGAATGGGTCCATTTCAGCAGTTCCTAAGAACACATAAAATCTTTCTTTACTATAGTTTTGAGGCTTAACATCATAAACCTTTGCATCAATAATATAAGTGTGTGGGTCTCCTTGAGTTTCTGCTACCCTTTGTGAAGTGAAAGAAGTATCATACATAGATGATGATACTAGAATTGAAAGTGAGTGGTTCTCACCAGCAACCATGAACCTCGACTTTCCGTCTATTTCTTATGGCTGTATAAATTGATTTAGCTTTGTTTTGAACTTCAGTAGTCATTTCTGATTGTTTTGTATCTTTTTGATAGAAGTTAGCCTCATCCAGTACTGAACCAATTAAGTTAGTTCCTATTGTATGAGAAGTATTAGATGCAAACCTAATCAACATATTTGCTTGTGGGAATTTAATAGCTGCATTGTTCTTCATGTCTCTCATAAAATGCTCTTGAAAATAAGGACATCTGTCTATCATTTCTCTTAGTTGCCCGAATCCAGTTAATTCAGCTTGTTGTAAGTTTAAGTTGAAATAAGCAAACATCAACTTTGAACTTCCCATTAAGTTAAATAAAGCTGGTATATTTGTGTAACAACTTAGTTCATATAATCTTCTTAATAATAGTATATTTGCTATTGTAGTTTTACCAGTTCCCAAACTTCCGAGTGAATATTACCTCATTTATTCTTATTGGATTATTAAATATATTGATGATATGGTTTTTCCAGTAAGGGTAAATAGCATCTGCATCTGGACAGTAATAAGTAGAATTTACCCACTCTTCTATAGGAACTACGTCTCTAACTCTAGCTGCTTTCTTCTCTCCATCTTTCATTACTGCTAAAGTTTCTATAATATTTTCTAATGAATTAGTACTCATAAAAGTGCTTCAACCTCCTCTTTGCTTCTTATATCTATATATAAAAGCAAAGAAAAATAGAGAGGTAGCTATATCTCTCTATTCTTCTTTAAGGTTCAAATTATTGTCTTCATTGTCTGTAGTTAGAAGGAACAAACAATGAAAATGAAATTACTAGGGCTAAAGTACTCTACATGCTTTAATCCTGTGATTATATTATAACATCGTTTCCATAAAAAGTAAACAATAATTTTAAAAAATTTTACAACGTTGTTTACTTCATGTTCTTTCTATCTACTCTCACCTTTATCTTATGAATACTGGGCGAAGACTATTTTATCAGCAATCTTACAATCTTCTTAGTAGCGCCCTTTAGAATAATCGCTATTTGTTATATTATAACAATTCTAGTAACGTTACTTGCTGAGCCCATATTTGTCTATTTTATGGTTGTTAATACTTTATGAAGTCTTTCCTTCTCTTTATCTGAATCATCAGATATTTGTTCTAACATTAATACCTTATCTAAATCAGTAAGTCCATTAACTAATTTATCTACTGCAATTTCAGTTACTATTTCTCTAACTTCTATTAAATCTTCATTAGTGGCTTTAGTTGGTCTTACCATTCCTACCCAGTAATCTATATAAGTGTCTAAAGTTATTCCAGTGACTGATACTGTATTTGCTGCTACTGAGAACTTACAATATTTCCCATTCCTTTGTTTAGCTATGATATCTTTCTTTATGTATCTTTTAGCTCTTTCTAATTTCATGTTCATTTCGTTTCTTTTAGTGCTGTCCATAAGACTCCTCCTAAATTAAATAAAGTGCCGTCTTTCCGAGCTGTCACCATCTTTCACCTACCTAAGTAAGCTTCTTCTGCATACTTCTTGGTCTTTCTTAGGTTCGAACTCCATCAAAGTTGCCGTGTATGCCTGACCTTCAGTAATGACCTCTATTCCTGAAGAATACCATTAATTGAGGCGGTATAAACTGGTATCTCGTGAAAGACTCGACCTTCCCCTCCATCTCATAGATTTTATGTTAAACTTATTGTACTTCTAAGCTTAACTCATATGAGTGCTTTTACCTCTAAGCTAACGAGACATATATGGAGCTTCCTGTCAGATTTGAACTGACGACCTATACATTACTAGTGTATTGCTCTACCATCTGAGCTAAGGAAGCATAAAGTCTAATATAGGAAAGTAGGGGTGACGTCCTGCCCTACTAATTCAAACCAAGTTCGTGGCTCTATAAGTACCTATACTAGTGTCGAACATCCTCTGTTGCGGATTCGAACCGCTTTTTCCTCAGCTTTTACTATACTTTGACATGTATCTATTACACTGTTCAGAGGATATGTACGAGGTTTTAATTTTGTTTTCAACGGAGGTTCCTCGTCTTTATACTCCGCATATCCAGGAGCTACCTGGCCTCTGGCGCTAAATCTATTTGTTTTAAATTTAGTCTAGTTTCCTGTTGAACCAAATCCGCCTTCTCCTCTTTCTGTATTATCATATGCTGCATATTCTTCTTCAGTTATTGCTTTAGGTTTGCAAAGAGAAATTGGTACCACTAAACCTTGAGTTATTTTATCTCCGGCTTTTAGTGTAACTGGTTCTTTACCATTATTAAATAAGTGTAAATGTACTACTCCTCTGTAATCTGAGTCTACTACGCATGCTCCAATAGTTAATTTTTTCTTTGTTGCTACTCCAGATTTTTCTTTAAAGATTAAAGCATAGTTTTTTGGAACTATAACTTTTATTCCTGCATCTATAAGTACATCTTCATTTGTATTTATAGTTGTTTCTTCAAAATCATCTGGAATAAAGAAATCTATTCCTGCATCTGTGTCATGCCCTCTTACTGGGTCTTTTACACTTTTAGTTTTTATGTATAATAAATCAAAATCCATATTCATATTTCCTTCCTTAATTACTAATCCATATTATTATATGCTTCTAAGATTGTATCTTGAATCATATTTCTTGTATCAGAGTTAATTGGATGAGCAATATCTTTAAATTCTCCAGAAGCTAATTTTCTAGATGGGAAAGATACAAACATGTTGTTATCACCTTCTATAACTTTGATTCCATGAACTGCAAATTCATTGTCTAATGTTATAGATACGATAGCTCTAACTCTTGAATCTTCAGGTCTTACTTTTGAAACTCTTACGTCTGTTACTATCATTCCTGTTCCTCCTTCTTTTCAGTATTTGTGATTTTATCTATATCTAAGTTTAATATAGAGTCATCGTATAATATTATTATGCTTTCATACTTATTATTTTTAGCAAACTTTAAGATACTTTCAAATCTTTCACCAGAATTTTTCTGAGTATCTACTATAAGTACCCAAGCTTCTGTATAATGAGAGTGATATTCACATCCTTTATCTAAAGTAGTGACTATTATTAAGTTCTTTGGATTGATGTGTTCATATAGATAGTTTAGTGTCTTAGAATTTCCACTACTATCATAGCTTATTACAAAGTATTTTAAATCATCCATTTTTATTATTCCTCCCTTAACATCAGAATGACCCAGAATGCATTTTCTAGTGAAAGATATGAAGTTAATTGTCTAATTTTTCAATGATTCCTAGTGTTGTACAAAGTTGTAAGAACTCTGGTTTGTCTATTACTTCATGTGCATCTATATACTCTACTAAAGTTTTTAAGTTTTCAAATTCTCTTAGTTTTTTCAAGTTAAGTTTGATATCTCTTTCTTCTTTACATTCTGCACATGCTTTTATTTTTTCATAGTCCCTTTCATATGTATGGAATGAACCTGCAAAATGAGTATAAGTTCCATATTCTAATCCTAATAAATCTGCCATCCATTTTTGTAGTTCTGTAAAGTATATAATATCGAAAGTTAATCCAAACCAGATATCATTACTTCTCATTACTGCAGTTAAATCTACTTTACCGTCTCTTACAAAGAATTGTAATGATATAGTACAAGGTTCATCTTTAGTCTCAATTACATTTTCATTAGGTATATTTATATTTATTACTGCTCTTCTTGAATTAGGGTCTTGTTTTAGTAATTGAGCACATTTAACAAATTGATTAAAACCATGTCTTTTTTGAATTAAATAACCGTAAGCTGAGTTATTTCTTACTCCATCATCTGATATTCTTTTCCACATTGAACCGAATTTACCAATGAAATCACATCTGTCTATTCCTGCAAAATACCAAACTAGTTCTCCTATTACATAAGGTATGCTAGTATTTCTTGCTGATAATGTTATCAAATTGTTATCTATATCTTTCAATTGAAATAACATGTTGTTTATTTCTTTAGTTCCAGCTATTTCTCTTCCTTCAGTCAATAATCTCTTACAAAGATTAGAATAAAGTTTATTAATCTCTAACATTTTAGTCTTCTCCTTTGTTGTTTTATTATGCTCTTCATTCTTTTTATTTTCTTTCTCTGCTTCTATATAAGCTAATAATCCTCTAGCATCATTGTTTTCTATAAATTGCATATAAATTGGATTTTTAGTTTCTATCATCTTTCCTTCTTTTGCCAATTTATTCTTCATTGGAATCCATCTTATTTTAGCATTAAGTTCTCCCTTTTTAGATTCGAAAGCAACATTATCTCCCCACTCTTTATAAAGAGCCATAGAACGTTTTCCCCATATTAGCTCTCCTGTAGAAGCTACTGATACTCCAGGGGTCATTGTTGGAGTTGCTGCTGTAAGATATCTTATTTGACAAGAGTTTAATCCAGCTTTTATTGCTTGTAGTGTAAAGTCATAGTCTTCCCATCCAAATCCTTCTCTATAGTTTACTCCTCTATCTAAACAAGCTTTTGCATCTATATAAATCAAGAAAGCTTGTCCTGCAGTATAAATTATATCAGGTAAAGTTCTTAAATCTTGACACCATACTCCATTGTCAAATATTATTCCACAGATATCTACTTTTTCTATAGCTTTATTCTTTATGATATATTGAAACATTCTAAAGAAATCTATTGGATTTAATTCTATCTTTTGAGCTTTATATTCTGTTGGTTTCTTTACTTGACATCCATGTATTGTATATGAAAATGAAGTTGCATCATCATCTAGTACAAAGAACTCTGGCATTCCAAGTTCAACCATTCTTTTATTTATGTAAGCTCTTTTTGGAGCTATCCCTCTAAATCCTTCACATAGTTCATAATGAATATGAGGGTACTCATCTATTATTGGCTTATATAGTTCAAACTCATCTTTATATATAAATAATATTACTCTTAATTCTGGATAGTTCTTTAACAATTGAAGAGTTGGTGCATTTATTCCTCTCTTATAAGATGGCACTACGATTGGTAATATTTGTGATGGTAATAATGCTCGTTTTGACTCTTCATAGTATTCAGTAGTCCATTGATTTAATCTTTCTACTTTTTCTTTCTTTTTAGCCATTCCTCAATTCCTCCTCATATTTCTTTATAAATGCTTCAAATGCTTCTATTTGATTACTTTCTTTTGAAATATCTAATGCATAAACATTTTTATATTTTCTTGATAAGTAAGAAGCACATGCTCTAAATAGTTCATTAATAGACTCTGCATTCTCTAGTACTTTGTCTATATCTCCTCTTCTAAATAGTCTTTCTCTTAATGTGTTAAAGTCAGACGCATAAAATATGATAAATGGAATATGTTCTTTTTCACATCTTTCCATAATCATTTCTTGTTCTAACATGTTTAGTTTTCTTTCTCTTCCATATATTGTTGGATAGACAACTTCTCCTAAGTTAAATCTATCATAAACAGTTGGAAATTCATAGTCTAATATACTCATATGATACTCTAAATCATTCTTAGTTTCAGAACTAGAATGTATCATATCAGTTTCATATTTCTTTTGAATATGTTCTACAAGTGTAGATTTACCAGCTCCATCTGGGCCTTCTAAAATAAATTTCTCAAACATCGATTTAATCCTCCCATTATATATTATGTCTCTTCTTCTGATTTTTCAAGTGGATTTCCGATTATTTAGCAAATAATCTACTCTAGCTACCATACTTTTTATCTGAGATATTCTCTTTTTATATTGTTTAGCTAGTACCGCATATGAATCTTCAGAATAGTTTCTGCTTTTTACATATGTATATACTCTTATTTTCTCTAGTAGTTTATATATTCTCTTTCTTGGAGGGAACTGTAATCTTTTATCTGCAAATATATCTACTAATTCTAATACCATAGCATCATCTTCTATTATGTTAAATAACACTTGAAACATATATGAAAAATCATCTGATAATAGTTTTATAAATATCTCTCTTTGTTCTGGAGTTATATTACTGAAAGTGACTAAACTCCCTACTGAAAAATCATCTTCTTCTATTTCTAAATCTATTTCCTCTTTAACGTCTGCCATAATACTTCTCCTAAGATAGCGTCTTGTATAAACTCTATCTTTTCCTCCTCTCTTTCTACTATTTCTCCGGAGTATATTCCCATGTCATTTAACTTTTGTCTTATCTTATTATCATAATCTCCGAACATGCTATATTTATTACAAATTCTTCTTACTACTTCTACGTCTATGTCATAATCATAAACTACATCCTCATCATAGTAGTACAGTTCTCCTCTTTGAGTTCCATCATTAGCTCTACAATAAGTTGACATCCATGCTGGACTTTGTAAAGTAGTTTCTATAGAGTCATGATTTTCTTTGTTTTGATGATACATGTAGTTAGTCATTGCATTTCTAATTCCTGTGTAAATATAAGTTCTTAAATTCCTATAAGGGTCGTAATTACCAGAGGCTAATAGTTCATAAGCTTTTAAATACCCGCTCTTGTTTTAAGTCTTGTTTTAAGTCTTCATTTGTGATATAATAAAAGTGAACTCTTAGGACTACTGATACTATATTCTGTATCATGGCTTCAACTGAATTGTTAACCATCTTTACCTCCTACACTTTCAATACAGCCAAGTCCTTAATTAAAATGTACATTGCTGCTTGGAATCTTTTGTCTGATGTGAACATATCATATATTACTTTTCTATTAAGTATATCTACTATAGCAAATATTTTATCTTTATACTTAGCAACTAAGAATGCTAAATACTTATTAGTTGTTTGTGATGCTCCAATTCCTACTTTAAGTATGTCTAATATCATTTGCTCATAATCTTGTTTTAAAGTATAAAGCGGAAGCTTTTGTAATGCTCCTAAGATAGTATTTGCTGTAGCTAAATCTTTCTTAAGTATGTTTAATAGTAGTTTATAGTAAAGTTCTGAAGCTGATGGGACTGATTGTAGAAATACTTCATCTCCTAAAAGTAAGTATTGGTCTAGTAACATATGAGCATCTCTTAAATGTCCTCCACATCTTTTTGTTATTAAATCTATAGTTTCTTCTGAAGGACTTACTCCCTTCTTTTCAGCTATATTCAATATATTAGTTTTTATTTCTTGCTCACTTATTAAATTAAATCTTAGTTTTAAACTTCTACTGCAAATTGTTGGTAATAGTTTATCTATATGTGTAGTACATAATACAAAGAAAACTCCTGTATTTGACTCTTCTAATACTTTAAGTAAAGCTGATTGAGCTTGAGGAGTCATTAGTTGAGCTTCATCTAGTACTATTACTTTATAACCTAAGTCCTTATCAAAGAAGAATGTATCTCTTAGAGATTTTATAGTTTCTACATTTCCTATAATAGCTGAATCAAATTCTTCATAAAATACTGTGTTATCTATGTTAGATTTACAGAAGTCACATTTCCCACAAGCATCTCCGTTTTTGCTGTGTTTACAATTTAAAGCTCTTGCTAATATTCTAGCACAAGTAGTTTTACCTGTTCCATATTCTCCTTGTAAGATAATAGTCTTTGGAGATTCTTCTGGATTTTTAATTATTGCTTTTAGTACATTCTTTACTAAATCTTGCCCAGCTACTTCTTCAAAAGTATGAGGTCTACATTCTTGAGTAATCATCTGTTCCCTCCATCATGTCTCTATAACTATCTGAGTGTCTTCTACTAAGATAAGCTTCTCTATCACTAACTAAAGGACAGCTGTTTAAAAATGCTGGTAATATTGGATGAAATCCTCTATGATAAAGTTTCTTGTTTTGTTTAGTACATATATGAGGTTCTTTATTTTTAGTTTGCTCTTCCTCAGTAGTTTCTATATATTGACATTTATTACAATCTCTAATCAAAAAATCTTCTTTCATTTATTCTCCTTCTGTAGCCTGTTATATCTACAAATTTTTCTGGTGAAACTATTAAGTTATGGTCTAGTAGTACTCCAAACAAGTATTTATAATTTATATAGTTTGGTGAGTATATGAATATAAAGTTCTTATCAGTATTTCTTACTGTACAATAAGGTACAAACTCTTGTAGTGTAAACTCGTGTGTAAAAGTTATGAATCTTTTATCTAATAGAGTTAAGTGTATCTCTAATGAATTTCCATCTACTTGAAGTGTTTTAGACTTACTGTACTTAAATAATGTGTTTACATATACTTCTAATATATTTCTTTCGTCTTCTATCATTCTCCTAATAGTTCCTTATTTATAAATTCTAGTAATAAATCTATTTGTCCTATTCTATTCAATGCTTGTGAAAATAATAACTCGTTAGTAATATTAGTTAAATTTGATTGTATTTCTTCTCTTTCTTTTTGTAATTGTTTTCTTTTTTCTAAAATATCAGTCTCTGTTGCTTTTATCACTATCAACATCTCCTTTATAAATATTATGCTAATTTAATTGTGCTCTATAAAAGTTTTCTATATAATTTAAGTCATAATATTTCTGCATCTCTAACTTAACAAGTTCTCCAGCATCCTTTAATCTTGAATCATGTTCTATTACTTTTACTCTAAAGTCATTCTTTAATTGTCTTAAAGCTTTCTTAGTTCCTATTCTTCCAGCATCATCATTATCTAGCATTAAATAAATCTTATTAGTTAATCCTCTCAATATGTTTATTTGAGATTCTGATAATGATGAAGTCATTATTCCTAATGTATTATGAAACATAGTTGCCATTTTATCTCTATCTAAATGTCCTTCTACTAATAGTATTGGTTGCCCATATTTAAAATCAGGGCTAAGTTGCCCTAACCCATAGAAAGTTGATTTAGTTATTCCAAGTTTCATGAACTCTTTTTCTCCAGTTAAATTTCTAAACACTATTGATATTACTTTATTACCCATAAAGTTTGCAATCATCAATGCATTCTTATGAAATTTAATGTATTGTTTTATATATTCTGGAATGTTTAAATCTTTTCCTCTTACTAGAAGTTCTCCTGAAGATATAAGTCTATAATGATTTAAGTCATGTTTCTTTGCAAAATAGAGATACGGATTATTATTCGTATCTTCTATCTTTCTACCTAAATTAAACAACTTTGTTATTTCTTCAATCTTCATTTTCTATTAATAAAAACCTTTCATCATAATCAAACTTTATTTTTCTTTGAGTGATGCTTTCTAAATCAACTGTTTTGTTAGCAATAATTTCTATATCTGTAAGTTCTTCATTTACTGAGGTATACCCTAAGCATGATTGATAATAGTCTAGCTTATTTCTATATGTAATTGCAGCTGCTGGAATAACTATAGTATCTCCAATATGAGTGTCATCATCTTTATACATCTGAAATTCATATTCTCTATTTTTATCACTAACAAAGAATTTGTAATAATTATCATCTCCAGCTTTTTGTAAGCCATTTATTTTTACTACTATTCTATCTGCTATTACCCAATCCTTACCTGCTGTTGCAGCTACACCAGATTCTAACTTCATTATAGGTGTAAATCTTTTATCATTATACATTCTTGGTGTTGTAAAATACTCTTTTCTTGCTCCTACTAACATTGAATCCTCCTAAGTTATATTCATTAAAGCGGCTTTAACACCGTTCTTTTCTAATACTATGCTATAGTCTGTAAAAGCAATTCCTATCTTATCTGGATTGTCAAATGCATTTAATAGTTTCTTAAAAGGTTCTGCTTTTATAGATATAGGTTTTCTATATAAATAATCTGTCCTCTTGTCTATATTCAAGATAAATACTGAATCTCCTCTATTAGAAGATAAAGTTACTCTTAAGTCTTTATCTGAAAACTCAAAAGTTATAATTCCAGTAGAGTTTGGTAAGTTTACCGCTAAGCTAACTAATCTACTAATTCTATCATATTCTACCTCAGCTTCTACTTCTTTTAATATTCTATCTAATTGCGAAGACATCAGATTGGATTGAGAGGCATTTCCAGAGATAAATATATAATCTATATTAGCTATAGAAAGATATATTCTGTTTAAATTTGAAGTCATTTTATGCAATATCATTGTTTTATCTCTATAGTTCTTATTGTTGTATAATTTACTTATGAACTCTGCATCTCTGTTCTTTAATACTAAAGGTGGAGTTTTTACTTTAGACTCTAAATAGTAAAATGGAGATTGATAATAAGCTTTTTCTCCATCAAAAGATACTTTTCTAGAGTCTCCTCTGATTTCAGTATTCATTAAAGGTAGAGTAGAAGCTACTATTGAGCCTATATTCTCTAGCTTTAATTCAGCTAGTTTATCAGAAAGTTCTCCAGGAACTGATAATAATTTATCATCTGGTCTTCTTAAGTCTAAACATAAGTCTCCGTCTAATAGTCTTACATATAGATTATTCTCTTTAATGTAAAACAATACTTTATTTCCCATTAATCTTATTATCTTTTGAAGTGTTAATAATGAAATAGAGAATTTAGAGTCTATAGTTTCATTCATATCTCCTAATAGCTCTGCTTTGTATCTTAATAAAGATAATTCATTAGTAGCTAACATTATAAGTGTGTTAAATTCTCTTACTGGTACAAATGTTATTGAATTATAAACTATATTGTCTGATTTACTTAGTACTATCGAACTAGCTAAGTTCATAGCTTGTAGTAAATCCTCTCTATTAAATATTACGTAAGGAAATTCAGTACTTAAATCTATATCACTGGTTGGCTCTGAATCTATAGTGTCTTCTAAATCTTCTGGAATGTTTACACTTTTAGCTTCTAATATAGAGTTCATCACATCTGCTAAGTTGTCTTCATTTACTTCTTCCATAGAAGTACCTCCTCTTCTTTTTCATGTGCTTTTATTCTTTTATTTTCTATTGATTTCCATCTAGCTGCTTTTTCTATATAAATAAAAGAAACATCACTAAAGTATTTATCTTCTAATTGGTTAAATACTTCTTCGTAAGCTATTATGTCTTTGTCTTCACATTTCCATTTTAAATAAGCGTAAACGTGTATTCTTGGACTCCAATTGTCTCCAAAGTCTGATATGATTATATTAGTATTGTTTAGTTTACTTAGTTTTCTTTTTAAATCAAATAAAACTATTCTTCTATGTATATAATCTTTGAAAACTTCTTTATAGTGATACCAAGCTGTATCTAAGTGATAGATAAAAGCTCTAGATTTAGAAACCCAGCAATAAGGGTCTACTTCACTAAATCCGCTATAATAGAAAGCTACGTGTCTATGTTTTTTCATAAACTTAAGCATTTGAACTGCTCCCCAGTCAGACCATATAGTTTCCCAATCTTTATCAGTAGGTTTCATCATGTATCTAGACATTGGAACTCTTAATCCAGAGTTAGACGGTTTGAACTTATCTAATAATAGTTCAGCTTGTGTGAATAGAATTAGTTCTGCATCTTTGTATTCTGGTCCAAAGTATTCTAAGTTTACGTTGTCTCCTCTCCAAAAAGCAAATCTAAATCCTGGAATTTCTTTTATCTTAAACCAGCAAATAGAGTCTTTTGGATAGTCAAATACAAAGTAACCATTTCCAAACTTTATATCATAGAAGTGGAATCCAGTTTCTGATTTTAAATCTTCTATAGCATCTAATATTAAATTCTTATTTGACATCTTCTTTGGTTTTGGGTATTTATCTTTACTCATGTTCTTCTCCTTATATGAAAATACACTCTAGCACTTTCGTATCTAGAGTGTATTTGATAGTCATTCTAATCTTATTTAAGTGCTTCTTTGATAGTTTTTCCAAAGTTGAATTTTGGAACATTTCTTTCAGGAACTATTAATTCCTCGTTAGTTTTTGGATTTCTTCCTTTTCTAGCTGGTTTGTGTTTTGATTCATAGCTTCCGAATCCAGCTATTGTGATTTTTTCTCCAGCTTTTAAAGTTTCTGTAATTATTTCAGTCATTCCATTAAAAACTGTAGCTACTGTAGCTTTGTTTACATCAGTTCTTTCTGATATTGCTGTGATGAAATCTCCTTTGTTCATGATATACACCTCCCTTTTTAATTTGCATTTATCATTTCTATTGTTATCTGGTCTTCCTTCAAGTTGTTTTCTGCTAAAAATGATTGTAAATTCTCTCTAGCTTCTTGCGAAGTAGGAGCTTTTAAAGTGTAAATATGATTTCCACTTTCGTTGCTATAATGTATTATGCACGTCATATTTTACCTCCTTAAGAGTAAGATACTTTTAATGAAATAGGTCCTTCAGGTCTTTCTTTCTTATTGATAATAAATGCTATATGTACATCTTCTGCTACATTTGCTTCTGGCTTATAAAGCATATATCTAAAGAAAGTTCTGTTAAAATCCGACTCATCTGGGTCTATTTCTTTAATAGTTTTTCTGAATATAGGTTCCTCTTCCCATACATCATCTTCTTCAAAGAAAATTTCTATATAGTCTGAGTCTTTCAATTGAAAAGTCATTTCACAGAAATCTATACTCCTATTATCTATTATGTTCTTAATCTTATCTTTGATTAACATATTTCCTCCGAGTTTAATATTTTAGTTATAGCTCTCAAGTTTATGTTTACATCTTCCTCAGTATCATAGATTAGAAATACTGTGCTATTAGGTAAATCTATGTCTATAGTCTTATCTATTCTTTGTCTTATATATCTAATGTGTTCTTTATTTATTAAAGCTGTAGAGTCCCTGTCTCCTATTATTAAGAAGTCAGGAACTAAAATATCTATTAGTTTTTCTTTTTGTTCTGAATTAGCTATTGCATCTATATGGAAATCTCTTTCATGTACATATATTTTTATTTTATCTTCTTCCATAGAGATATATTCTATTTCGTCTTTTCTAATTACTTTATTATCAATGCTTATAAACTCTTTCATACTATTCTCCTTTTGCAGTTATGTCTGGTGTATCTACAAAGCTTTCTAGTGTATAACACTCCATCTCTGTTTTTCCAGAAGTTAGATGTTCATAGCATATATCATAGTGAGGTTGAATGTTAGAAACTAAAAACTCTGCTTCTAATTTAGATTTTACTTCTCTAGCAATCCATTCTATAAAGTTAGCTGGAACTCCTTGAGCTATACTTTGTATATATGGAGCTTTGCAGTTATCTACAAACTCAAAATTATCTGGATAGCCCATTATAGCTGCATACTCTCTAATGTAAAGAGGTCTATTCTCAGTTGGATGTATTAGTTCAGTTACTGATGCTAATGATGGAGATAATCCTCCCTCTTTTAGTTTGTTTGGCGATTTATCAAAATAGCCTTTGTCTTCTCTTATCTTTTGAAGAGTATTAGCTATAGCTTTCTTTCTCTTATCTGTAAGTTTATCTTCGTATTTTTCATAGTTTTTACAAATATGAGTCACTATAGATATAGGTTCTGTTATATCTGGAATTACCCAGTCTAAGTCTTGACAAGTTCTTTCTGGAACTAAAGTCATGTTTGGGCTATTCTTATCTATTTTGTTTAATACTTCTGATACATTAGTTTTAACTGCATTTTGTTGTATTACTGGAATAGTTTTAAATATATCTCTTCTCCATCCTACTAGCATTGTTCTTAATCTTCTCATACAGCAATTATGATTTCCTGCATAGTCTCTAATTATTGTAAACCTGTAGTATTGATTTAGTTTTGCTATTATATCATTTAAAATAGGTTTTCCTTTAGTTACTAAAGTAGGTGCGTTTTCCATTATGAATGTTTTAGGTCTTATTGCTTTTATTGCATTTGCCCAGTCATACATATAGTGATTTATTGCGTTATCTGCAGATGCATTTCTATTTATCATCGATAATCCAGAGCAAGGTGGCCATCCTATTATAGTGTCCCAGTTTTCATTCTTCATTAATTCTAAGTATTCTTCATTATTCCAGTATTCTGGTGGTAATACTTTTATGTCTGGATAGTTATTTATAAAGTGCATTGCTGCTCCTTCTTCTATCATTGGTTTGTCTATTTCTAATACTAATGGAACTTCAAAACCAGCATTCATCAATCCTATTGTTCCAGAACCTCCATAATTAAATATAGTTATTCCTCTCATTCTTTTACCTCCAATTTATATATTCCATGAGACTCTAAATATTTAGTAATTAAAGCTATAGCTGGGTCATACTTTTCTTTCATTGCTAATTTAGCTGGCTCTATATCTTTTTCTATTACTGTATAGATAGAGTTCTTTTCAGGTGAATATAAGTTTTGTACTATTTTATCTAAGTTAATTTCCATTTGATTTTTCTCTATAAATCTTTTCTCAGCAAATACTTCTGTTCCAGGTTTTACCGGTACTTCTATTTCTGACCAAGTTTGAAATAAAGTATCAAACACAGCCACTTGAACTTTTCTATAAAGATTACATGTTTTAGAAGTTCCTCTAGTTAAAGACCCTGGTCTTATTACTTTATAAGTTTCTTCAGTAATCATAGGGTATGGAGTATGGTCATGCCCTAAAACATAGGCACTATAACCTAAACCTTTAGCTTGGTCAGCTCTAAGATTATCTACTCCCTTTCCATAGAAATCATTCTCATAAAATGCATGTGCTACACATATATGATATTTTCCATCATCTGGAACTGTTTCAAAAGGTTTTCCGAAGTCTAATCCATGTAAAACTACTCCATTATCTAATTCTAAAGTCTCTAAATGTTTTACAAACTTAGTTTTATAAGTTATATCTAATGTAGTTCCTTCAAAGCTTCTTTCATTGTAATATGGGATTTCATGATTTCCTGTTATAGTGTATTGGTCTACTCCCATGTTTGCTAATTGTACCCAGCATCTTCCTAAATAAGTTCCTTGAGATAAACTTGGTGAATTAAATAAATCTCCAAGGTATACAATTGTATCTATTCCGATTAGTTTTACAAATATCAGAACACATTTGTAACTTTTCTAGTATGTACTCAGGATATGTTGGATTTGTATCTTTTCTTGATGCTGGAGCTTGTCCATATAAGTGAACATCTCCAATAAACATTACTTTACTCATCTATATAATCTCCTTTAATTCTTCTAGTGGAAAATTTATAGTTCTTGGGTCTACGTTTGCTTGAATAACTTTAGCTGTACTCATATCTAAAATGCCTTTTCTTCTATTAAATACTGGAACGTCAACTATTTCTCCTTCTTTTAAAGGTCTAGCTGTTTTGTAATTATAAATAGGTCCATAAAATTCTCCTTCGTTCCATTTATCTTCGAATTGAACTCCTACATATTTTACTACTAATTCAGGCATTTACTTCACTCCTCTCTCTTAGTTGATTGCAAAGAAATTCTATCACCTTGTTTTTCTCTTGTAGTGACTTCTCTTGTCTTATGTTCTTTATTATTAGTTTTGTCACGAATGTTGTATCAATTCTTTCTTTACTCATTTATATCTCCTCCGATTTATATTATGTTAGACTGTTAACATAGTTTTTAAATTGAAATAAGTCATAGTCATTACATATTTTGTTAAAGCTTCCTCTTGGCTCTTTAGGTTCTACTCTAAATTCTATTTCTTTAATCTTCATTAGAGTATAATTCTTTAAGTAACTATCCCAGTTTTCACATAGTTGAGCTATCCATTTTCTATGAGACTCTTTCTTTATAGGGTAATTTGCAATAGCTCCATTTTCTGCTAAGTACTCTACTAAATCTAAAGTTAAGTCTTTTGGAAATCTTTTTACTGGAGGTTCTAAATTATCAGAAGCATCTCCTTTAAAAGCTCTGTAAATAGGTAGTTTGCTTGGTTCTACTGGGAATGTTTCTTTGTAATATTCACTATCAGCAGTTATTATTTCTGATTCCTTCATAGTTACTTTCTTCAATATTGATATATTATCGTCTATTGATTGAAGTAAATCTTTATCTGCTGAATGAATAAAGCATTTAATTCCTAATCTACTACAAACTTTAGCTGCTGAGAACATTACATCATCTGCCTCATTTCCATCTGATATTAAAGCGTGTGTATGAGGTAAATCAGATATTAGTTCTCTTATTTTAGGATAGTCTTTCCAGAATGAAGTTCCGTTTTCTGATGGATTTCTAGTAGCTTTATATTCTGAGTTTAGTTCTCTTCTCCATACACAGTTGCTATCTTCACATAAGAAAGTTTCATACCCTAGTTTGTCTAAAGTTTTAAGTAGTTGTACTAACCCAAACAAATGCCCATTAGGAAGTCCTTGTCTTGACTTAAACTTATCTGGAGTAAATACGTGATAGCTCTTATATAATACCCAGTTTAAATCTACAAAGACTGGTGTTCTTTCTGTTGAATTTAGTATCTTAAAAAATTCTTGCATTATAATCTCCTCTTAATATTCAATGTTTAATTCTGCCATTTTATCTTTTATAGAGTAAAGTATATGTACTCTAAAATCTTCATTTATAGGGTAAGCTACATTCTTACCGTTATATGTTTGTGGAAATACTAGATACTCTCCTTTATTTCCATTCATTACCATAATATCATTTACTACAAATCCTCCGTCAAAAACTACAGTTGCAAATCCTATTAGTCTTCTACTCATCTTGTATTCTTCTTTTTCTTCTTCAGTCACTTTGTCAAAATATACTTTTGATACTTGCATTTCTTTCTCCCTTCATATTCTTATCTATTAGCTAGTATGCTTCTAGTTATAGTAGCGCTTAGCCTTAAAACTATATTAGTACTATCTGAAAATGTCTCTAAAGTCAACCTGATGTTTAACTCTATTATACTTTATAAGTTTCTAAAAATTTATGTATGCTACTTTCAGGAATTAAATACCCACCCGGTATATTATAAGCTTCTAGTGTTTTATCTCTATTAATGTATCTTTTTACAGTTTTCTCTGTTCTGTGTAATATTTCTGCCACTTCACTTACTTCATATAATTTTTCCATAATTAACCTCCATTAATAATATATTTTGTCTTCTAGATTAAACCAGGTCTCTAGTCTTTTATCTAGTTCTTCTATTACTTCATTTACTGGTATTTCTCCTCTAGTCTCATATTTATATAAATGTCTTCTGTAATTTGCTAATTCATATAGCATACTCTTAAAATCAGCTATATGGGCTAGAGATAATACATCACTGTATTCTTCATTACCATCATATTCATAAATTACTTTTGGCATTCTAATAACCTCCTGTAATATCTTCTATAGTCCAGTCTTTAGTTGCACAAACTTCATAGTCGAATGCATCAGTTCTAATAATTACTGATTTTATTCCTGCATTTATAATCATTCTTTTACATAAACTACAAGGAGCTGGATTTTTCACATACCCATCAGGTACATTGTATGAAGTCACTTCTTTTCCAACTATGTAAATATCTGCTCCTATCATATCTTTTCTTCTAGCTGATATAATAGCATTTTGTTCTGCATGAACTGAAGTACAATGTGAGTAGTCTTCTCCTCTGTTAGCTCCTTCTCTATTGCATCTTCCACAGTCTAAACAAGAGTCTATTCCTCTTGGAGCTCCATTATAACCAGTAGCTATTATTTCATCATCTTTTACTATTACCGCTCCATAATGTCTTTTTAAACAAGTGCTTCTTTCTGATGCAGCTTCTGCTATATCTAAATAATAGTCTATTTTACTTACTCTTTCTGGTTTTGGTTTTTCTTCTTGTTCTGATTTAGCTAAAACCCAATTTCCATCTTTGTCTTGTATTTGTATATCTTCTGGATTTCCACCTATTCTTACATAATCAGGAGTTTCATCTATGAAACAACTTCCACAAGAGCAATCTATACAGTGTCCTCTTCTATCTCCTTCTACAACACTTCCACATTTTAAACATCTAATTTTTGTTCCCATGCATTTCCTCCAAATATTCTTTTAATTTTCCAGCATTACTATATTGATAATCATCAAAATGTATTCCGCATCTTTCTAATTCTTCTTTATAGTCTAACGGATTGTATTCTCCTCTGCTAAACATATCTACAGTGACAAATAAATCTTCCATAAATTCTGGAAGTCTAGCTTTACCTAATTTAGTATGTTCACAGAAGTGAGCAGTATATGCAATAGCTATGCAGAAAGTGTCTACAGATTCAGCTAATTGTTGTTTATACATTTCCTCATATTGTTTATCTAGCTCTTGTCTTACTTGAGCTTCAAATTGTCTTGCCCATTCTCCAAGAGCTAACTTATTATTATCTTTTGCAGCTTTTTGTAATCTTCTTATCTCATTTCTATCTACAATCATTCTATCCTCCTAAACTACTCCTACTTCAGCGTATTTATCTTTAGGAAAGTCCTTGTTGTACTCTATATTGTCAAATATCTCAGGCATTGTTTCTTTAAAGTGTAGTAATAATGGAATCATTACTTGTTGTACTGCTGGGTGAGTGTGTTTACTACATCTTAATTCTAATATATGTTTCCACTCTCTTAGATTAGCAGTCATAGTTACAGTTGCTGCTGTTGAGTGAGGTAGTATCATTCTCATCTGGTCTGGAGTTGCTCCATTATCTACCATGTGCATGTAGTTCATTTCTATTCTGTCCATTGTATGTTTCCAGAAAGTAAATAAATCTGAATCTTCATCTATATTACAAGGTTTTATAAAGTGTAATTGATTGTCAAATTTATCTTTTCCATAATTACAATATCTTGTAGACTCTATTGAGTAGCTAGCCATTCTATGTCTAGTTAAGTCTTTATAAACTCCTACATCACATCTCATAGTTATAGTTATTTTTTCATGTTCTAATACTGACTCATGCCCTCTTGTAATACAGTTCTTAAGAAGAGTCTTATAAGACTCTTCTGTGATTTTATCTTCTGACCTATAACATGTTCTACACGCTCTTTCTATATTGTGCATTGTTTCTATTGGATTATAAGCTTGTATAAATACTGTTGGATTTTCTATTATCATGTTATTTAGCCTCCCTTGAAGATATTTGATTTACTAATTCACCTATAAGTATTTCATAATCAGTTTCTAATTTTGTAGGGTCTTCTGAATCTTTATATTTCTTTAAGTACTCATCCATTAAGTTAGCTAGTTTTACAAAGTCTTCTTCTTTCCACCCTTTAGTAGTCATTGCAGGAACACCTATTCTAATTCCAGAACTTACCATTGGAGATAAAGTATCATTAGGAATTTGATTTTTATTTACTGTTACATCTATTTTATCTAAAGCATACTCTGCTTCTTTCCCAGTCATTCCAATAGAGTTATATACGTCTAATATAAACATGTGATTATCTGTTCCATTTGATATTATTTTCCACCATCTATTTTTGAAAGCGTCTGAGAATGCTTTTGCATTTCTTATAATTTGTCTAGCATACTCTTTAAATTCTGGTTGTTGAGCTTCTTCAAAGCATATTCCTTTTGCACAGATTATATGTTCTAATGGTCCTCCTTGAATTCCTGGAAATACATTTCTATTTATAGAAGCTGTATATTCTTCATTGTTCCATAAGATTAATCCTCCACGAGGTCCTCTTAAAGTTTTATGTGTAGTAGTTGTAACTACATCTGCGTAAGGTATTGGAGATGGATGAACTCCACCAGCAACTAATCCAGCAACGTGAGCCATATCTACAAAGTATATAGGTCTTTCATTTTTGTCTGTAGCGTAAACATCTAGTATTCTATTTATTCTTTCATAATCTATTTCTCTAGAATAAGAGCTAGCTCCTACTATTATCATTCTTGGATTATGAGCATATAGTTTCTTCTCTAAATCTTCGTAATCTAAAACTCCATTTTCATCTACTCCATAAGCAACAATGTTGTAGTCTTGTCCTGAAAAGCTTAGTTTATGTCCATGAGTTAAATGTCCTCCAGCTCCTAAGTCCATTCCTAAAACTGTATCTCCTGGCTTACAGAAAGCTCTAAACACTGCTTGATTTGCTGAGCTTCCACAATGAGGTTGAACGTTAGCGAAGTTACATCCGAATAATTTACAAGCATCATCAATTGCTTTTTGTTCTATTTTATCTATCCAAAGACATCCTCCGTAGTATCTTTTTTCAGGGTACCCTTCAGCATATTTATTGGTCAATATAGACCCTGCAGCATTTAATACTCTTTGTGATGGGAAATTCTCTGATGCAATTAGTTCTACATTCCAGTTTTGTCTTTGTGCTTCTCTTTCGATTAATTCTTCATAACTCTCTCTTATCATAAATAATCCTCCACTCCTATTCTTTTATCTTCTAAAATTCTATCATAAGCTGTTCTACCATAAGTTTTAATATATCTGTGCGGTTCATAAAGTTCTTTCTTTTCTCTACTACATTTAACACACATCCACTTCATTCCTATTTTATGAGGCTCATAGTCTGGATAGTGTACTACACTTTCGTCTAGTAAAATGTAGTGATGCTTACAAAATATTTGATACCAAGGTCTCTTCATACTTCCTCCTAAAATTCTGTGCTAGCTATTATTTCTAACACTTCTTTCTTTTCTCTTAAATTATCATCACAATATTGTTTAAAAGATATGAATCTACAAAGGTCTCCATTAATTATTCTGATGTTGCCTATCTTATCATTCATGTTGTTCATTATTAACTCTTTAAAATCTGCTAAATAATATAAATAAGACAACGTCTCGTAATCATTGTCTCTTTTATCTAATTCTACCCAAAGACCTTCTTGTTCTTTATCTACATTAGAAACATCTAAAGGTTCATCAGCATCATAGCCGATTTCTCTTCTGTACCAGTCTATAGTTTCTTGTAGAGTTTTATTTGAAGCTACGAAATCACATTCAATTTTATAAACATTAATTCCATTAGTTATTGTTACGAATTTAAGTTCTTCTTTCCTATTCATATCTTCGATAAGTTCTTTGATTGTAATGATTTTTATTCTTAGTTCTTCATTGTTTGGAAATTCTTGTTGAAGTTTTTCCAAAACACTTAGCTTACTCTTTAGTTCGTTTAAAGTTAAGTAATTCTTCTCCATATATAGTCACTCCTTTTATTCTGTACACAATCTTCACATTTCTCTGGATTGCTCCCTAGAAATTTCTTATACTTCTCACACTTATAACCGAGTTGTTCCAATAATATGTTTATACTCATCGGTTACATACTCATGCCCTAACCACTTGCAGTAAGTTTTGCATTCATTCATGCTAACCTCCTAACTGTTGGTTATGAGCTTCATCTCCCCGTTTTTTACTTCATAAGTTCTATCAGCCAAATCATTGAATCTAGGGTCATGACTTACTAAAATAAATATAAAGCCATACTCTTTAGTCAATGTCTGTATTAAAGTTCTAAAATATTCTATATACTGAGTTGATAAAGCAGACAAACCTTCATCAATTATTAGAACTGGTGATTGATTATGATATAATATGAAATAAATTTGTAATATGAATCCTACTATAGTTTTTACACCAAATCCGTTGTTTTGTATATCAGTTTTGATTTCTGTCCCATCTTCTTGGGTTTCTATCAAATAGATATTTAAGTTATTATTGTTCCTATATTCAGAAACTTCAAATTCTATTCTATAATCTTTATCATAGAAAATAGTTGATACTGCTGAGTTAAGTAATTTCTCTAAGTGGTCTATGTGTGTTCTAGATAAAGCATCTATTAATTTCTTCATATAGTCTATAGCTACTTCATAAGTTGCCATCTCTTCATATTTTCTTTGCATTTGGTCTGTATAGTTTACTTTTTGCTCTTTTATTTGTTTTAGTTGAGCTTCTAAAGTTTCATATGTAGATTTAGTTTGTATAGCTACATTGTAAAGTGACTCATAATTTTCTAACATTCTTATTCTCCTTTCATAGCTTTTACTAAATCTAATAATTCATTGTTTATAGACTCTGTTTTAGTTTTAACAGCTTCTTCCAATTCTTCTAGTGAGTTGATTCCAAAGTTAGTTTTTAAAGAAGCTAATTCAGACTCTAAGTTTTCTTGAGTTAATTTTAACTCTGCTTCTACTTTAGCTTTTTCTTGTTGTTTTTGTTCTTTTAAAGTATTTACTTCTTTTATAAAGTCTAATCTTTGAGCATCAGTCATTGAGTCTATTACTGTTTTTGCCTCTTCTATAGGTTTGTTTATT